TTTGATACATTTTGATATATAGTAAATGTAGTTCCATTAGGAAATGATGTGGTAGTAAATGCAACATTTACAGTTGTTGTGGTTGCTTGTGTAATTGTACCAAGTGCCACAGTACCATTAATATATGCAAATAATAACCATTCGGAAAAATTGACACACCCGTACGAGTTACCCCCTTGTGTTGATGTGACTAAAATTACATAATACTGATAAGCGTTTGGAGTACTTATTGAAAATGCTTTACCCGTTTGTGCTGTCCACCCTGTTATACTGCTTCTCGTATCAATAACTGTAAATGTTGAACCGTCAAGTGATCCAAGAACATACCAACTCTGTGGAGACATATACAAATAGCCATCTTGTCGACTAAACAAGGAATACGATCGAATTGTTACACTATTAGGAAGTTGAATTCTTACCCAATCACCATAGGAATTCGTTTGCGAAAAGAAATTGGAGTAAGGTGAGGAGGTTTGTGTACACACTCCTGTCGTTGTTGAATAATGATTAATTGCTGCATTCCAACAACCTGCGTATGTTGTTCCTAAGTATGTATAATCGAAGAGTTTCCAAGCCGCATCCGAAGCTGAATATTCGGAGCTAACAGTTATGGTATATGTCCCATTCCCATATGTTTGACCAGTGATATTAGTTGAATAGCCAGTTAATGCTGCAGGCGGATATTGCAAATTATAAGCAGTAACTTGAGTAACAACTGAGTAACTTGTTCCATACAAAGTTGTTCCACCCACAATTTGGTAATAATTTGGATTACTTGAAACAGTAGCAGGAATTGTAACTCCACTAAATGACCCGGAATTACCAGTAATAGTCGTTGTGCCACCAAGTTGTGTCCACCCGGCACTGCTTGTTTGATATGAATTTGGAGTCGTAGCACCACTTTGTGTATATAATGTAAATATTGTTCCATCGGGATAATTTGTTGTATTAAATGCAATGTTTTTTGTTGTTGGAGTAACTTGTGATTGAGTAGAAGTCCCGAACCCGGTAATTGTGCCTAAAGTGTAAGAAAATTGTGTAGAAGCCGGTGACGGATACGTCGTTCCTGCTTCAACAATTTGCACTCTAACATAGTAGTTGTTACTTATACTATATATGCCACTATTTGCACTTATTGTAGTTGCAGATCCTACTTGTGCCCACCCCGTTGAACCATCGGCCGATTGTTGAACAATTAATGAATCTGTTCCTAAATATCCGACATAAGTCCAGGCTACTGTTGCAGTAGTAGAAGTAGTTTGTGTTACTGTTGGAGCGGGTAATGAGTAATATACCCATTTATTTGTAGAAGTTGCAGTAGAATTGCCATATAGAAACGAAGTTACGGAAAGTCTGACATAATTACCCGCCGAAATACCTGAAAATGCATTTAATGGACTAGAACTAACGGTGGTTGATGAACCAACAGCTGAATAATTTGTTCCATCCGAAGATTGATAAACTTGTAGCGATTCACTTCCACCATAACCAGAATATGTCCAAGCAATATTTACAGTTGTTGTGCTTGCTTGTGTAATTGTACCAAGTGCTACAGTACCATTAATATATGTAATAGCTGAAGATATTGCAGAATAATATGTACCGTATGCACTGCTTGTATATAGAGAAGTAGTACATACAATTTGTACATAATATCCACTTGTGACTGCAATCGGTGTAAATGTACCTGCGTTCGATGTTATAGTTGCTGTACCAAGAGAAGTCCATCCCGATATGCTTGTTTGATAAGGTGTAGTATTTGATACATTTTGATATATAGTAAATGTAGTTCCATTAGGAAATGATGTGGTAGTAAATGCAACATTTACAGTTGTTGTGGTTGCTTGTGTAATTGTACCAAATGATACAGTACCATTAATATAGTTTATAGATGTTTGTGATATAGGTGAATAATTACTACCATAAAATATATCTGGTACAAATAACTTTATATAATATCCCGATGTAACATATACATTATTAATTATACCACTAGATATTAATCCAGATGCACCCGAAATACTTGCATATTGATTTGTTTGTGATGATGCCTGGACTACATAGACAGTATCTTTTCCAGGATAATATGTAGATGAAAAATTAATATTAACACTTGATACTGTGTTTTGTGTAACACTTGATATAGCAATTGTTCCAGGTGTATATACAATTGGTCCATATAATGCAGAATCGTTGGGACGATAATAATTATCATCTATGTGTAAATATACATAACTTAATGTAACTGCTATATTACTTAATACACCAGTAGATACTAAAGCTTGTTGGCCAGATATTATTGTTCCACTATTTGGAGCGTTGATTGATGACTGATATACAGTAACTATATCTGTACCCGGATAATTATTTGTTGTAAATGGTATAATTAATGTATTAGAACCAGTAACTATGCCTGCTGTATTAATTGCAAGACTTCCGAATACATATGAAAAAAGACTGCTTGGCGCAGTATACGTATTACCATATGTGGAATCGGCGATATATAGCTCCGCATAAGAATTATTATTTATCGGAGCATTTATTAAACCCACATTTACAGTTTCAGCTGGTCCAGCTATTATAGAATAACCTGTATATTGCGATGAAGATTGATAAACATATACATAATCACTAGGTGGATATCCATAATAAGAAAATCCAATTCCAACTGTATAATAATTTAATTGCGTTACAGAATTTAATATAATAGTTGCTATGTTATATGGATTACTTATATTTACACGATACATAGCATTCTGAAAATTAGTAATAACTTGCCCTGATGATAATGATATATTATAAATGCGAGCATATGCATATAAACCAATTAAACTATTAATTTTATTTTTATCTCCTAGTGTTATATTTTGCAAAGATGAACACGTTGGAAATGATCCTGAAACAGGATATTTATTTGCATTAATATAAAGTGTAACACTTGAATTATTATTATAAGCCATAACAATGTGGTACCATCTAGATGCATTTAAAGTTATATTACTATTTAATATTATACCAGCAAATACTACATTTCCTGATGAATTTATATATAAATTAAAGTTGTTTTCACCAATTATATATTGTGATCCTGAAATATTATTAAAATAAACTAATACTTCATATGAGAATTGAGTAAGTGAAATTGCAGAAGAAAGTGTACCTGTGGTATATGTATTATTTGTCCAAGATACCGAAATAGTATTATATGTACCGGCATTTATTAATGTTAAATTGTTGTTCGATTGTAAATCTGTTACATTTGTACCACTACCAATATAAGATCTGACAAGGGCAAAATCCCAATAAGAAATTATGCCAGTTGTGATATATGGATAAGTAGTATAAGATGCACTATAACTATATGCAATATATCTGGCAGATGCCGCTTGAATCGCAGTTCCGCTTGGATTTGCAGTGCTATCGGGAATATTTAAATAATAATAAGGTGTAATTGTGAAAGTAGTAGCCGTATTTGCTGATAGATTTAATGTAGACCCTAAATTATAAGTCTGAATATTTCCTACTACTGCGGTAATTGGTCCCGACGAATAGCTTAAAGAAACACAAGTTATAATAACATATGTATATCCGGCTGTATTTGTCCAAGTAAAAGAAGATACAGTATTTCCAGTCGTAATTGCAGCTGTAAATGAAGTAATTGGTAAAATAGTAAAAGGTGTCTGTTCTATCAATGATTGATCATTTGAACTAATATTATTGTTAAATATATATAACCAATAAAGACCTCCTGTTAAATATTTATTATCGTAACTGCTATAACCTATATAATTTCCGGTTGCAGTGCTTGCGCGTGTTGGCGCAGGTATAACTGTATTTGTAGAGGCATTAATATTTTGACCGTTAACAAAAATTTGTCTACTATTATATCCTCCAATTGCTTGTGTATATTTATATGTAACGATATCACCTGTATTTGCTGTTAAACTCGAATTTAATTCAATTGTTCCATCCCAGTCATCTATATAATTACCCGAAGAGTTTATACCAAAATTAAGTGATTGATAAGTTGCGGCGGTTCCAGAACCAAGAAATGTTGTATTATTTGCAACACTATTATGCTTTAATATAATTGTATAACTTGAATTGCCACTTGGGACAGGTGATGATGCAATATTAAGATAATTATTGCCGGCGCCATTAAAAGAAATATAATTATTAATTGCATCTATAATTGGCTGAGATCCTGAATTATTTTGAGTCGCGTGATTCCCATTGCCTGTTTGATCATACCAAATTACTACATTTCCTTGATTGGTTCCTAGCCAATTTGCCAAAGAAATACCAGTACCATTTGGCGCTATTCCAATAGTACCATTTATATCTGCGTAGAAATCCATTACGGAATTGTTATTTATATTTCTAATTTGTATTACAGGGCCGGTATATAATGCATTTAATAATACAAGTCCATATGCGGCAGTACAAGGTGTAGAAATTTGATTTAGTGGATGAAGTTTTAAATAAGTAATTAAATTATATTTTTGTGCTAAATACATCTCCATTGTATTAATTTCTGATATAGTAAGTTGTCTAGAATATATTAACACTGTGGCTACCATCCAGTCAGATGACTGTGTGGCTTTATTATAACCATTATTGATCGTTAAAGTGTATGGCGACGTTATTGATGCATTTGTAGCGGTTGTTACATTTGAGCCATTAACTCTAAATAAATTTACTTGATCTGTTCCAATAATCCATTGGTTACCATATGAATTTACAGTATTTTGAGTAATCCATATACCTGCGCCATGTTCAGCGACTCCCTCGCAACCATTATAGAAACCTGATAACCAATCACTTGTAGTTGCATCAAATATTCGTTTATTTGTTCCTGCATCTGTACGTGTTGTTTGATTTTTTCCGGCATATCTTGCTACCCAAAATAATGTATATGTGCTATTTAACATATTTGCGGGGAATGTGATACCCGCACCAGTTCCACCTGCGAGATATGTAAATCCATTTAATGGCTGATATGCAATACTATTAAAATCATATTGAGTATTATTATATTTTATAATACTTCCAACAATAGTTGTTGCATGTGCACCTGATCCAGATACATCAGTCCATTGACTTCCATTCCAAGATTCACCTGTATAATAGCCAATAAGTCCAGAACTAATCGGTAGTGTATTATATAAAAATCTGGGAGCAAAACGAGTATAAATATCTGAGATGTTATCAGACGATAACATTGAATTATAAATTAGTAATAATCCTATATTACCCCAATATTGTCCAGATGCATATCCGCCTATGTATTTTAAATTTCCAATATGAAGTGCGCCATTTGGATTATTATTATTAATATAATAATTTAGAGACGATTGACCGTTAAATGAAACTTGAAAATATGATGTTTTTGAAGATTGTAATAAATTTATAGAATACATATTGAAATTAGTAGAAAGATTCGGCATATATGATACATCAAATGCGGCTGGATTATTAGTCCCATAAAATGTATTATTAGTATAATTGCTCATACCGATATAATTTGTACCAATGTTTATTGATATTTGTGCATCATTTCCAATATCACCTTTCAATAATGTTCTACAATCTGTATTATTATTTACTATTTCTGTAAAACAAATCACAGTTACTGCAGCGGATGGCGGATTAACCGTTAATGGCGTAGCAATACTCGCCAGACTATTTGTGAAATTCATATAATTTATTCCATTTATATTGGAAAATGCATTTGTATTTATAGTAAAATTAAAATTATTTCCGCTTACATCGGGCCATATTGTAGGTGTTAAAGTGGAATAATTATTTGCATCAAGGGCCAGTGTGGGTGAATATACATTTATATAAGAAGCACAAGTTGCTGATAAAGATATGGCAGTAGTTGTTCCAGATGCAGGAAAAGATTTCGCTTTACCACGAATATAGCTAAGACTAATTGGATCGTTGAAAATATTTAAAGATTGCCTAAGATTAGACATTTTTATACTAGAATTTGATATAGGAAGAAGTGTATTGGATGTCATCCCTCTGAAAAAAGAAAAGAATATGATTGGGAGTCTAATTTCGCATTATTATTATTATAAAACCATTGCCGGTGTTATAATATGTTCCACTCGATAATTGGGTTAAACTTGGATAAGGTGATATATTTGCATTTATAATTGATACTTGAGCAGATGCAATTGTCGTTGCGTTATTATTTAAAGAACTTTTATCATAACTCCCACCTCCTCCACCGTATTCATAAGATAAATCATATCCAAAAGCACCTCCACCACCTCCACCTGAATATCCTCCACCTCCACTCATTTGAGCTTGCCCTCCAAAGCCAGAAATACCACTGGGGGAATTAACATAGCTAGCAAAACTAGAAAATCCCCCCCCTCCAGATCCCCCGAAAGTAGAATTTTGTCCAGTATTTCCATCTGTTCCTCCGTTAAATGAAAAATATTGATGACTATTATCAGGTCTTAACCCTCCGCCTCGTCCGGCCCCCCCGCTAGTAGTTAATACGGCATCCATATTTTCTATTGTATTATTAACACCACCGCTACCTCCACCACCGCCTGCTATTATTAATGGATCATATGATGGTCCGCCAGTCGCAACAAATGTTCCTCCCCCGCCATAAGATCCATCACCTGGACATTCGCCAAGTACCATAGTAAGTAAAGTACCCGACATTAAATTGAAAGTATTTGATATTATCACACCTCTGCCACCGAGACTATTATTATTTGTAGACAGAGGTGAATTTATAATACCAGAACTTGCCCCCGCTGCAATAATCAAATAATTGCCATTAGTTGGAATGGTATATTTTTTCACTAATATATTAGGATTATATTTAAATGTATTTATTGTTGAACTTGGACTAAGAATAGGTGGAATATTATAAGATAGACCCATGCACAAAATACCGTTTTTTCCATTTTGTCCATTATATACGGGATAACTATCGCCACCATATCCACCTGTGCCCCCTGATCCATATCCTCCGTTTCCTCCATTTGCATAAGCATCTGTAAAATTAATACCACCTCCTCCGCCTCCGCCAAATATATAACCACCAATTGTAAAACCATATGAACCTGATCCATTTACATTATTAGCATTAATATTACTAGTAATTGAAGATGAACTATATTCGTAATATCCTGATCCTCCATTGCCGCCATTAATAGTTAAACGATATCCAGGATTCCAGTATGGACTCCCTTGAAATGAATAACCACCTGATGTTCCAGTATAATTAAATATATTAGTTGTTATCGCCCCACCACCTCGGCCACCGATATTAGTACCACTTATAAACTCGCTACCTTGCCCTCCGATTCCTCCTTGCCCGCCATTTGCAATAAAATTTAAATTTCCATTTAAAGATAATTCTGTATTAGTACCAGGTTTTCCATCTGATTTATCATATGATAATCTAGTTAAAACACCACCTATTCCACCAGTTCCTACAGTTATAGTAATTTTATCGCCTGCTGCAATTAAAAGACTTTTAATATAAATAACTGCTCCACTCCCTCCGCCGCCTCCGCATGCTACAACTCTACCTCCCGCATTGGTTGATCCTTCTTGTAAGCCTCCTCCGCCACCTCCTCCGCCAACCATAATAAAATCTGCAATAAAATTTATATTAAATGTTATGTTATATGTTTTTCCTGAAGTAAAATTATAAAAAAGGGGATAAGATAAATCTCCCCAAGATGGTATAGGTGCAAATCCTGTAAAACCATTAACTATTGATGCAGAAATATCAGAATCTATTGATAATATATCATTTGCAATATTTGATGGATTAATATATGGCGAAAGCGGACTACCAGAACTATTATATGGGAAAGTAAATTTAGCAGGATATCCAGTTGATGTTGTTGCTAAAATTACGGCGAGTTTATTCATAGAATTAAATCCTAGAAAATAGTTGCCAATGGGAATATTTATATTATTCTGAGAAGTATTAAATGGATTTGTACTATTGTTGGTATAAAATGGATAATATGTAAATATCCAATAATTACCATTACCTCTATTAATGAATTGCCAAGCAATTCTTGGTGATAAATTATCAGCAGAAGAACCAGAAGAATATATCAAATTATCTCCTCCAATTTGTAGATATTGAAAATATTGTAAATTATCATAACGTGAGTCATATTGCGATTGTTGCAAATCAATAATATAATATGCAGTTACTGTATTATTAAAATATATATAATTCAAAGATTGTAATACATATTTTCCAGGATTACCAGGTGAAACAATAGCATCAAATGGACCATTTGAATTTGGTATTATATAAGATCCAATTACACTTTGAATAGTAAAATAACCAAAAATATATACAGGTATATTATATTCAAAATATGTTCCTATACTTATAAAATATCTAATTGCAATTGTATAGTACTTATTAATTGTAAAATTATTAGTCGCAGATCCATTATAATTATATGGCAGTGATGTTATATTTTTCTCTACTAAAGTATAATTATTAGATGATTGTATGTATATAGATAGAGAACTGAATGATCCAATATATACAAAATTAATACTAAAACTTATATTATTATTAGAAGAAATATAAATCAGACTACGTATGGCTACATTATTTATAGATCCAATTGTTGATTTTGTATAATATGAAGATATAGAATATGTTGGAATCTGAAAATTATATCCTTTAATTTGTAAATAATAATTATTATTATATATACTTCCTCTAGTAATATTATAACCCGATATACTATTTTCAAATGTAAAACTAATATTACCAGAAGAAATAACTGATGAAGGACTACTTATAATTTCTGTTCCAGTAAATGAATTATAATTTGTACTTAATATACCAGAAAACGTTACGTTGGCTGGTATATTATCACTTGGTAATGTTGCAGATATAATAATTCTTGTACAGTTACTGCTGAAAGTAAATGAATTAAATATAATTCCATTAATATTATATATTTTAGCCAAAAGTAAACTATAATATGGTAATAACGGTGTAACCTGTATAGGTATTGTAGAATTATTATATAAAGTGCTATAAATATTATAAGTTTGTGTAGGTACAAGATTATTAGGTGTTGTATAGAATCCTGTAGTATTTGAACCAGATATTGTAGATAATGGCGGATTAGTTAAAGTTGAACCTCCGGGTATATCTGTTATTGTATATGTATTTGCTGTAGCACTGACACTCGAAATATAATAATTAGTATTTGGAATTCCATAGTAATCTAATTGTACAATTTGGCCAACAGATAATGTAGAAATGGGGCTAGTTATAGTTAATGCACTAGATGATAAAGTACTTGAATATACAATTGTCATATACATATTAGTAGACAAAGTTGAGCCCGTGCTTGATAATGAAATTGCAGTACCGCTACTTGTTAAACCAATTGTCATATATGCCAAATTAGATCCGAGAATAGTATTTACACTAGTTAAAATATAATAAGTAGTGCCTTGAGTAATATTTGCGGGTAATGTAGTTCCATAGAATTGAACACGGGTTCCTACGGGTATTAGTCCAGATGCAGATGTAAAATAATATATAAAAGTGCCACTATAGTTTGTAATTATATATGGTGAATTTTGAATTAATTGATCGTTGTACTGTGATGTACCCGTAAATGAATTCATATTTATCAATATTACACTCATTGTTTGATTATTTACCGGAGTTGTTGTTAAAGTTAATGGTGAACCACCAGGCGTGGATGATATTTGAAATTGAGAACTAGTTTGATTAAAGTTTGCAATATAATAAATAGTATTATATTTTATGCTTGTGCCTCCGATAAGAACTCCGCCAAATTGCACAGGAGCGCCATTATATAATGATAGATAATTTTGAATATTAGGCACTTGTTTAAATGCAAATATACTATTTATACAAGATGTTACATTATATAGTGAATTTATATTAGTCATTGTCATTATTACATTTTGGGAATTAGCAATCACATTAATTGTTATTGGGGTAATACTAGATAATGATGAAACAATTTGAAAAGTATTTACAGTAAGTGATGAACCTAAAATATAATATGCTGTATTTGAAGATATATTTGTGTCTATTGATTGCTGAAATGTAACAAGAGCACCAGCATATAATGGCGGAACTGATTGTAAATTTGTATATGTAAATGTATTTGTCGTCCACGCAGTAATAATATATTGGCATACATTGTTGTTTAATAAAACTATATTTGTATTAGATGTAAGAGAAGATTTACCAATTGTAAGAGTAGAACTTAAATTTGCTGGGTCATAAACTGTAAATGTTGTATATGACGATGATGGTACATTTATATAATAAATATTTGATGATAAAATACTACCAAATGAATTTGTAAACATTACTTGTGCTCCAGTAGATAATATTGTTGATGCGGCATTAAGATAATTAGTATATGTTATAGTATTTGTAGATACAGAACTAATGGGATATGATATAATTACTGCTTGTAATGATATAGGAGTAGGAGATAAATTAATAAGTTGAATACCATTTGAAGTATAAGTATTCAATCCCCCAATAGTCGAAGCAGTAGCAGTAACTGTATCTAAATAATAAATTTTTCCAGGAATTATACCGACATTGCTTAAATTACTACTTAAACTATCTATAAAATATACTGCCATACCCTGTGTAAGACTAACACTTGATGTTGGACTTGTGTATGATAATGTACTTGGTGCAGTAATTCGATTAATTGTAAAAGTAGAATTTAAAGAATTTATCCAAGATAGAGTATATTGACAACCAGCAGTTATTTGAACAGCAACATTAAACGAAGATAATTTATTTGCATAAGTAATATTTGTAATGGTTGGTGTCACCGTTGATATTGTTTGTGTTTGACTTACACTGCTAGTATTAGTCGTATCTTGTATATTATAAGGTGTAATAGTTACAGTATATTGTGTATTCGAATAAAGTACACAATTATTAATAGTGTAGGGAGCAATATAATCTGATGTATTATAATTTTGAATATTATTATAAATATTAATAGAACCACGATTAGGATCATTTGTTCCTACTGCTGTGCGATACCAAGAGAGTTGTACATATTTTGTTGGGAATGAAACTGGATTCCAAGAAATAGCGAATGATGTATATGATGGAATAATAGTAAAGCCGGTTATAGGCTGAAGCGGGGCAAAAGATAATGCAGGTCCAGATTGTAAAATATTTGTATCAGATTGTGATAGATTAGAATTAAATATAAATAAATATGTTAATTTTCCATTAAAAAACATATTTCCATTATTAGTTCCTATATAATTATTTGTAGTAATACTTGCTCGCGGAGTTGCCGGATTAGTTACATAGGTGGTAGAATAATTAACAGTTGTTTTAATACTACTATAACCATCATAATTGTAAGAAATAGTATTTGGTCCATTTATATTTGTAAATGACATATTTGGTGTTGTTGTAGATGTTGAAGTCCAATTATTATAAAAATATCCAATATTCGTATTAATACCTACATTTCCAACTGCAAATGTATTTTGTGCTGACATATTAGCTAGTCCAGATCCTAGAATAGTAAAAATCGTAGGAGTCGTAGCAGGTATACTACCTGCTGTATTATAACACGCAGTCACATTATATGGTGAATTACCAGAAGGCACAGTCCCATCTGGTAGATTTAAATATCCATTTCCATTTGCTGTAAAATCAATATTATTTATTGTATTATTATACGAAGGAGGATTTATATAAACTGGATTTGCAGATATATTTGATGCATGATTTCCTTTACCTGATTGATCGTATAATGTTAGAATAACTGCTTTATCATTTATACTAGCTGACATTATATTCGAAAAAGATTGCCCAGTACCGTTATATGCAGTACCTAAATTACCATATATATCTGCATATAAATCTAAAATTAATGTTGGTGTATTATTACTTTTTATTTTTACTACAGGACCTGTATATGATGATGATAGCAAAAACAGTCCATACGCACCTACACATTTTGATACAGCTGATATTGATACATTCTCAAGTATAGTAGAGCCAATAGATGGTTTTGAATAATTAAAACGTCCTGAAAAGCGATTATAAATATCATTTATTTGTGAGTCAGATAATACATTATTATATGCGAGAATTGATGCAATATTTCCAAATTTTTGTGTATCACTATTTATATTTGATAAATATGGTGTTGTTATTATTTCGCTTGAATTATAATAATTATTCGCCGATTGATTATTATATTTAAATGACATTCCAGAACTAATATATTTAAAGGTAAGCATATTGTATACACCTGTGCCACTTGGTAATGTTGCTGTATTAAAGTTAGTTCCACCAATTGATAATATATTACTTAAACTGGCGGTTGAAATAGTCAAATTTCCCAAATTTGTACCATTTGTAGATATTATTGTAGGATATGGGTTAGAACTATAAAATAAAGTACTTTTTGATGCTGATATATTATTAATAAATACAATGATTGTAAAACCTGCATCTCCTAATTGCAAACCGGCTACATTTTTGGAAGTTAAAGTTGAACCAAAATATTTATAAAGAGGATCGTTTGATATTGATGTATTAAAATCAGGCCCAATACCATTTAATACAAGATTACATCCCGGATTTGCTGTATAATTTGCATCCAAATATAATATAGGAGAGTATAATCTACTATTATCTTTAAATGATGAAAGAGGTATAATTGATGGATACGGTACTCGTAATTCATTTAATTTAAAATTTTGAGTATATCTAGCAACGCCATTTGTTACACGAATTTCGTCAAGATAACCATTAAAAGTATTTGTGGCGCTTGTCCCGCCTATATATAATACATTTCCCGCAGTTATATTTCCATCAATTGTTGATGGAAATGTAGTATATGCTATTGAATTACCATTAATATAAATTGAAAAATTATTATTATTTTTAACATAGGCAAAATGATACCATTTGATATTTTCAATAACACTAATTTGTTGCGTTTGTATAATATTATTATTGTAACAATAAAAAGTTAATAATTTTGATGATGCTGATGCTGATATATACCAATTATTAATATTAGTTATATTTGAAGAATTTCCAATAATATATTGATAACCGGTTACACCTGCATTTATATAAAAATATCCTTCTATAGTGAATGATTGAGTACCTAGTGTAAATGGGGAATTAACAGTTATATACGAATTGCTCGAATTAAAATAATATGTATTATTACTATTATTTAAGCATTCTGAAGAAGTTGATAGAGTTGTATTAAGAGTTAACGGCCAATTATTTAAACTAGAATCAATTAATGGAAACCTATCAAAATGTAATAATAAAGATACATTAATAAAATAGGGGTCATACTTTTGATTAAAAGCAGTTGCTTGGTTTTGATTTTTATTTAATCCCTGTATTGCAAGTATTTTTAAAGATGTTCTTGTTCCACTTGGAATTAAATTCTTTATTGAAACAGAGTTTTGTATTTTTGCTATATACGATGTTGACATATACACTATTAAACAAAAAGATTACAAATTCTGAAAATTTGATTTATTTGATTTATAATAAGCAAAATGGCTTCAGATGATCATTATAATGATCTGTTCAAAGAAGGTGAGCAACGTTTATTTGCGCTAGCAGAAAACCCAATGAGCGTAAATCCATCTGAATGGAAAGATTTCGTAGAAAAATTTAAAAATGTAGCTACATATGAGAAATCAGATTTCGAAATTATTGCGAAGGCTGTCCATGGCGAGCTTGATATTGCAACATGTATAGCAACTATTAATGAATCTTTATATTTTCTGGTTGAAGAATATGATGCAGCAATGGTTGTAGCAATGGTAATTGGTATAATTAATACAGATATTAGCATTTCGATAGATTATCTAAATGATTTGAAGATATCACTATCTCGCGAAAATATCGAAACTAATTATCTTTTTAACGAAAAAATAAAAAAATATATTGAAAATGCGCATATGCTCATAGTGCAAATTCTTGGAAAATATCATATTTTACTGACAATATCTCAATTAAAAATTTAGATAAGATATAAATACCATACGTATTAATGCTATATATTATTATATTTATAATGAATAATGTGGTTTTGTCCATTTAATTTATTAATCAAGAATATCTTTAAATTGTAAAAAAATAAAAATTTGATTGTAAAATTCAAAAATTTGATTTTCTTTTAAAAAATAAAAACAATTAATAATGACGACTGCACCTTAACGCTGTCGGGACTGGCATAGGTGGGCCCACAAGGATGTAATGCCAGTCCTGGAAACTTAAAATAAAACAAAGAGTAAGCCTGATCAACTTGCTTTTTACAAGACAGAACTTATGGCCCCTCTAAGTGTCTGTTTTGGTTTTCCAATAAGAATACATTCGTTTATCTATTTCATATTTATCCCAGAATTTTCTTTCTTTTATGGGAGCATTTTTAACCCATTCCCACATAATTTTTAATCCTGTTTCTAAAGAAACGTTTTCTTGATAATATAATATTTCAACTGATTTTTCATATGTACACCATGCGTGTTTTGCTTCATGGCGTTCTTCTAGATATACTATAACTTTTGTTCCTATAATTTCACCTATAATTTTTGCAATATTATTTAAAGATATTTCTTTTATTCCACCTAAATTTATAGTTTGATTTTTTGCTTTTTGTAAAACAGCAGCATTCCATATACAAGGTAGAATATCATCTACATAAGAAAATGCCCGTGTTTGATTTCCGTCGCCATATATTGTAAATGGTTTATTTTCTAAAGCATTTAACATCCATATACCTAATACATTTCTGTATGGATCCCATATATTTTGCATAGGTCCATATACATTATGGGGACGTAATATACAATATTCCAATCCATGTTGTTCATATGCAATTCGTAAATCCATTTCGCAACAATATTTTGCAACACCATAAGGATCTATTGGTCTAGGTAAATCTATTTCATTGAATGGTACTTTGCCATCTCCATATACAGCCATCGATGAAGTAAATATAAATCGTTTAATAGAATGTTGAATTGCTAGATTAATTAAAAATGTAGTGGCAATTACATTATTTTTATAATTATATTGTCGGATAAAAGGGCTGAGTCCTTCTGCGGCATATGCGGCAAAATGAAATATATAATCAACTGGGAAATATGGTAAAAGTTTTTTTTGTTCTTCTTCAAGCGTTAAATCTGCTTTTATAAAAGTAACTTCATTTGGTATATTTTCAATATATCCTCCACTTAAGTTATCAACACCAATTATCTCAATATCTTTATTTAGTAAATATTTACAAAAATTTGCACCTATTAATCCCGCGCAACCTGTAACTAATACTTTCATATTTGTTAATATATTAGTATCTTTAAGCCTGAAAAAATAAAAATTTGATTGTAAAATTCAAAAATTTGATTTTCTTTTAAAAGATAAAAACAGTTGATAATGACGACTGCACCTTAACGCTGTCGGGACTGGCATAGGTGGGCCCACAAGGATGTAATGCCAGTCCTGGAAACTTAAATTAAAACAAAGAGTAAGCCTGATCAACTTGCTTTTTACAAGACAGAACTTATGGCCCCTCTAAGTGTCTGTTTTGGTTTTTTATTAATTCATCTCAGTAGAATATAAAAGTGTATGAATATGTAGCGATTCTGTACGACCAACACGCTGCGCTCTACCAACTGCTTGAACTGAATCTATACCCATATTATGAAATAATACTAAATCAGTCGCACAAGATATATCAATACCACTACCTGCATAATATGTATTTAATAGAATAATCCGTAATTCGTGATTTCTAAATTTTTCTAAAATATTCATCATTTGTGATGTTGAACCTTTAAGTTCGCTAAATAAAATATTATTATTACGTAATAAATTTGCTAATCTCCAAAATCCATTATCAATTCGTGAAAAAACCAAAAATCTACCATCTGGTTTATCGCGTAATAATTTAAGTAAAGTTTCTTCTTTGCTTAAAATAATTGGAGCAACTTCATTTTCTGTTTTTTCTTCTTGTTTAACAATTGCAACAAGACCACGTGATTCTATAGGTGCTCTGCATTCCGGGCAATTATTACCATTGCGCATCCATACTAATAAACAAGCCCCGCAATATACGTGTGTACATGGCAATAAAATTGGGTTTTTAAATGTATCATAACAAATCGAACAATTTTTGTCTGATAACATAGATACTCTTTCGCGTAAATTTGTCATTTTGATATTTAATTTGCCGATTTCTGTATTTAAAGCCAGAATACGAGTTTCTTTCTGTTCAACGGGAATATCCTGATTACTATAAAATTCAATTTCACGTGTCTTATTATTAATTTCTCTTTGTATTTCACGTGTAACAAGATTTACTATATCATCTTCTGTTTCATTTGTGCCGCCCATTTCTCTAATTGCGCCTTTAATATCATTGGCATTAATCATTTCTCGTATATTAGAATTTAGGAAAGGTTGCAATGCAGTTATATTGGAAGGTAGCGCACATAAATATGAATGTTCAATTGGCTGTGGAACTATAAATGATGATTTTACAAAATTAGATTCGCTTTTAATTAATATTAAATTAAAACGTTCTTCCGTAAGAAGATCGCGTATAGCATACGACATTTGTGATTTCGCACCATATGCACGTGATATAATAGATGTGTATGTTCCTGAGATTAGCCATAAAAATTTAAATGAAAATATAGGCATCTTTGATATAATATCATGAGCTTCATCGATCATAATACGATCCCATCCTACAATAGGACTATTTGTATAAGATGTACTCGTATAATTATCAATTAGTGTTTTTAATGCTGTATTTTTAACAAGTACAACATCATATTTTTCAAAAAATTTCTTAATAGTTGCTTCTGATGATCCACTACTTGGGCAATATTTACGAATTGTTGGCCAAGAGTCAATAGAAATATATTTCAATTTTGTTTGATTTTTTAAAGTGTTTTCCCATTGTACATATACAGGCCCTCTTGGAACAACAATCAACGTACTTTTAATATACCTATTATCTATTATATTATCGTTTCTTTCACACGTTGCTGTAAAATTTGAATAGTTTTTACTATTATAGCTGTAAATTATTTCATTATCACGATGGATATGTCCTGATATATATTCTATATTATTATCATTAGACTTAGATGTTATATTATTAAACGCCACAATACTTAATGCTGTAATAGTTTTCCCATATCCTACAATATCTCCTAATATTCCTACATTAGATTTAATATTGAAATTTCCTTTTATTGTAAGTAATCTTCGATTATGAATATCAGTAATATATTGGGCGGGATTTTCAACATTATAATATATTTTCCCGTATTTTTCCATTAAATACATTTTATGCAATCCGGCCAATTGATGTGGCTTAAGTTGCACAATAATGTCATCAGGTTGTGTAATAACTGGATCGCTAGATTGTATTTCTATATCATATAAATGTTCAACGTTCATTTATAGTAAATATAAGAATAAAGCTTTATATGTCATCTTCTTTACGACTATAGAAATAATCGTTTATTTTCGCAAGTAATTCAGTTGGACATTCTTTCGTAGGTACTAATAATCCATTTTCATCAGTTTTAATATGTTTTAATGGATCATAATTATATTCAATTAATATCTTCCATCTAGTCTGGTAATGTCTATTTGCTTTACTACCATGATAATGATGTCGTATTATTCCTGGTACATATCCTATTCTTAATCTTTTAATTTTTTTTTCGAAATCCAATACGTGTTGTTTATATGAATCTGTTTCCCCGCGATTAACAGATTCTATTCCTTTACCAATTAAACAAAGTGCCATATTGAAATCTCCACTTCCAAGAATACCATATTGATAAATACCTCCTATTTTTTCATAAGCCTTGCGTGTAATTGCCCAAGCATATCCTGGATGAAAATAATTAATGCCCCCAAAAGTATATTTAAGACCTTTATTATATTGAAACCCAAATGATTGAAAAATTCGCATAGCATAATCATTTGAACTCATGTCAACACAGTGTGAAAATAATTGTATAATATCACGCGATCCATTTAAGATTTTTAATGCATTTATTGCCCAATTTGGTTCTTCAAATTCTATATCTGCATCTATCCAAGCAACAGCTTTCCAATTTGTTGGCAATAATTTTTGAATACCTATATTAATCATATTTTCTTTATGCCAAAGTAAATGTTTTGTGCGTAATTGTAAATGTCTTTTATTGCCTTCTTCTGTTATATAAAATGGTTCGTTTTTGTATGCAAGTTCAACTATATATAATTTAACGTTTTCTTCAAATTCCATACGTTGAATAAATTCTTTTGCCAATAAAACACGTCTTCTAAAATTACAAGGGTTCGACATTACAACAATTACATGTAGATATTCTTCTATAGGATCATTATTAATTATAGCATATTTAATCTCATTGTTTAATGTATGATGTGCAACCTCTAAACCTTCAATAACGGTCATTACTAAAAAATAAATTTATATTAATTTAATTATTTGAAACGATATTATAGATAATGAAAGGGGGCGGTAGCTGTATTTCTCTTCCTAAATCCAGAGCAAAAGATGATAAGAAAACGGGTATTAAAGCTAATTCTTTAGATATTGAGAGTAATAGTACCTTAAAAAAACGCGAATATAATTCATTTTCAGATAGAACAGTAAAGAAATATTTTATATACAAAGAAGCTAATAATTTATTCTACACTGGTAGAATTCTTAATGGTCGTAAAATTTATTTTAAAGTAAAATTTAAAGAAGAAGATAACCTATTAAAAATAACTATACCTGGTCATATCCATGGATCATATTATGGTGAAATGTTATTATATTATAATTCAAATAATCATTCTGTTTATTTAGGACTTTTAACAATTATACCACAGCAATATCCGGAAAATGCCTCTGTGCATGAAAAAAAAATATTTAAAGGTCTTGGTAAAATAATGTTATATTTTGGTCTAGAGTATTTATTATTTGAATGTCTAAAAATGAATTATTCACAAATAATTAATATGTCAATAACTTTATCTGCACAAAGTGGAACATCGTTAAAATGTGTAAATAGTATATATTCTAATTTATCTTATAAAACTGCATTTAATATTTTATTAAAATATCAATCGCATATTGACAATTTTGAAGATCTTATGCAACCAGATAATTTATATAATATGAATTATTTAGTATGTTTACTTAAAAATGAAAAAAAATTAGCAAAATACTATGCTACACTTGGCTTCAGAATACCTAATCCAGAAAATAATATATTATTACCAGTTACAAATGAGAACATAGATTCTTATATAGATATAGAAATGAATTCTGAGTATAAACCGAATGTAAGTTTATTTATGAAAACATATGTTGCACATTTAATAAATAAAACTCTAATAAAATAATAATGGCAGGTAATAGATTTGAAGATTGGATAAAACATTCAGATGTTCCGGTACCAATACAAATACAATTATTTAAATTTCCTGCATATGATTTTCCAAAATTACATCAAATATCAGAAGATTTGCGCAGACAATATGAATTTCCATCAGATATTCCAAAATCAGAACAATTGTTATCATTAGATCCAGAAGATTATATATATCTCAAAGGAATTGTAAAAAATATGGATAAGAAAAAAGGGACATATTATACAATAAATTATGAAGCATTAATATTATTAACATTGCGGCTTCGTGGATTTAGTAAAAAAATACAAGAAACTGAAATGTATAATATTATACGTGTTATGGAAGATTTTGCGCATATTGAAAAATGTTTAGTATCTAGATATAAAAATGGCGAAAAATTATATAAAATGATGCATAGTCTTGATGTGACATTTGAAAATTGGTTATATATATTATTAAAGAAAACAGGTAGTGTTGGTTCATATACTTGGCGTAAACATTTTACAGAATATAGAAATTTATTACAAACTGATTTACAACGCATTGATAATGGTATAGATATATGTTTTGCACAAGAAGAAGCACAACCGCGAGAATCAAATAAATTACTACAGACAGGTGTATCAAATGGGCGTATACGAGATTTTTATAATATTTTAAGAAATGAATTTATGATTTCTTGTTATAATTTAGGTATTCAATTACCAGAGAGGTTTGTAGTTACATTTGAGTTTATTCGACAAATAAGTGAAGTTATATGTAATTCACAAACTACAATTGATATATCATTAAAGTTTATTGAAAAGTATGGATTTCCGAAAACTGAAAGTCGTTTTATATATGCATTAGTAATATTCTATTGTAATTTCAGAAAACGAATACAATTAAACGATATAATTCAAATTATGATGGCGACAAAAGAATATAAAGATAAATTATCACAACCCATGATTAATAAATATGAAAAAGTAGCTACAAAACAAAAACTAAATAAAGTACCAAATACATTCGAAGAGGCGGAACAGATTGAGCAAGCAGAGCAAGCAGAGCAAGCAGAGCAAGCAGAGCAAGCAGAGCAAGCGCAGCAAGCAGAGCAAGCAGAGCAAGCGCAGCAAGCAGAGCAAGCGCAGCAAGCAGAGCAAGCGCAGCAAGCAGAGCAAGCGCCATATGAAGAAAAGAAGAAAACAGATTTATTAACAAAGAATTCAACACAACTTACAAAAACATTTAATTATATTTCAAATAATGGAATGGGTAGTTTACAAGATTTTATAATGAATACTGAATATATATCAAACGAAGGAAAAGCGTGTGTCATATATGCATTATATGCGATTAAAAAAAGTTTTCAAATAGAAGCCTGGAATCAATTCTCAAATTCAGTCAATAAACATTCGCAAATTGCACTTGGACGTGTGTATAAGGGACGTATTCCCGAACACCCTATTGAAATTATAAAAAAAGGAAATTTAATTCCAGTACTTAGACGCGATTTAGCATTTGGTAATTTATTAAAAGTCTTATCTGTTACATCAACTGTATATGGACCTACTATTATTGCTACTATAAGAGAACTAAAAGAAAATTATATATCTTAAATATAATGAATAATCAGGAAATAGAAGATCAATTTATACAAATGCAATTAAATGAAATTAATCAACATACTTCAAGAAGTAATTTAGATACACTTAATCCTACTTTAACTTCTGAAAATCTAGTATTATGGGCTAGAAGAGTTATAAGTGAACATAATCATACACCTGCAATGCAAAGACAAATATTAAGTAGAAATCTACAAACTACTATAAACACAAGAAGAAATATCTTTAATAATAATCAAGAATTAATATGTGCATATTTTATATTATCAAATGAAAATCAATATCATCAACAAGATGGAAGAACCACAATTTTGAATCCACTTACTGGTAGAGAATTATCAATACAAGGGAGTAGTTACGATGCTTTTATGGCACAATGCAATTTAAGAGCAAGAAGAAATAGAAGAGTATTAACACCATCAAATTTACAACCAGAACAAGAGACAAATAATATACAAGCGGCACAAGAAGCGCGCGAAACTATAATAAGAGAAGTAGGTAATATTGAATTTATAAGAGATCAGCATAATGAACGTTTAGAATGGGCGAGAAGAATACTTGGAACTACAAGAAATGATAATCTAATTTTAACAACTAGGCAGTTAAGAAATATGTTTACTGAACAACGTATTAATCGAGTAGAGCAAAGAAGATTATTAAATAATATATCAATTATGCGTGGAAATTTAACTGATGATCAAAAATGTGCATATTATATATTAAGTAACTACACTATCAATCCTTCTACCGGTTATACTATAACACGTAGAAATAGATTAATGCAGCTTTGTAATAGTCGTGTAGGATTTAGGGATCTCAATTATGTGCCACCAGTTGCACAACCAGTTGCACAACCAGTTGCACAACCAGTTGCACAACCATTTGTACAACCAGTTAATCGATTTATATCATCATCTTCATCTTCAAGTTTTTCTGAAGAACCAAATCCAAATATGGGAAATTCTAGTTCGAGTCGAAGTTCGAGTCCTAATCAGCAACCCAATGGGCCAATTCGTAATCAAAATAGAATAAATAATACTACACAATTGGCACAAACTGTAACTGTAACTCTAAATCGCGGATCTCCTAGACATTCAACAAATGATAATGAAAATAATTCTCATACTCGATATATACCTGAAATATTAGATAATTGTAAAGCATTGTTTGGTCATATTGCAGATACTCCAGGTCCATTTCAAAGTTTTGGAAAATTAATGTTACGTATTTGTTCAAAAGCGGTTATAAGAAATTCAAATGAAATAAACAAACCTAATTCTACGTGTCCAAATACTAGAGATATACGAATCAGATTATACAATATATATAGACCTATATTTCAATCTAGCAATAAAATAACAGTTAAAAATGTCGATTCTAACAATATATTGCCATTTATATTCAATGCCTGGTTGAAAAAACCTCCTGTGCAAAGAAAAACATTTTTTAAAAGAAATATAAATAATGGTTTCTATATTTTACAAAATCAATTTTATGGCGTAGGAATTGATGCAGGTGGTGTAAGTCGTGCCATATTAAGTAAACTCGCTGAACAAATTAAAGATTTTTGCACAGAAGGGTATCCTGACAAAAATGCTGCACCTGAAACCAAGTTGTTTATAGAAAGTGTAACTGATAGTAATAGATATATATTAAATCCAAGATTTAGATTGCGAGAAGATATGTTTAGAATGAATGCGTCATTAATAGGATATAGCGAAGATCAAATACTTAGAGATCAAAACTTACAGAAATTACATAGAGGCATAGGAGACATAGATGGATATAATCAAATTAATGAAAATTATCGTCGTAATGGTAATTTAACTCAGTTGATATATGAATTTGTAGGTGCATATTATGCATTTTGTATTTTAAATTCAATTAATATTGAATTTCCTCTAAGTCGCAATATATTATATGGATTATACCAAAATCAAAGTTCGTTTGATAAAAATAAAATAATAACATATTATTTAATAGATAATTCTGGAAAACCTGGATTAGCAAGAACAATTACTAAAGCAGGTGATAGTTATATGCAATCTCCTGATATTTATTTATCATCCGATAACGGAGAAGAAGGCCTCGCTGGATCATTTAATGATTATGCTGAACAATTCCATAACGATTTACCACGATTCAACATAATTGAAAGAGATCAACCAATTAATGTGCAAAATTTGAAAGATTATATATATCGTGTTGCAATGTATGAAAATTTTGGGATTTCTATACCTACACATGGATTATATAAAATTGCACAGAGTTTTTACAATGGTTTTAACTCATTTGGTTTAAGAGAAAGATTGCATATAATTTTAAAGAACAAACCTATTATTTCACTTGACAGAATATTATCTGCATATATAATGCCTAGTAAGCCATTACTCGGAGAATCTATGTCATATCCTCTAGTTTATATAATACACAGTAAAGATACTACTACTATGAAATATTTTATAAATTACGTTATGGTACCAGTACCGTCTGTTTTGACTGGTAATAATAACCGCATATTTACGTGGATGAAAGAAATATTATTTAATTATGGAACAGATTATCCAGATACATCAAATAATCAAACTTCTAAAGTAGAATTATTTAAAGAATTCTTTAAAAAATTAATCGCATTTTGGTCAGGTAATCCCGCGATATTGTGGAATGTACAATATAAAATAAATATTGTTCATACTATCACCCCTGGGAGCATACCAATATCTCATACTTGTTTCTATACATTAGATATACCAAATAATGTATCTTCGAAAGAAGACTTATATCGTCGCTTAATTACATCTGTATCTTATTCTGAACCTGGTATAGGAAATGCAGGTGGTGGGAAGACTATGAAGAAATAGTTAATTGTCTAAAAATATTTGCTTTAAATGGATACCATCCCATATGATTTAGAGAAATATTTGTGGCTACAAATATTTCTCCTCCTAGTTCTGTCCACAATCTACTAAATCCGTAGTCTTCACTTTCAAATCTATGTGTATTTGGATTAATTGTTAAAGGAAAAAAGTTATAAAACATATTCGGGTTTGCACCTACATATCCATCTACATCATTTTCATAAGCGAGTTCTGGGTGTTTTACTGCGATTTGTTCAAATACATTTCTTTGAACAAGTAGAAAACCAGTTGTTGCGTATTCTACTTTCATTAATTCTGCAGGAACTTGATTTAATTGAAGATGAATTGATGTCTTTGTAACGAGTTCCATAGGATTCTCAAATTCTATTGGGCTATTGAATATTTTTTTCATAGTTTGATTATTCAACCATTTTTGCGCATAACCCGCGCATATTACAGGTTTATCAGCGGTAATTAATTTAAATACATCATCTAATTTAAATTCTATATCACTATCTATAAATAGTAGATGAGTTGCTTCAGTATCGCTAAGAAAATGTGCAATTGCTGCGTTTCTTGCGCGCGATATTAAACTGTCAAAAACAATTGGATAAATAATTGTGGGAATATTATGATCTTTTAAAGATATTACAAGTTGTAGAAGACTAAACATAAATTCAGTATTGCAAGTATGATTATAACATATTACTGGTATAAATAACTTCATTTCTATTTTTAGATATATTAAAATCTTTATATCGTAAAATTATATTGAATTATATTAGATGGATAATCTTTCTAAGAAAAAAAAATCTTATTCTACCTCGTCGTCTTTTACTAAACTGCCAGATGATACTATATCTTTAATAATTAAATATGGAACTTTTATAGATAATTTGAAACTATTGCATGTTAATAACAGATTACGTCAACTCTTTATGGCTTATTATAGCAAACCAGATATATTAAAAAATTTATCATTAGTTGAATTATTTACTTTACATAAAAAATTTAAAAAAACTAATGCATTTACAAATGAATATAATAGAATAACAGATGTCACTGCAAAATTTATGGAAAGTATGAGAATAAGTGAATTGAAAAAATTAATTAAAGATGGAATTATTACTGTAGCAGCAGCAGAATTACTTAAGAAAAAAATAGAAGAATATAAAACAGAAAATTATGATTATTTATTTCCGGGCAATCAAGCTGGTGTAAGCGCGCGTGCAAATAAAATAGTTTCTAATTTAGATAAACTAGAGGCATTATTAGATAAAAAAACTCAAAGTCGTAGCTTACATACCAGTCCTTCTGAAAATTATAGATATTATATAGATAATTGGGGAAATAAAGTTAATAGTCAAGGAGAGCTTATTGATTAAATCTTCGCAGAAAGTCCGTTGAATATCTTGAGGCCTAAGTTCACCATTTTTTTTATAATACAGACTTAAGGATTATATTATTATTAAATTATGTAAATGAAATCATGCAATCACTATATGATATATGGTTTGATAATCCGCGATTTTGGTTTTCTGCAACAGACGCAGATAATGATTATCTAAAAGCAAATTTTCGAAAATGGATTAACAAATATAGTAATTGTGAAGAAACTATTAAGAATTTTATGACAATTATTATATTATATGATCAAATACCGCGAAATATAAATATGCGTCAAGATGCATATGATATTATTGCAAAACATTATGCGTATAAATTGCGCGCAATTAGTAATAATTATAAAGAATTATCTGCAATTGAATGGTGTTTTGCAATGTTACCATTTAGACATTCTAATAATGTAGAATTAATACACGAAGTTATTGAAAATACTTGGAAACGGATTTATAATAGTCTAAATCAAAATGATATTCAAATATATAAGAAATATTTAAGAGTATCGTATGAAAAATGCCCATATTCAAATGATATGGTAAAAGGTATATATCCTATTAATAATATATGGGATGCTACTAAATATAAAAATATTCTTGAATATGCACCTTATGATATACCAATATTAAAAATAAATAATGATAAAATTGTAAATGGATTTATAGACATATTAAAACAAGAAAAGCCAAAGAATGTTATTATATCTCTTTCTGGTGGTGTAGATTCTATGATATGTAGCGTAATATTGCATGAATTACAGAGTGAATATAAATATAATCTTTGTGGAGTACATATAAATTATACAAATCGCGATAGTTGCGCAGATGAAGAAAAAATGCTTGAAGACTGGTGTGGATTTTTAAATATACCATTATATATTCGCCGATTATCTGAGATAAAAAGAAGCGACTGTATGAAATATGAATTACGTTCTACATATGAATCATATACACAGAAAATGCGTTTTATGACTTATAAATATGTGAATGAGAATTCTAATTCTAATTCTAATTCTATGCCATTTGTAATATTGGGACACAATTATGATGATGTTACAGAAAATATATTAACAAATATAGCACAGAAAACAAAATATGATAATTTAGCTGGTATGGAAAAAATATCAATACGAGATGAAATCAAATTTGTACGGCCAATGTTAGAAATAAGCAAAGTTGAAATATATAATTTTTCTAAAATATATAATATTCCACATTTAGTAACATCAACTCCTGTATGGAGTATGCGAGGTAAAATACGAGATATAGTTAAACCGGCATTATTAAAATTAAATACAAATATAATGTCTAGTTTAGTTACATTGTCTGATGCAGTGAAAGATATGAGTGTAATATTAGATAAACATATTGATAAAACTATATCAGAAACTAAATTTGATGAAAATAGCTACAAAATAATAATACCATTATGCGATTTGCTTTCTAAAAAAATATTTTGGCAAAAATATATAAATAAATTAACAAAACAGCAAATTTCATTGCAATGTAGTATATTTTTAGAGGAAAAGATAGAGAGATTTAAATGTGATGCTAAAATAAAAATAATGAAGATTTCGTTATCTAAATCAATGCGTATATATTTTACAAAAGAAGCAGATTCTTGTGAAATTAAAATATGTATGTTTTGTGTAGATGGTAAGAAAACACAGTAAAAAGCGAAATCATAGTGGAAATATAGCAAATAATGTATATACTGGTGTTGCTATTTATGGTCGCATCCAGACTGTTATGAATACTATATTTTTTACATTTATTTCAATATGTTTAATAGGATCTGGTGTATATATATTAGTTATGAAGAGACCTGTTTATGATACTAATACAGCCCAGAAAGATCCTCCACCAAAATGGTTGGGGGTGGTATTGCTTTTATTAGGACTATTTTTATTAATTTCAAGTTGGATATGGTTATATTATGTATGGACAAATAAAGGTGTAGCGGCAGTTGCTGGAGTAGCTGATGTAGCTGATATTGGAGATGATTATGGAATAGGTGATGCTTTTAGCGATTAATAAAAAATGAAAACGTATATATATATTATATAAAATGACAGCGACTGATAAGTTAATAGATATTGAAGCAATAAATGAAAAATTTGATAATCATATAGCGAAGAAATTTCCAATTCCAAGCAATAATGATATTCTTAAATACAAGCCAATGATTGATCAATTATTGCAAAATGATTCTTTTATTAAATTGAAACGCGAATATTCATATAGTCACAAAAATTCATTTTTATACACTATATTTTTAATGATCTATCATAGTAATAAAAATATATATACAAAAACGGATCATATATATATTAAAAATAAATTACGTATTAAACCAGGAAAAAGTCATTCAGGTATTATATCAGTTACTATATTTACTTCGCCTGAGCCATCATATATTAATAGCAATGGCACTAAAATAATACAGAAGTTCTCTTGTGCTTTTAATTGTAGCTATTGTCCAAATGAACCAGGGCAACCACGTAGTTATCTTAAAGGCGAACCTGGTGTATTACGTGCGAATCGAGAAGAATTTGATTGTGTTAAACAAATGCATATTCGTATGGAGGCTCTTTATCTAACTGGTCACGAAATTGACAAACTCGAAGTTCTTGTATTAGGTGGAACATGGACTTCGTATCCCGTAGAATATCGCACAGAATATATACGAGATATATATTATGCAGCAAACACTTTTACTGATTATATAAAAAACACATTATTGAAATATGGAACATTACGAGAACGAAATTCTTTGCAATATGAGAAAACGTATAATAAAGAATTATCAGAGTGTAAAGTTATTGGATTGACTCTTGAAACTAGACCGGATACTATTAATGCAGAAGAATTAATACGATTTCGTGAATATGGATGTACACGCATACAATTAGGTATTCAACATCTTGCGGATGATGTACTTGATAAGATAAATAGGAAATGCAATACGAAAATAACAATAAAAGCAATTGAAACTCTAAAGAATTGCGGATATAAAATTGATGCACATTTTATGCCAAATTTGCCATTTAGTTCAGTTAAAAAAGATGAAGCGATGTTTGATGATTTACTGGATGTAGTATTAAAAACCTATGATGGGGATATGATGGAATACGAAAAATGGATTTTAAAATGCCCCGAATATCAAGTTGATCAATGGAAGATATATCCTACAACTATTACTCCATATACTGAAATAAAGAAATGGTATGATGAAGGATCGTATATTCCTTATTCAAATGAAGAATTATATAATTTGATATATAAAGTGAAGTTACTTATTTTTCCTTGGATACGCCTTAATAGATGTATTCGAGATATATGTGCAGATTATGTACCTCAAATAGATTATAATCCGAATATGCGCGAAATGATTCAAATTGAGATGGAAAAATCGGGATTATATTGTCAATGTATTCGATGTCGTGAAGTAAAAGGCCGCGAATATAATGAATCTAATGCAATTATTGTAATTCGCGAATATAACGCATCAAATGGCAAGGAATATTTTATAAGTTGCGAAACAAAAGATAAAAAGATACTATATGGTTTTGTGAGATTGCGTATTTGTACAAATGTGCATGCGCAAAATATTTTCCCAGAATTGCGCAATTGCGCATTAATACGCGAATTACATGTGTATTCTGAAATGAAACCTGTTAATGGGATCATGCAAAGCATGCAAAGCGCGCAACATCGCGGGATAGGGAAGAAACTTATGGCAACAGCAGAATCAATAGCAGTTAAAAATAGTATTTATAAAATAAGTGTTATTTCTGGTCAGGGCGTAAAAGGATATTATGAAAAATTAGGGTACTTTAATAATGGAGGCGCCGGAGATTTTATGATGAAACATCTCCTTTCCATTTACTAATTCCGCCATCTAAATGCCAAGTATTATATAAACCAAATTTATCAAATTTTTCTTTTAATTTATGCGCGGCATTACATTCATTACTCCAGCAATAAATAACAATGGGCGTTTCTTGATTCGGATTACCTAATTTTTGCATAACTTCTTCACGTGTATGATGTTTATTATGAGGAATAGAAATAGCGCCTGTAATATGTTTTTTATTATAATAGCTACTTGGAAGTGCATCAACTATAATGAAAGACCGGAGTGTTTTTTTATTTACATCACAGAATATTTTATGGTTTGTAAAAGTCGCAAGATCCCATTTCCCATTTTTCCAATATAGAAAATGAAAATGTCGGGGATGAATCAGCTTATCATCTGGATTATAATAAAGTCCTGGACATTTTAAATATATCTTGGCTACACCATTAGTATTTATACGTGTTACTCCTGAATTTTTTAATGATCCATATGCATCTGGAAAATTTTGTATATTCTCATTATTATCTGCTGCAAAATAGAATATTGTTTGATTTGGTTTTAAACCAGTCACTTCAATTGCTTTTTTAACACTTTTGCAATGATAAGGTTTAATGCTATTTGGATAAAACTGATATGAATAATGTGTCTCAGAGAATAGTAAGGGCATTTCTTGCAAATAATGATATATAAAAAATGTTGCAGTTTACCACAAGTTTGTTTGTATCAATTTCCCGATACGTAATAATTATTTCACTATTTATGAGGTAGATAATGAATCTGCATATCGTCTTTATATACTGGTGACGCAACAATTTCATTAGGCATCTCCCAATCTGTATTATTTAATTCTAATCGTATGCGCAATCCATTATAATTTAATATTTGCGCAATATGATGTATTCCATTTTGAATACGAATTATATATGATAAATTATTGGCTTTCTCTATAATAAAAGCCTTAGCCGCCACCGGGTCGATATAAGGTGGCAATGATGCAATAAACGTATCAATTTCTTGAATATCCCCATCATCGTCTGCATCATAATCATCATCAAATACTGCTGAATAGCTATAATCAAATGGGCTACCTGTATTAGACCCCATTGAATTGTGGCGTTCTATATACATGCAAGAAAATAATCACCGGCGATTTGCATCAATGAATAATTGAATGGCTTTTTGAGATGCTTCTTTTTGATCTACAATTGGCGGTGGATAAGCGCAGTCTGGATATTTATCGCGGACAGATTTTTGACCCCAATTATGTATATCTCGAGGCGCCACATTTGCGAGTTCTGGTATCCATTTCTTAATATATATACAGTTTTTGTCGAACTTGCTCGATTGTATAAATGGATTAAAAGGTGCGCGGAAATACGGCGCAGAATCTACACCTATACCTGCGCCCCATTGCCATCCTGCTGTATTGCTGAAAATATCTGCATCAACTAAATTCTTGTAAAAATGGCGCAAACATTCTCGCCAATCTAGTAGCAAATATTTTGTAGCCACATTTGCGACAAGCATTCTGACGCGATTATGTACCCAATTTTCTCCAATGAGTTGCCTCATACCTGCATCACATAATGGGAAACCGGTTTTGCCACGTTCCCATGCATCATAATATTTTTTATTGTTAGACCAAGGTATTTTTTTATCTACAGAATCATGAAAAGCTTTGCCATTTTGTAGCTCTTGGTCAGATGCATAAATTCTATAATAAAAACTGCGAAAGACTAGTTCGCGAATTAACGCATGGCCTCCAACATTATATAATGCCCAATACATTTCGCGAATACTTATACAACCAAATTTAAGATATGCAGATGCTCGCGTAGTTCCTTCAATTGCGGGATAATCGCGCAGTTTCTGATAATCTTTAAAATCTTTATTTGTAATCCTGTGTAATATTTTAAGAGCTTCTTCACGACCTCCGTGGACGTGAATATTTTCATTTCTTTTGTAGAGATTAGAGAAATAAATATTTTCTTGATATTTTATTTTTAAAAATGTAGCTACAGAAAATGAAATAGGTTTTCTGACTTTAAGAATATTTTTTTCAAATTGCTTATAATATGGTGATAATACTTTATATATCTTACTTTCTTCCATTGTAATTAAATCATAATCTTCAAAATCTTTATAGATTATATTCTTTTTATCTGTCCAATTTTTAATAATTTTATCACGTTTTATAGCATATCTAGAATAATCGCGATTACTATAAATTGCATCAAATCGAATGTGTTTATGTATTTTATCTAAAATATTAGTATATGATCCTTTGAATATATATAATTGACCTCCATGTTTTTTAATTTGTTTATCAAGATCTATAAGAGATTCTGTCATAAATTGAACAGCTGCATTAGAGAAATATTTATTAATTTTAGGATCTATTTGTTCTGGTGGAAATATAAAAACTGGTATTATATTTGCATATGTTTTTATACATTCTATTAAAGCCGTATTATCTTCTAGACGTAAATCTCTATGAAATATAAAAACGGCAGTCATTATAATAAAAAATGAAATAATTATCAGATTAAAATAAATGGATGCTAATAAATATGTAACGAACGTCTATAAATCTATTTCTGCGGACTTTGATAAAACACGATTTTCTCAATGGGTTGGCGTAAAACAATTTTTGGATACTTTACCGGAAAATAGCATATTGGGCGATATAGGATGTGGTAATGGCAAATATTTATCATATCGTAAAGATATGATCAGTATAGGGTGTGACAATTGCAAAGAATTAATAAATATTGCAGCAAATAAAAATCCTTCTGCAAATACTATTATGGCTAATGCATTGAGATTACCATATCGCGATAATATATTTGATAATACAATATCTATTGCCGTATTACATCATATTAATAATATAGAAGACCGAAAAAAATTTATCAAAGAACTTGCACGAGTTACTATAAATAAAATAATGATTTCAGTATGGGCAACGGATGCCCGAAAAGATAAATGGACACATATAGGTAATAATGATTATATTGTACCATATATGACAACAAATCGGAAAGAAACATATGATAGATATTATCATTTGTTTGAAAAAGAAGAAATAATAGAATTATGCAATAATATCGTAGTTATTGAACATATTTGGTTAGAAAGAGACAATTGGTATATAATCGCTAAATAATAATAGGCTTTTCGTGTCCTACACGAAGATCGACATTTACATAAACAGTATGACCAGCTGCTTGTAAATTCTTGCAGAAATTAACATCTTCGCTAGAAATATCTACAAGTTCTGTACCATCTTCTTTTGTTATTCTCTGCAGATCTCCGTTGAAGAAAGGATAGTTTAGTGTATTTAATACTTCTTTACGAACAGCGAAAAATCCCATACCTACATATGAAACCTCCATAAATTTCGATCCAGTCTCTTTTTTCCATGAAGCAATATAATCTGGTGTTAAAAACTGGAAAGTCCCATTCTTTGCAAAATGATCAGTATCCCAGTCTTTTACAATTACAAGTGATCTGCAATCAGACATCATATAATAACCAGCTACAACTGGATGAATTTCTGTATTCTCGATTAATTCAATAATATGCTCAGGTGTAAATACAATATCACTATCTATTGTAATATAAATATCATATTCAAGATCATTAAATGGCTTTTGGTCCTTGCCGCGTAAAACATCTAAACCCAATGTTTTCATACGAGCAAATGTAACAAACGACGAAACGCCAGGGGCAACAATAACTTCATATTTACCAGATTCCCATAAAGCATATAGAGTTCGGGTCCAACATATCAAGAAATTATTACTAAATGAAGAACCTGGAATAGCAATAACTACACGCTTTTTAATCTTTTCGTTTTCCATATTATCTAGAAATGCTTAATCTCCTTATATAATTTTATTTGCGAATAAAATAATTGCTAAAAAAACTATATTTAGTATATAAGAATGACATCAATTCTAGGAACTCACGATTTAGATATATTTTCCGCAGATGGAAATTCTGAAGTAGCAACATTTGGAAATCCAAATCCTGGTGTACAAATAAGATTTTATGATCAGTATAGTCAAGATGGTGTAGGAGGATATTTAACTGGAATAAATAATTCAAATTATTGGATTATAAAAGATAACGGTAGTAACACGCAAGTTGGTATTGGTACCACATTACCTGGAGCGACATTGCAAGTTCAAGGAACTATGTTAACAAGTAATATTGGGACTTATAATAAAAATAATAATTTATATTTTAATAATCAAAATATATACGGTGTAAGTAATATTGTTTTCAACGGATCTTTAATAAATGGACAAAATTATCTTAAATTTGTATCAAGTCAATGGAATACCACTTTAAATAATGATATACAATTTAGCGGTAATGTAGCAATTGGCGCAACAAATGTTACTACATTTGGTTCCGCTTGCAATTTATTAGTAGTAGGAAATATGCTTGTAACTGGTTATATTACTGCAAGTAATTATATTAATTCGAGTGATGTAATGGGAATATATAATTCAGCCACATTGTATAATGCTGCAGCAGATGGCTCTAAAACTATATTAACAAATGACCCTACGCCTTCAAATTGCGTATTGTTTTCCTTTAATCTGGGCCCTGGACGTTATATATTAAATGCTACTATACCATATCGCAACCTTACGCCTATGATGGCGCTTGATACGGCAAATTGGGGCACTATAGGATTATACCAGGCCACACCACAGACATTAACTACTTCATCTGTGCCATTGCGTTATTCACAATTATCAGCAATAGGTAGCTATATTACAAGTGATTTGGAATCGGTTACATTTTCTTGGTTTTTTGATTCAACAACTGTTAATCAACCTTCATATGTAATTGCTATATTTGGTAAAGGCCATCAATTATTATTTGCACCATCGGGGTATAATTTCCCAACACCTTCATTATATATAGTACCTATGCGAGGTATAGGTTATGATGATGTTATAAGCGTTAGACAGGCGCTACAGATTAATCCGTTTAGATTATCTACTACAACAAACGCCTCATTGAGAATATTTAACGTAAGTGGAACAGGATATTATACAGCAACCGCTTCAAATGTAGATGTTTATATTAATGGTACTAAATTATCATCAGGTAACACTGATTATACTCTAACATCATCATTTGATGGTACAAATACAAATTGGACCATTACAACAGCAATTGCATATCAAAGCGGCACAAAAGTAGATATATTAGTATGGCCGATTGTGAATCCTGCAAATAGTTCATTTTATTCATCTGGTTTCTTGTATCAGCAAATTAATACATCATCAACACCTTGGTTAAGTGTTGTTAATGGTAACGGGGGTGCACGATTAGGCAGTGATTGTGTTATTGATGGTAATTTATATGTAAATGGTCAAGTATTTGGGCAATGTAATACATCTACATTTATATCAGGACTACAATATACAGGTACGGCTCCATTTAATATTGCAAATAATACAATTGGAACAACAAATCTTATAAACGGTGCCGTAACCTCTTCAAAACTCAATTTATTAAATAGCACTGTACCGGTTGGTACATTAATAGCATCATCATCAATTGGTATAGGAACCGCGGCACCTACTTCAAATTTACACATTATAGGAAATATGCTTGTTAGCGCACTAAATGGAACAAATGCGATTAATACGGATGGTAATGGAAATGTAACAATTGGTGGAAATTTAAATATGGGTTCTACCGGGACAGGTATAATTACAGGAAGAATAGGCAATTTATTTAATGCAGCATATCCTTGTTGGAATTTAAATGGTGCTACTGCTATTTCTGTTACTCCAACATTTACACCGGGATCTCTTGGGTGGTCTTCATCGGGTAGTTTTATATATGGTGCTACCTTTTCTTCCCCAAATATTTCAATAACTACAACTGGTATATATTCAATGACTATTCAAATAAACCCTCAATTTGCGGCTTCTGCAACTAATTCATATACAGTTTACCTTCGTAATACAACTACTTCAACAAATACATATTCGTATTTTATGCAACAGAATCAACCTCAGATAAGTAGTGGCAATAATCATAGTTGCTGGACTATATCGGCTATTTCATTAACTGCAGGAAATGCATATAGTATTTATGTGTCTGCTGCAACTGTTGGTGGCTCTACAGGTACAAATCAAATTACTCCAGTTTTTTGGAGTGGCGCGCTTATTGCACAAACTACTTAGCTTAGCCTATCCATAGTATTCTTTTCTCATTATTTGTTCAACTTTAGCAGCATATTCTTTTGGTGTTTGACACCCATCGGGTGTAACTTCTTCCATTATAGTTACTTCTGTTTGATATAAAGATCTGCGAAATTGTAATTGAAACATTTTAATAAACCACTCTTTGAAATCTTTCATATGAGTTTTATCTTCATTAAACCATGTACCCTTATCATCTTTATATTTAATTATAACAGGCAAGACAGGTTTCATAGGTACAAATGCACCTGATGCGAATTTACCTATTTTATCATCATATTGTGCATGAGAAGCGGCGGGCGCCATTGCAAGATATTTGACTTTAGTTATATCATTTGCATAATTTATTATTTTTTGTGTCGTATCTTTTTTAACTGGATCAACAACGATTACTTGATAATTATTTACATATTGTTTTACAAATGGTATATCTGCTACTTTTGAATGAATTAAGAAAGTTACATTGGCTATGCCAAATACCGCAGTTAATATAAAATTGTCAGTATAAGAATTATGATTATATACAAGAATATTACAATCGTGTTTATATTTTCGTAGATCTCGTATAATTGGTTTAGCAAGACCAAATGTTAGATTATTTAAATATAGCAGACAATTAAATAATTGCGCATTATGACATAAAATACCTAATACATTTATTATAATAACAAATATGATACGAATTATATTAATCATTATAGAAAAATAAATATAATAAAAATTAATATGCAAACTTAATATAACTATATGAGAGAAATACTAATATTTTATTTATTTATAGTCGCGTTTTATTTATTATATATAAATCATATGGTTTCTTCATATACGGAAAATTTCAGTGGAATAATCGTAACTACAAATAATCCTGTAGGGCAATGTTATGAATGTACGGCATTTTATTCACAATTACTGGGTTTAACAGATAGTTCGCAGATTATGCCAGAAATGACGGCATTAAATAATTTATTTGATAACTTCTTTGCGTCCCTTGATACATTTCTCCAAGATCAAAAAACTATTTGCGAAAATGTGGCTACAATTTCGGATTTTATAGATTGTATGACAAATTATGTAAATAAATTACCTTGTCCAGTGGGTCTCACTCAAGCAGATTGTGTTATTCGCAATAATATATTAACTACTATAATTTCGAAAGCAAATATTTGTAGCGATGGAGGAAATTGCAAGACACTGAGTGATTTCACTGAAAACATAGTTATTGTATTAGCATCTATAAAAGAAGATTATGCTACTTGTAAAAATAATTTTGCAAATGCCACATCAGCTTGTGTAAAACAATATTCAGATGTTATTTCAATTAATCAAGCAGGTAATACCGATACAGAAAATCAACAAGCTAATGATGAGTCAACTTTAATGACAAAAGCAGATTTAAATAATGCATTATTTGATACTACAACATATATAACTACTATTGGATATAAGGGTTAAAAAGAAAACTATTATCGTAACATAATGCTGTAATCAATATCGCAATTAAATACAGACCGCAATACCTTTGCGGCAAATTCAGAATCAAACTCTGGATTACAACAGAAAATGTCCATATATGCCATATTTTTTTCAGGATATGTATGGATTGAAAGATGCGATTCAGATAATACATATACATATGTTGCACCAAATGGTTCAAATTGGTGTCCGGCTTCCGCAACAACGTGCAAGTCGCACTCTTTAACTATAATATCTAGTAAAGGTTTTATAGTCTCTATTTTTTCTAATATAGTCGTGTTAGGGACATTTTTGATATTAATAAGCATATGTGTTCCAATATGCTGATGCATAAATGTACTATAATTTATAATACATATAAAAAATAAAACTCAATTGACAGCGACGGGATTTGAACCCGTGAGGTGAAAACCACACGATCTTAAGTCGTGCTCCTTGGACCAGGCTCGGACACACTGTCAAGTAGCGACAAAAGCTATTTTGCTCAGTCACATACAATATAGTTGTCTTGTCTTTATATAGTTTTATCCTCAATAATTTAATTTCATTTACGTAACCCAACATGAGGGCCTCTGTTATTTAAATCCTCAGGTCGTACAACATAACCAGCGTTAATGCCATTCAATGGCGTAGGACGTGTACGAATTTTTTGTGTGTTCGGCGAAGAGGAATTATTAAGCTTATTTATCTCTGTGTTAGCTTGCTGAAGCATTAATCTCTCTATTTTTGAGAGGGGGTCTGTAAATTCTTGAATGAACCTGAGAGTTTTATAAGTTCCATGCATATATCTATAATCGCTTCTATCTGATCTAATATTAACTCCTACATCTGATCTAATACATGCAAATATTACAGGATAATAATTAAAATTTACAATTTGATTTATATATTCTGGATCTATGCTTTCTGATAAAAATTTTAAAAATATATTTCTATTTATACTATTTTTATTTTTAGGTAAGAATTCATTTGTTTTAAATGATTCTCTTAAGAATTGGTGTGTTTTATTTATAAATTCTCCCTCTTTAATTAAATTAAATATATAATTTGATTTGCAATTCTCAATTAAATTAATACTTGCATTTGTCAGACTGCCATAAATTGTAGTTAGTGTACCATTTGGTAAAATACCAGCCTTAATATTGAACTTAAGTAAATAACCATTTGTTCTTTCTTCTGTAGTTTGCAAAAGTTGAACAGGGATAGTTCTGTTTGTCTTGATAGTTCTGTTTGTGTTTCTGTGACTATTTTTAACAGCACGATAATACGCATTTGCTAATTCAGATGCGTTTATTCTAGTGCTACGAACATTCCAAGTGTCCGTATTACATAATCCTCTAATAATATCCTCTGAATATTCATTTCCTCCTAAGTCTACTACTGTAAAGTATCCTATATTATTATTCTTAAATGTAAATTTAAATCTATAAAGAATATGACTTCTAGAACTCTCATTATTATTTGGAGTAAATTTAATAGTACCTATTGATCTTCTATATTCATTTACTTTCTTTAATAAGTTAATAAAATTATTATTAAAATTATTAATATTCGCGGGATTATTTATTAACATACGCGATTCTCTAATATCAACAACATTAATATTAATTTCACGAATTTCATGTTTCGTAAATCCGTTTTCATTTTCATTCAAATAATTTAAATTAATAGGGAAATAATGCTTTTCTTCTTCTGCAATTTTTTTATCATCTAATAATATACTTCCGTCTCCCGCACTTCTGCCTATTTTTTTATTAATTTCATTATTTAATGGATGTATATTTTCAAATACACACATATGTTCTTTTATATCAATAATTTGTATAGTATCTAGATTTGCTTTAAAGACAGGATCTTTCATTAATTGAAATATTAATGAAAGATTGGCATCAGCCGCAGTAGCCGCAGTAGCCGCAGTAGCCGCAGTATCTTCTTCAGTACTATTATTTAGCAATAAATGACTTTTGCCACTTCCTGAAAATCCTATTCCAATAAAAACTATAGACAGATTATTTTGAGAGTTGTATTTTTCAAATAAAGGTTTAAGTTCTTTATTATAAATATAATCATTTGTTTCTGACTTTACAAAAAGCTGATTATAATTAGTATATTTATCTAATAATATATTATTTATTCCTATAATTTCACTTAATTTATCTGCATTGTTGTTACGAATATTCTTGTTTGCTCGTAAATAATCTATGTATTTCTCAAAGTCACATTTAATAATGCTTGTATCAATATTACACTTATACTTATACTTATTATCATCATCTTTAGGGTTAATAGATACTAATGGTATTTTTATACTTTGCTCATTAATTTTCGTATTAGTGGTAATTGTTTGATTATTAATTATCATAGTCATTAATTGATTTAATGGTAGTAAATTAAAATCACCTAGATGACTTCCACCATACATCTTTTTCATATATCCTCCAATAGAACCTGGAAGTAAACTACTTAGAAGATATTTTGGTATACGAAAATCTAATTCTTCTTCAGTAGAAGAAGTACCATTGGTTTGTACAATTAAATCATAATATAAATCGTTATTTGGCCCAATTGTTAATGGGAGATCAATATTATTAGATGGGCTGCCACCTATTCTTATATATATTCTTCCTAATCCGAATAATACTTCTTTTACAGTATTGATATGCAATCTTATAAATTCTTCAAGCTTGGCAATTTTTTTGCTTTTCCAAGATTGTGGTATATTATCAATAATTCTTTGATGAATCGAGTCATCAGTATCAATATTTTTATCAGAATACTTAATAAAATCATCAGGATAATAGTCATTATTATATCTAATTGTTGTTGGAATATATTCTGTTTTCTGTATAATAGCTTTTAAACTATCAGGAAATTCTCTTTCTCTATTGAACTCTATATAGAAATTACCTATATTGGGTTTTATAAATACAGTATTTAATTGACGTAATGCATCAGTTAGCTTTTGAATAAGAGGATCACTCTCTTTACTAAGTCTTCTATTCAATGAGTCGCGAATTCTTAAATATAATGCTGCATTTTGACTGTGTAATGTTTCATTAAATAAATTAAAAAAATCATATCTTATACTATCAATATTTTTTAAAAATTCTATAATTTCTTCATCTCTGTAAGTAGAATCAGACAAAGCTGTAGATATATGTGACGCTGCCAAAGATGACGACGCAGATGACGACGCAGATGGCGACGATGATGACGATGATACTGATGTTTGCGACGTTTCTGCCGCGAGAGGAAAATAATATTGATTACTACGCAACATGTTATAAAAATTTTCTTGTATATTTTGAACTCTTGTAATATAACTATCTAAAATTGAATTATCTCCGAAATACATTTTTTCAAAATATTTAATTTTATTAGAATTCGGATTCGGATTTTCATCGTCAAATACAGATACAGGTACAGGTACAGGTACAGGTTCACTATATATATCACTATTGAAATCATTATCATCCTCCAAGAATGCCGCCTTCTCAAGAAATTTTGGAAGAATCAACCTTAAAATCACTTTACAATTATTTAGAAAATTTAGAAGGTAAAATGAATCATCTGTAAAAAATTTTTTATAATCTTTAAAACTTTCTATTTTTTCTTTATCGGTAAATAGATCATCTGTTTTTGTGTATTTGCGATCATCTTTTCGTGCTATACTTATGGGAATAGTTATATCTGTATTATTATCAATTGTTTTATTACGCCAGAAAGTGCAATATAACCATATTAAATATATTAATTTAATGATAATATCTTGAATATTAAGTATATTTTGATAATTATTAGTATTAAATATTTTATCAATACAATCGATTAATTCTTGCAGATTTAAATCATACTCATGTATGTTGTAAAACATATTTATTGTACAATACTCATTTTTTTCAAAATTTTTAAATATAATATTAAATTCATATAAAGAATCATCAGCATCCTCGAGAGGATAAATTGAACTATAAATTAGATCATTATTATTTATTATCGAGGGTTTTTTCATAATTTTGCTTATATTTGCTAAAGTAGTTTCTTTTCCACCCATTCTTATTTCAGATGGTTCCATATTCTATTATTTAATATAATATATAAAAAAGAAATATTAAGAAACGATAAAGATTTATTTTATTTTATAAATATAATATTTTTATTCAGTTGCTTGATCCTCCCCTTCGGCCCCTTCGGCCCCTTCGGCCGCTTCACCCCCTTCGGCCCCTTCGGCCCCTTCGGCCACTTCGGCCATTTCAGCCTCTTCAGCCGCTTCTTCTGCATCTAATTGATCAGGTATATTAGCAGATTGCGCGACTATTTCCGCCGCTCTCGAAATCAACGAATCATTGCGCTTTGTTGTTAATTTTTCTTCTAATTCTTTAATAGTATTTTTCAAAGATTCTATTTCTTCATTTTTAATTTTTAACTCAAAACGTATAGTATTCGATAATTGTTCATACTTATGGTTTAAATCAGAAATTGCATTCTGAATTTTTGCAATTGGATTCGCCATATCTATTTATATACTAAAGATTAAAAATTAGATACAATTAATTTAGTTCCCTTATGATTTGAACAAGGATAAGCGGCTATTATATGATTTATATATAATTCTTTAATAAAAGCCGTTTCTTTAAATAATCCAATACATTTAGATTGGTTTTCTGAAAAGACTCTAAATAAATTAATATGATCTTCTTGTGTAAATTGATTTACTGCGTCATTTTTAAAATAATAATTAATTGGAGGGTCAATAAATATAAAATTCTCCGGATTATTATATTCTCTAAAAATTGACAAAAAATCTATATTTAATAATTTTGTATTCCGTAGAGCATTTTTATATCCTGCATCTGTTAAAATATTATAATCTATAGTATTATTATTACCATATGCGACATTAAATTGACCGAGTTTATTGAAACGTAACATACTTCTGTGGCAAGTTTTGCGCAAATAATAAAACTGCGATGCTTGTTCGATTGATGTAGTTGGGCAATAATTATGTAATATATCATAATATGTTTCTTTATTATTTTGATGACTATCCATAAAATTTTTAATTTCATTTCCTTTATCATCTTTGATTTGTTTATAAAAGTTTATTAAATCTTCATTAATATCGTTCAAAACAGAATGTATATTTTTTCTCTGGAAGTATGATGATAAATAAAAAAAAACAGAAGCACTGCCCGCAAAGGGCTCAATATATTGAGTAATAGAATTATTATTAAGTGATTGATCCAAAAAAGGCATAATCATATTTATATCGTATGACTTGTTTTTCCCCCAAGAAATAATTGGTTTCATTTATATAAACTATAGGATTTTTTCCTGGCAGTGCAGTTCAATATCTTTTGCCGGCTCAATATTTTGTAGATTTGACCATTCATAAGGTTTTACTATACGGTGATCGTAGTCATATGAACTCTCTTCGTACTCTGTGTAGAATTCATCAAAGGTGCGTTTTTTGCTATTTCGATAGAATCCTTCCCAGTTAGAGTTATTCATATTTTCCTCGAGACACTCTAGATCAAGTATAAGCATCTTATACTGAGACGCGTAGGCATATTCAAAATTCGGTGAAAGGCAGTTTTTCAAAGATTGCTGATTATCAAATATTGGCTGCGACTCTTGTGGTGGCTGCGGTGTGTTTGCAATCCATTCAAAGTGGGCATCATTCAAATTGGACAACTTTGGCTTCTTGATGTTGGTATTTGATAGAAAAAGCAGTATTCTGTATAGCATGCTCATGTTTCCGCTTTTCGCTTTTTATTTTTAATTTAGTACTCATAAATCAAATTTTTAGAATTTACTTTATAATAAAAAATAAAATTAATTGATAGAGATAATTAATGCCGATTATAAAAACAGGAAATAAATATGTAAACGAAGCCACGAATAAAGAAATAAAAAATGTAGAAACATTAGAATATATAAAAAGCTTACGTATCCCTCCTGCTTATAAAGATATTGTAATTAATGATAAAAAAAATAAGATATTGGCATATGGATACGATGATAAAGGTCGAAAGCAAACTATTTATAATAAACGGTTTATAGAAAAGCAAAGACAGGAGCGATTTGCACGAATTATAAAATTAAATGGAATATTTGCGAAAATTCAAAAACATATTAAAAAACACGTTAAAAATTATTCACAATATCCTATTAAAAAAGCTTTAATATCTCTAATATTACAAATAATGATTTTATGCAATTTTAGAATAGGATGCGAGAAATATCTCCGTGAAAATAATTCATATGGTTTAACAACTCTTGAATGGAAACACATTGAATTTCTAAAAAATGGTAAAGTACATATTAAATTTATAGGGAAAAAAGGAGTTTGTAATGAATCTACATTGAGAGATAAAGCATCTATTGTATTTTTAAAGAAATTAGCACAACAGCAAGAGAATGGGCATTTTCCGGTTATAGATAAAAGAGTTTTTAAATATTTAGATGAGAATGGAAATATTCATCATATAAACGCACCAGATGTAAATAATTATTTACATAAATACGATCCGGAATTAACTTGTAAAGATATTCGAACCGCGATGGCAAATTATCTATATATTAAATATTATAATGAAAGTTCTATTGAGGTAGATTCTAAAAAACGACAAATAGAAGCAATAAAGAAAGTGGCATACGAACTGCATAATACACCCGCGGTTTGTAAAAAAAATTATATTAATCCGGCAATACTAAAATTTTAATATGTTAATATAATGGATGAAGCAACCGCGCAGTTATCGAAAGCTTCTTATAGTATTTTAAGCACATTAATTATTGCAGGTTTAGTAATTGGATTTTTGATATTAATAATTTTATCATTGATAGTTCGAGATACTAAATTTATATCGGAAAATCGCGGGAAATTTATGACAGAATTATTCTTAATGAGTGTATTGGCATCATTGCCCGTCTTTTACATAGGCTATTCGCGAAATTTGTCAATGACTTCAACTGTGAAAGATTTCTTATTATTAGTATGCAAATTTGGTTTAGCTCATATATGCTTGCAATTATCAGGATTTTATACTAACTTATTTAGCGCTTAGCTTTTTCTTTTGGCTTTGGCTTTTTATTTTTGCCTCCGTTTTTTTTTTAGAACTAGTAGATTGTATAGAGGGTTTTCCATGTTTTTGTTTATATAATTCAGTAACAGTGCGTGTTCCAGTTTGTGGGGTTTTAACACCATATCTTGAAATATCTGACATTTCTATATAAAAATACTAAAATATTTAACGCTTGACTTTTGGCTTTGCCTTTGGCTTTGGCTTTGCCTTTGGCTTTGGCTTTGCCTTTGCCTTTGGCTTTGGTTTAGATTTCTTACCACCATTACCATTAAATCGTGGTGGTGGTGGTAGACCACTAAAGCGAATACGCGGCATGTTCGGCACTACCTGTGGTGCTTGAGGTGTTCCTATTCCTGGTAAAGGAATTTGACTCGACGAAACAGATTGTTTTCTTATACCATAACTGGTATCTGGTCTTTCAGATTGCTTATTCACGAGTGATGGTAGTAATAATCCTTTATGTGGCGGTATTTGAGTTTCTGATACTGGATTAGAATTGCCTGGGCGCGATAATGATGATTTAAAAGGGTTCGGTTCTCTAAAAAACTTTCTATTAGGATCAGACATTCTTATTTCTATAATAAAAATATATAATAATTATAATGTTAAGTTATATTTCGATGCCGGTTGTATTGGAATATTCAATAATATATATACGCATTCCAATTCCTGACAAAACTGAAGATATTGGGAAAATAATTGCAGAAAAAATTGTAAAATAGATATAGGGATGAAGAAAGGCCTAGTATATGCAAACGATGGTACTGCCCCTGTAAAAGTTTCTTCCGTGAATGCTAATTGGCATTATAATTGGAATACAACTATACCAAGTGGTATTTCAGTACCTTATATCCCACAAATATGGGGCCTAAAAACTCTTGCATTTATTCCAAATCTAGGTCAAGATTATGAGAATACTTTATTAGGATTCAATGAACCAGATGGATCCAGGCAATCTAATATAAATGTAGAAGATGCAATTGCAAATTGGCCACAATTGATTGCAACTGGTCGCCGCCTTGGTAGTCCCGCTACTGCCGGAAATCCTACCGCTGCAAATAGCTGGCTATCTCAATTTATGGCACATGCAAATGCTAATAAATATCGCGTAGATTTTATTTGTGTTCACTGGTATGCCCCTCCAAATCCAAAATCATTTTTAGCCGAAATAGATGCAATATATGCAATGTATAAATTACCTATATGGATCACAGAATTCTCACCAGCTGATTGGAATGCTACCATTTCCACGCCATCTAAATATACTGCTCAAGATGCTATTAATTTTATGAATATTGTAATACCTGAATTAAATTCGCGCAGCTATGTTGAACGTTATACTTGGAAAACAAGATCTACTTCTGATATTAATTTGGGATTCGCAGCATTATTTAATGATGATGGAAGTTTAACATCTGTTGGTCATGCATATGCTAATATGTAATCATCAAATTTATGCCATGTTAAATACATACAAATATGATTAAATGTATGCCATAATGCCGCGGATATACTTGGATATATATCTTTTTTGTAAAATATATACATTGCTATAATCCAAATTATTGTAATTTTATAGTCGAGAATATATGATGTCACTAAAAATATTAACGCATGTGCGTACAGTCCTATAAATTGTTCTTCATGTTTATTAAAATCACATAAAACCAAAGATAACAGCGAAAATGGAAATAATAATAAAGTTATTTCTATTTTATGAGGACTTAATAAAACTAAAACATATACCAAGAATTGCTGACATAATAAATCTATTTTAAGTAATAATGGCTGATATTTATTTAAGTTTAATGCTAAATAACTATGATAAAGCATTGAACCAAATATAATTACAATATAGCAATAACACGGTAATTTATGAATTACATTTCTACTTTCATAATATATCAGCGGAATACCAGGGATCATACTTAAAACTGATATCAATTCTGGATTCATTTTATTGATTTATATATCTTCTCTTATATAGAAAATTATTAATGCTGCGTACACGTATTGTATCTATAATTCATACTAATATTTTATTTTTTATCGAAATAAAATTTCCCTTTAATTTTATATATTTACCACCACGTTTTCCTAAATAAATACATTTATTTCCCCATTTTTCAGTACTCTTGACATATTTTTTATTTTTGCGATTTCCACCATAAGTATAAGGATAAGGATAAGGATAAGGATAAGGATTAGGATTATCGGCAAACTCCAATAAATTTGTTAAAATTTCATATAAAATTCTTGTTAATTCTTCCGATATTCCAAAATTCAAATTATAATTATGATATAATCTCATCAGAACTGCAGCCAATGCGAAATGATCTGATTTTTTACAGAAATATGCTGAATTATTTTCAATAAAATTTAAAGTAGTCTTACGAGTACGAGTAAGACCATGATATTTAATTTTAAATTTTTCCATAGACATTTCAAAAATGTAAAAATTATTAAACCATCTAATCCATTGTAAATTATCATTATAAAGATTTTTATCAATATAATATATATTTTCAGGATATATAGATAATATAGGAAGTATACTTCCGAGTGTACTCGGGATACCTGAATCTCTAATACTTCTATTAAATTTCAAAGTTCCAAAATCACATAATTTAAATTTATCGCTACATTTTAATATATTTGATGGTTTAATATCCATATGTGTAATATTATGGCTATGCAGGATATTCAAAAAAGGGATTATGTTATTGTATACTTCTATTGGATCTATTATTTTTTTTTTTTCTAATAAAGATTCTAAATCTGCAGAACATAGATTATTTAATATTATCTTTATTTTTGTGTATTTGCGTGTTTCACCTTCCTTATTGATAGTTAAATTTAAATATGCATTATTGAATGTTATTATATAAAAAGCACTATTATTATATTCATAATATGTAGTATAATCGTTTATCAATCCTTGTCCTAAACTATTAATTAATTTATATGCATTATATTCATTCAAATAATCTGCGTCTGATTCATCTTCTAATTGAGATAACATAATCTTAAATCCCTTAAATAATAAATTATTTAAAAAGGTCTCTTTATGTGTTATTTCCTCCTCCATATCATTATATTGTATTATATTAAATTTATCTATATTTTCTATAAAAATTGTATATAATTCATGTGTAAAACTAATAAAACATCCAAACGCGCCTGAATTTAAGCATTCTGCATTCAAACGTGTACAACTCGGTCCGTTATAATAACTGGCAGCAGTACCATTTGGTTGATTATATACAGGGAAAAATTGATCTGGATGTTCAGGTTGAACAACATTACTATGACGCGTACATAATGCGCCCATATATAATATATAGATAGATAAATTTAAGATAAAACAATATAAGGATAGGGAGGAGGAAATAACACATAAAGAGATCTTTTTAAATAATTTATTACCTTAAGGAATCAAGAATCTGGTGGGTGTAATTATTTCGATCATTTACAAAGGATCTACTTTTGTCTATAACTTGTTTAAATACGGGAACACTACCGGGCTTGTATGTTTTTGATATTGAGGATACGTCTACAATATTGTTATCTGCATCAAAAAATCTATATGGTCCTTGTCTACTTGTTAAACCAAAATACTTTCCGGATTCATCCCATCTGTCATATGCTTTTGATATCCTCAACTGATTAATTATTTCTTCTTCTGATTTTACACCCCCAATTAGTTGTGTCTTGGTTAAGTTGTTTCGTTTCTTGTTGTATTCGTCGCGCGAAACACGTATTTTATAAAAAATTATTCGACTCTTTAAGCAGGCAAAAGTATATAAAGATTTCACATCTTATTAAGATGTGCGATGTCTATTATCGCACATTTTCCTCAATAGCTCAGCGGTAGAGCGCTAGGCTTTTAACCTAGTGGCCGAGGGTTCGATCCCCCCTTGAGGAGAAAATAGTTTTATTTTTATGCAAACTGGAAAAATAAAAAATAATTCCAGTAAATTTATTTAAGAATTTAAGACATTTTATATTAGTAATGGCAGATCTTAAAAGTGTACGTCGTGGAATCCACGAAATAAAACATAAATTTTATAAAAACATTGACAATGATCCAAATATAGCTGGGTTTTATAAAAATATGTTAGATCTTTGTGATGAAGATGTAAATAAGAAAAATGATTACGGTAGAACACTTCTAATGTATGCGGCAATTAATAAAGATACATATATGATTCGATATTTGTTGCGAAAAGGCGCTTCGATTGATATTCTAGATAATGAGGGAAATGATGTATTTTATTATACTTGGAATAAATATATAAGACAAAGAATAAAAAGGGCTACTATTATGAAACTATGGGATAATTATACTGATTCATATGATTATCGCGATCATATTATGCAACATTTGACAATAAATAATTGCGAATAATTGAAGCGTGAGATAATGGTTTTGAAGTATTTTCGATATCATCATTAGTATCATAATCTAAAAATGCTATTTTTTTATATGTTTTTAGTTCATTAATATCATCACGCAAATATGTTTTAAGTATATATAAATATGTAGGTATATAAATGATTTTTCTCGCGGAAATATAATCTAGTATTTCATCTCCATACTTATGACCTATAACTTTTCCATATTTGCGGCAAGTTCTTTTTATATTTTTCATATTCGTTATATTAAATTTGCTTTTATCTATTCCATAATTTTCGAATATTTTAAGACCTTGCCATATTCCTTCTACAGAAGAGGAAACATCATTGCTTCCCGGAACAGGTATTGAACCGTGGGAATAAAATGGTGAAAATTTACTATTTGATTTAGAAGTTACATCAATAATTTTTCCATCATATTCTTGAATTTTCTTTTTTGCTCTTATATTTATAATATCAATTTCAATAAGAGCCATAATTATTGGTGTATAATTATCAATTTCATTTTTTCTTTTTATAGCAACATGGGTCATAATATTTATTTAGACGTTCTTCATATCCATCTTTACAAGGAGGCCTTCTTTGTTTTGGTAAACACATATTTTTAGCTGCTTTATCTTTAACTTCTTTATTCTTAATATCAACTCGTTGATTTTCTTCAGATAATGAAAATATCGATTCGGCATTATCATTTGATGATGGTGTTTTCTTATTTTTATCGCGATTTCTATAGAGCTTTCTAAATAAATAATAATCAAATGCAACTTTACGTAGAGCCGCCTCTGATACTGAAACTTTAGCATTTTTTCGATGAATTACATTATCATATATCCAAGCATCAATACTTACATCTTCTTGTAAGCTCTTCATTGCTATTATTTCACCTCTATTTGGAGAATTAGGGTATTTTAATTTATAAATATGAACATTAACGTGACGCTTTAAAAATGGGTGATCTAATGGAATGTCATAATGAGAACAGAAACGTATCGCACGGCCTTCAACTTGTGTTTTTGTAGATTGATTCCAAACTGGATCAAGTAAATGATAGTCTTGTATGTGCTTAAAAGATACGCCTTCTTTCATTGCAGGTGATCCTATTATTACACGTAATAATTTCCCATCGATATTTTCTATACTATTTGCAAGCGATTTTATAGCATCTTTTTCGGTATTTTTTGTAATTCCATCCCAAGTCGCATAACATTTATAATTTTGTGGGTTAGCTACATTTCCATTAATAACATCTTTAATATTAACCCATCCTCTTTGTTTTAATAATTCAGCGACAAGATTAACGCCATATTGTATAAAATTACTATATACTAATTGCTTTCCTCTCATATTCTCAATATTATTTATTAACGCGTTTATCTTAGACATATATCTAGTTGGATTTCTCAAAGCTAATGGTAATATTTCTTCAAATGATTTTTTATACGCATCAGGTATATCTGTATCAATAATACGTTCAAATTCATTATTATCAATATATGCAAATATAGCAGCGCGTCTCTCCAATGAAAAAAATCCATTATTTGGTTCTTCACTAGTAAATTGAAAAGGCCGTATATATTGACACATATTCATTTGGTATTCACTTGGTTCTATGTCATGAGATATATAAGATACACTCGGATATGCAGTTACTGAACTGCCTGGAAAATAGCTAACTTTTCCTGCGAGAAATGGCATAAGTTGTTTAACGCCTGTTATTTTTTTACCAATAGTTTCTTCTAAATCAATAATTTGAGGATTCATTATCTTAACAAGTTCTGCAAATTGTCTAATATTATCAAATACTGGTGTTGCTGTTAAAAATACAAATCGAGTCTTGGCTTCCGCAAAACGAAGCATTGTTTTCAAAAGTAATGTTCCAATTGATGAAACTTTACTTCTTGGTAAAATATTGCTAGTAATCATATCTAGGTATTCTTTTTTGTAGCGAAAATTTATAAGATTATGAACTTCATCTATTATAATTACTTTATTACGTGATAAAGTAACTAGGTGATCTCTTGGTTTTCGAGATTTTAAAGCATCAATTCGGAAACGTTCAAATGATATTACTGTATATTTACGCGATACTTTATTTATAAACTCTGTATATATATTTTTCTTAATTGTATTGCTTGTTGATGCAGATATATAGATTATATATTCTTGTTGATTAATATATTCTCCATTACCATATGCTGAAAAGAACATTAATTCATTGTAAAAATTAGTTTTTAAACGTGCTGGTAAAATTACAAGCGACTTCATTGAAGTATCACGATTCATATATTCTTCAGCAATTGTTATAGATGTTAGCGTTTTGCCACTTCCAATGCCATGATATAATAATAATTCGCGAATATTCGGATGATCATTTACAAGTTTCTTAAAGAATTTTTGTTGTGTTTGTAGCTCAAATGTAGATGCAGAATTTCCTCTGCATAATAAATCGATACTTATATTATTATATCCTTGAACATCATCTTTATATTCGCGTAAAATATTTTTTCTAGTTATTGCCATTACTATAAATAAAATTTGAAAATTGTTTTCCGTTATATTTATAATATAATGGCATCTGTTGGTTCACCTGTAAAAGAAGGCAATATGATTCGAAGCGGGACAGGTTCTTGTATTTTATTGGAACCACCTATGTCTAAAAGCGAATATTGCGAAAATTGTGAAATAGAAGGTGGTGAAGTAAATGGAGTTAGAATACCTCCCAATTCAAAAAAAATAATTAAAATTTTATATAAAGATATAATAAAAGATGGTATAACAATTACTAAACAAGAGATTTTTAAGGCAGAAATAGCCGCTGCAAATATTTTAGTACAAATTGATCCAACACAAGAATATTTCTATTATGTAATTGGTGGTTGTAAAATTTCAATTCATGAAACAATAGAAAAACTAGATAGAGAATGTAAATATCGTGTTCCAATGCCAGATGATATATATTTATTAGAAATGCAAAATGGAAGTACTAATGGGGGTACTAATTTAATAGATATGTTTCCCCGTTCTGGTGAAAAAATAATAGAAATAATTAATAAAATTATAGATATATTTAATTTTTTACATTTATCAGAAATAGGACCTATTGCTCATGGAGATGCACATCCATATAATGTTTTAATAGATAATGACAACAATATACATTTTATTGATTTTACTACATTACAAAAGAAAGGAGATAGAAATTTTACGGGTGCTCTAAATCTAGATTATGATTATTTTATTGCAATAATTAGAGTACTTTCTAATAAAATTATTGAAAGCGATGATAGTATATACAAAAAAGCATTAAATGATAGTTTAAGAATAAGAAATGTTCCAAAAGTAAAACCACCAAATTTTATAAATAATTTTAAACAAACATTAGATGGTTATTTAAATAAAAGTAAAAGACCTAGAAGTGCATCTGATGCATTAGGTAGTTCTTCCCATCGTAGTCCTACTCGAAGAAGACCTCTAACTGCTGCCGTTAAAAGTCCTCCTAGAGAAAATCAGTTTCATCCCTCCAGTTATAGTACTCCTCCTAGAGGAAAGCAGTTTCTAGAAGATCCCGACAGTTATAGTACTCCTCCTAGAGCAAAGTCTCCAAAACCTGAAGATTTTAGAACTCCTTAATGAGCTTCTTTTATAGAAAGGCAAAAAATGAAATTTATTTGGATTTATAAATAATTATCATATGGAAATACCTTGGTATTTTAGACATTATGCGAAAATAAGTTTTTTTTATACAAAAAGCACAGGTAAAAATGCTGCATTATTTCCTTCTTCATTATATCTAAAAGAAAGTAATAGTATACCTATACGTATATATATACAAAAATGTATAAATACTCGAAATCTATTTTATATACACGGTAATAAATATTTTAGACCACGCGAAGAACATACAATGCAATCTGATTGTATAAATTTTATGCAGAGATTAAATTGGGAACTTGTAGCACAAGAATGGAGTGTAATTGAAAACAATTATGATATTGGAAAAGGTGATCTTGTTTTTCGTAACCATAAAACATATTGTGTAATAGAATGTAAAAGAAAAACAAATAGAAAAGTATATGAACAAGCGAAATTTTATGGATCATCATGGAAGTTGCATTATGCAAAGAATAATGACGAATATGTATTATATGGAATATGGACGCCAAAAATACAAGAAATTCTAGGAATTTTACATTCAAGATCAGATGCATTAAGTTTATGTAAAAGAAGATCTCCTAGATTTACGGCTTAAGATATTTTAATTGGCCAGTTATGGCGAAATATTTCGCCTATTTGTATAAACTCTTTTAAGATTGTATAATCTCTATTGATTGTATATGATTTATTTTTTTGACACATTATGCATTTTGATTTACTTAATATAGAACTTGTACCAGATTCCATTGCAATTAATAGACATTTTGGATGATATCTCGAATCGCAACATTTTAGTTTCATCATTTTATTACAGAAAACTTCGTGACATATAATGCAATGTCCTGTAAATGGCTCATTTACAATTTCGATATCTTTAAATATTCCTTCGATTGTCCATTGTTTAGATATCATTTTGCAAAGTCTATTCCATGAATATCCATTATTATATATAAAGACTGCCTTTTTTTGAAGGATATCATTTAATATTTTTGTTAAAAAATCGGTTATCATTGATGGATTCTGTGATTTTTCAAACTGTGAAGAAAGACGAATTGAATCTCTATCCATAATAAGTGAATTACATTCAAAATCGATATTTCCAAATGGTGGATCATATTTTACATCCTTCAATAATACTATTAAATCCAATATTATAGGCTTCATTGTTTGGATTGTTTTTGCAAAACAATTTAAATTTAATAGATAATCCTTCATTTCATATGGCACTAGTTTTCTAATATCTATCAGTAGACTAACTATTTTTTTTTTATCTATTGGCGTAATATGAAAACGTTCATGACGAACCTGATTTTCTTCAATTTTAATGTTTGGAAAATATATTTTGAGATCGCGACTATATAGTTTTTTCATTTCACCTCCCATTTTTTCTTTTATTTTTTCAATTAAGTTATCGTACTTATCTATATGAATAAGTGCGTCAATATCATTTGGAACTACCCATCTACCGAATAACTCTGGATGAAAAGATTTGTCATTATATAAAGCATTTATATCTATAGTTTTTTGTACATTTTCTTCAATCAGTTTATTTATTATATTATAAAACTCGAAAGAATGTGTATCATGTAAATATTTGTCTCTTACTGCACCTCCAAATATCTCTCCATCATTTTCAATTATCACATTAATTAGTTTATTATTAAGTTTCCATTGAGATTTTTGAGATGGACTCGCCGTTCCCATATTATATATTATAAAATTTGAAAATTCATTTTTTTTCTTTAATATAAGAATTTGGGATGTATTTTTATTTAACAATGCCGTATCCTAAAACAAAACACTTATTTAATAGAATTGGTGAAATATATTCTGATATATATAATATATGTGCAAACATAAAACATATCGAAGAGAAAAATAAAGAGTATGATAGGCGTTTGCTTGAAATAGAAGAAGGTATTGTTTCTATTCGAAATGATATTGATATATCTAAAATTAATCGCGAAAGTACAGGGATATTCAATATTAAATTTTTCTAAATAAAAAATGATATTGGGTTTTAATGTATATAAATATGAATGAAAGTAGTAGCGAAAGTGATTCGGATGAACGTATTGATGATATTCGTGAAGAAATTTTGAGTTATCTTGAAACATATAAAAGTGATCAATCAAAACATATTGAGATATTAAATTATAAGCCGAAATACAATGCAGAATATTATGATAATAAAGTTTTACTAGAAGTTAATGATATGAATGCCTTTGAACCTATTATAGAAGAAGTTAGTAATGAAGACCTTACTGATTTATGGATATACTTCAAAATAGCGACTTCAAGTATTGCGACATCAAAAAATCCAGGTAGGAATATAAGATTTTTGGTGAAAGATGAGAATACGCAAAAATATATAGGAATACTTGCAATAGGTTCTGATATTTATCAATGTAGTGTTCGTGATAAAGAAATTAGCTGGGACTGTGATAATCATGGAAAAAGAATAGAGAATATAATAAATATATGGTGTTGTGTAGGACTTCAACCTTTAAGCTATAATACAAATATAGGAAAATTATTATGTTCTTTGTGTTTTAGTAAAGAAGTAATAGATAGATATAATCAAAAATATAATATAAATATTGCAGCAATAACAACATTTGGAATAAACGGGCGCGCAGTTCAATATGAATGTCTACCCTTTATTAAATTTATAGGATATACTAAGGGATATGGTACAAATCATATGCCTAATTATTTATTGCAAGAAGCATGTGATATACTAAAAAGTAAAAATATTGAAGTATCAGGATATAATAAAATAAAGAAATGGAAGACTGTGATGAACTATCTAAATATTCCAGATATTAAACTAAAACACGGAATATTAAGAGGCGTATATATTGGATATCTCGATGGTAAAAGATCAAAAGATTTTTTACAGGGAATTTGTAGCGATTTTGAAATTAGTAGCAAATTAAAGACTATAAAAGAAATTGTTGAATGGTGGAAGATACGATGGGGTATAAATCGTATACTAAATTTGAAAAAACGCGATAGATATAAAAACACAATGTCACCTGAATGGACATATAATTTATTTGAAGAAAGGAAAATAATCCCGCATTTAGAATTAGAAAATAGAAGCATATCAGTATCAATTACAAAAGAAATAATAGAAAATTTACCTCAATTATCAGCATCATATATTGCGGGATTAATGGATGGCGATGGATGTATATTATTTAATAGAAATAGCACTATATTGCCTCAAATAGAGTTATCTCAGTGCGATCCATATGTTGTATTTGCACTACAAAAACAATATAATTGTGGAAAAATACGAATTGTTTCATCCAAGTCAGTAAATTCACGACAACAATTTAAGATTAGTATATTTGGATGTCGAGAATTATTGATATGTCTAAAAAATTATTGTATTATTAAACAAAGAAGGGCGGAAATTTGTTATAAACTATTTGAAGAATTATCGGGAAAATATACTGTAGAATCAATAAAAGAATTATTTAATAAATATGAAAATGCAATTATATTATATGAACCTGATAATGATAATATATATGATACCAGAATAAATGATGAATATGTTGCAGGTCTATTTGATGCAGAAGGATGTATAACTTTCAAAAAATACGAGAAATCAAATTCAGTAACTTTAACAATTACACAAAGATCAAATCCAATTATATTGCATAAAATTAATCAATATTATAAAATAAATGCAACTGTAACAGTACAACGGTTCAATCTATATTCGTATGAAAAATGTGAACAATTTCTTAATCATATTGAGAAATATGTATTATTAAAGAAAGATCAAATTAATACATTTAGAGAAGTATTAGAATATCGTAAAAAACACAAGAAATATGATTGTGAAAAATTTTATCAATTAAAGAGAAAAATATATATTCCAGATGATTATTTGATTAATTATGCTAATATGAAATATATAACAAAAAAGAAAACAGAACAAAGGGATCTAAAACCATTATATGAAGCGGGAATATTAATAGCACGGAAGAACTATGTGCGAACTCTGCCGTATGTTGATAATATAGATCATCGTGTAAATATAGCAATTGCAACTATAATGAAACGTCGCAAAATTACAGATGAAATTATATATATTGTTCGAAAGAAAATAGAAAATAAAATAACACAGAAAGCAATATGTGAAGAAATGGGATTATCGCGTCATATAGTAAATAATATTGCAAGATATAAATTATTGCCATTAGATTCTGATAGAAATATGGTGAAAGATAAAATTATTGCGAAAAAACAAACTAAGGAAAAACGCATTACAATGACATCTGAAGAAACAAAGAAATATGATATAGAAAGCGTAGCAATTAGTAAAAGAGCATATAATGTGGCGACAGCAATACAAATATTGAAATATGCTATAGAGAAAAGAGAATATATAACACAAACTCTATTATCTAATAAATCTGAAGAATTATTTGGAGTAAAGTTATCAGTGACGCAAATACAAAGTTTATTACTTGGGCGTGTTTCTATATATGAAAGAGAGTTTAGAGATAATGAAATAAGATATGATGACTATAAGAGTTTATGCGAAGAAGTTAGTAAAATAAATTTTAAGGCGAATGGTAGAAAATACGCTTCAATAAGTCAAAGATCAGTTGATGGAGAAACTATAATTAAGGTGTTGAAGAATAAAAATAATTTGACGCATAAAGAAATAGCCGCAAATATAGGAATAAAAGAAGAACAAGTACGTGGAATCTTGCGCGGCACTACAAGAATGATGCCATTTGAGTTTCCTTGTGGAGAAATTAGTTGGGAAGAATATAATCTTCTAATGCGGTTCTAAATTGTCTTTTTTATATAAAGTATAAAAAATAAATATTTTGTGATTTAGATTGCTTAATTGCTGTAAGCACTCTTTTACCTCTAAGTTTCCCTAGAGGGATGGACTGTATCTTAAGCCATCTCAGATTGTCTAGATCTTCATAGATAACCCATTCCCGTTCAGTCTCTGACGCCCTATCATAAGCTTGACATAACGCTATTAGATAGTAAGCATGCGGATTGCCCAATCTTTATCATTATTACTATACCCAAGTTCCGATTCTTGGCCAGATGATACTTTCGTTAATCATCCTTAGTAGATAAAGCTCTAAGGGGTTTCCCGAACAACAAGGAATGTCGCAATTAAATAAATTAATTACTAGCAGCAAGCCTGGGGAATATTTGCGACGGCATTACGTTTTTTCTATAACAAGAAATCGCTTTGTTATAGACTGCTGCTTTTTGGCCCTAGTTATAGCAATTCTTAATAGCGGTATACAGTACGTATACGCCACTAATTACTAAATGCAAGGCCGCCCATGCCGCTCATTATTCGAAGAACATTGTAGTTAACTGCGAATACATATAAGCTGGCAGTACCTACGCTACTAACCTTAGTCTGAGAGCTATCGAGGTAAACAACAGTGTTACCGGCGCTAACTAAAGGAGTATCTAAGGTTAAATATGCGGTATCAATACGGGACATATTTAAGGTCCCGGATGGTTGATGCTCTTCTGGTTTTAGAGCGAAAGAATATACATTAATACCGCGGTTAAGTGGTACATTCTCATGGTGTTGATATGGCTGTACTAAGGAGAAGTAGTTACCATCGCGGGCATTGAAGCGATCTTGGCCATTTAATTGAATCTTTGTGCTATTCATTCCAGATAGATTGCCATTGGCGCTGTTATTTACTAAGTTGAATGCGGCGGTTCCATTGAATGAAGAACCATACCCGCCATACCCACCTGAAGTAGCAGTAATACCTGGTTGAGCAGTGAAATTGGTCCATTGGTTGCCACCTACGTTGTAGGCATCTGGGTTGATCGCCCAGACAATTTCCTTGCAGGGATGATTGAAATTCATCTTATAACGGATACCGGTGGAAGAATTAATAGTCTCTACACCTGTAAATTGTAATTGTTCAATTAAATATTCATGGGATAGCTGTGCGAAACGGCGACGTTCGTCAGTATCTAAATAGATATAATCTACCCATAGAGAAGTTGCGCCTAAAGAAGGAACCGGTGATGTATTAGTAGCTGTAACTACGGAAAGTAATTTATTAAAAGGAGCAATATCAATATTAATTTTTACTTCATGGTATTGTAATGCAATTAGGGGTAGAGATAAACCTACATTGCGGCAAAACCAGAATTCAAGTGGAATATATAAAGTGGTTGCAGGTGCACCATTTGTTAAAGTAGAACCTTCACCTGTCATTAAATCGTAACCGTGGCGTTTGCCGAATGGTAAAGATAACTGATTCCATATGTATAACCATTGTGGATAATGCTTGTCAATACGTTGGCCACCAATCTCAATTTCGACATCATCCATTAAACGGAGACCTACGTAATCTACCCAGTCTTGGGTAGCAGTTAATGCAGGCATATTTACCTGTAAATATATACGATGAACTAAATCACCATTGCGAGAAATCTGGCAAGTTATACGCTTGCCGAAGTCTGGGCTGCCATTGAAGGTATTTTCAATGGCTTCAATGGCGAAGTTGGTATGTCTACGGTAAACTACCTTGAAGAAAGTAATTTGAGGATTACCTGTTAAATATACATCTTGCGCACCGTATGCTACGAGTTGCAATCTTAATTATTTTCTGCAAAATGCAAAAAATAAAAGAACCTCTAAGTTTCCCTAGAGGAATGGACTGTATCTTAAGCCATCTCAGAATGTCTAGATCTTCATCGATAACCCATTCCCGTTCAGTCTCTGACGCCCTATCATAAGCTTGACATAACGCTATTAGATAGTAAGCATGCGGATTGCCCAATCTTCATTATTATTACCATACCTAAGTTTTTTCTCTTAGCCAGATGAAACTTTCGTTAATCATCCTTGGTAAATGAAGCTCTAAGGGGTTCCCCGAACAACAAGGAATGTTGCAATTAAATAAATTTAATTACTAGCAGTTAACTAGGGTATTACAGGAGTCAAAGGGGTTATCTATAATAAGAGCCTGATTATTATAGCCTACTGCTTTTCGGTCCATTGCAATTAGTTTAGACCACCACCCATTTTATTGTTCTATAATATACCAAAGAAAATATTTTTATATTCCGGTTTTATGAACTTTGTGCAATAAATCGGTGTTGTTTCTCTCTTTTAATAGGATTTAAGAAGTTAATATACTAATTTTATTTAATGTTTAAAGAAAAGACTTCAAAAAAACGTATTCATATATCGGAGTCTTCAAAAGATACAACTACATTGGATGCACGTCATTTAAATATGATACAGACTATGCAAGATAATAAAGCTTCCATTGATGAACTTTTACAGCTACAAAATAATACAAAAAAAATTATAAATGATATTGAAGCGCGTATAACAAAATTTAAAGAAATAGGAGAAATAGATTCAGAAGCATATAATATGGCTTGGACAAGCAATATAATTTATACAGAAAACTGTCGAAATATTCAAAAAAAAATAGAGCATTTAGAATCATATAAAGACGAAATTGATTATTATCAAAATACAGGAGATATATTATTTCGATATTATGATATAATTGATCGTCAAAATACAGAAATCAGTGTTATATCTTTACCTCTAACTAAAGTATCTCGAAGTAGAAAAAAAAATATTCTACCGGTTTCTATAAATATTTTAGATGCGTTTAAAATGATTGGATCAAATAATGCAGAAATAGAAAATGTAAAAGCTCCTACAGTTGATAAAGCCACATTAGTAGCTGATTATTTATCATATATAGATCCTACTATAATTCGCAATAAAATCGATAATACACTTGGCAATTGTCTTAATTGTAAAATTGAAATGGTATGTATACAACAGGATAGCGTAAGTGTATGTCCCGGATGCGGATATCAAGAATCTCTGCTAGTTGAACAAAATCGCCCGCTTTTACGACAACCAAATAAAGAAGCTTCTCATTTCTCGTATAAACGTATAAACCATTTTAGAGAATGGTGCTCTCAAGTTCAGGGTAAAGAAAGTACAGATATTCCCGAAGAAATTTTTGAGCAGATTCTACAAGAGATTAAAAAAGAAAAAATTCAGGATACTAAAAAAATTACATACAATAAAATGCGTGAGATACTCAAGAGATTACGTGTCAATAAGTACTACGAGCATATTAATTATATAATTAATCGAATTAATAGTGTGCCGACTCCGCATTTTTCTTTAGAACTCGAGGATAAACTTTGTAGTATGTTTAAAGAAATTCAAGGACCTTTCTTGAAACATTGTCCAAAAGACCGTAAAAATTTCTTATCATATTCATATGTACTTTATAAATTATTTCAAATACTTGGAAAACACGAATATTTGAAGTTTTTCCAGCTTTTAAAAAGTCGCGAAAAACTATCTGTACAAGATCAGATTTTTAAGAAAATTTGTGAAGACTTAAATTGGCCATTTTACCCTTCTTTGTAAAAAATGAAAGTTGTCATTTAATACACAACAAATGAATAAATATAAATATAGACTTTCAGAGGGAGATATAAATATATTACAACAAATCACTAAAAATTATAAATTAAACGAAGAATTTATAATAAAGCATTATGAAATATGTGGTATTAATAAATCATTCATATTAAATAAATCACCAAAATATTTATATGAAGTCAAAGAAATTCTATATTTATTAAGTAATATTAGCACACTTCTTAGAGATAAACTCACATATTACGTGCCAAATTATAGAGCATCATTTAATCGTGCTGAATATATACGTGATAATATACAGACTCCGAGATTTAAGATGAATGAAGAACATCAAGAAATATTATCAAAGAAAGAAATGCGCAATTTTCGCAAATTGCTTTTAATCACTGATAATTTTAATAGTTTATATGATGATATACAATCTGTTATTACACCATTGCTAGTTCAAGAATATAGAGATAAAGAAAAAATAAGATTACAGAAAATCGCTTTTAGACGTTCAGTATATCAAAGATGGTTTATATAGAACAAGAACAAGAACAACGATTTAAAGCTTAAATAAATTAATCAAAATAAAACAACATTAAATGGAAGATATAATTGCGGATTATATAGACGAAGAGCAATATTTGTCAGATGATAATTCAATATTAAGTTCAGAATATGATTTTACAGATGATGAAATAGATATTTTTGAAAATGATTTGCATATACCATTTGAAACAAGAAATCCAACACCAATTAGATGGGTAACTATTAATCTTCATTCCATTAAATTAGATGTTTCAAATATGGGAAAAATAAGATCACATAAAAGTTTATATGATAGTACAGAAGGCATTCCACTACATGGAACACCATATCGTATATATCAGATACAAATTGATAAGGATAAATATAAAAATTATTATATTCATGAATTAATTTGGCAAGCATTTAATGGTAAACCACCAGATGGATGGGTAATTCGCCATAAATGCGAATATACATCTAATAAAGCAAAAATTAGATATAATAATAAACTTGCAAACCTTACAATAGTACCAAATACAATTTCGGAATTATATATAGATAAAGGCGTATCTTTACACAATTGTAGCGAATAGTCCATTTTCAACTAATTGTGCACATATATTTCTTGCGTCTTTTTTATTTACTTTTATATATGTTTCACCTTTTATATTTACTTCATCAATATATTTATGTATAACAGTTTCATCAATTGTAGGAATAGCATCTAATAATATTAATGAAACTGTTTTTGAATTTACAAAACCCGAAACTGTTTGATCTGCGCCACCTTGTAGTAATATATATTTATATGGTGATTGCATAAACCCTGATGTAGGAGGAGACAAACTTTTAGATTTAATATTAGACTTAATACAACAGTTTTTTACTATTGGAATTTTAATTGGATTCATAATCTACTTTAGATTACATAATTATTTTTAAATCTTTTCATATATAAAATATGATTATAGATATGGACATAGATTATTATATGGATATTGACATATATTTGGAAGATTATATGGATATTGATTGATTAATATCTTTGCTATTTATAGAATGTATATATATCCCGGACGTTCCTTTTATATGCCTTATTTCAACAGACGCTGTTTTTCAAATAGATACCCTTATGAGCCTGTATGTAATGATTATGATTCTGATAGCAGTTCAGAATGTGATTCAGTTGAATTATTAGCCACAAAAGTTATGCCTAGTGCAGCAGTATTAAAAGGCAATTCTATAACACCTGTAATCTTTACACAGCAACAAATTGATGATTTAACTGCTTATATAAATAATTATAGAAATATTCATCAAGCATCACCTATTGTATGGGATTCTACAATTGCTGTTTTTTCGCAAAATTGGGCAAATTATTTGTTGAAAAATCATCTATTTCAACATAGTGACAACTCATTATATGGAGAAAATTTAGCATATTTAAGAGGATATGGTAGTGATTTAGTTGCACTTATTAAATTATCGATAGATATGTGGTATAATGAATATAAGCTATATGATTTTTTGAAACCTATGTTTTCAGAAAAAACTGGACATTTTACTGCATTAGTATGGAAATCTACTACACATTTTGGTTTAGGTTTTGCAATAAATAAGAAAACTAAAGCAGCCTATATTACTATGAATATGTCACCTCCTGGAAATGTAATAGACGAATTTGATGTAAATGTTTTACCTGCTATTTCATCAGTAACATTATCAGCTTCTACGCCCAAACCAATTATGATAGATGCGGAGAATATAAATAAAGTTAAAGCATCGAAAATGGCTAACTCTAATGAAATTGATACTGTAAAATCATTATATAAAATAATAAATGAATTAACTAAAATTAATAGCTTATAATTCTATATTATCTTCTTTTCTATCTATAAAATATTGTATAATATCATTTTCCATTCTTTTTCCAGTTTCAGTTAAATTTATTAAACCTACATCATTATAATATATATCTACTTCTGGATTATATTTATGTTTGATAAATATTTCCCATCTCTCTACATATTTGCGGTCTTGTAATCTTCCGTGCCAATGATGTAATATTGTACCATTTATATAAGATAAATTAAATTTATATATTCTGATGAGTGATTGATAATCTTTAAGCTTTTCTAAAAACGATTTATCAGTTATATTATTAGGACAACTTTGTTCAACTTTATTTATTAACGCAAGGGCCATATGATGATCCCCTGATCCTAATATTGCATAATCTATTAACCCGTTTGTTTTTTCATATGCATAACGAGTACATGCCCACGCAAAACCACAATGCCAAAATCCATATTTGTGATCAGTTTGCCAATCTGTATTACTATTTTTATGCATATATCCAAAACTTTTATCAATACGCATTGCTTCATTATTAGGTCCTAAATAAACAGCTGTTGTAAATAATTGAATAAATGCACTTTTATTTAATTCTTCGATTGTATCATTTACCCAATTATCATTTAAAAATGTTATATCTGCATCTATCCAAGCAACATATTTCCAATTAATAGGAAGATTATGTATTGCTACATTTATTAAATTTTCTTTACACCAATACTCTGAATGTAATTTATATCCGTGATGTTGATATATATTCTCCATATTATTTGGTAATTGATATGTATCTGTATTTGTTGCTTCAGATACTATTATTTTTATTCTATCATATTTAGATAATCTTTCAATAAATTCTATAAATAAATTGTATCTTCGTTTTGAATTACAAAAATTAAAATATGGAAGTATTACATATAATATATCATCTTTAATAGTTTCTGATTCAATGTTTTCATGTGTAATTTCTTTCTTTATCTTAGTTTTTATATATTTAAGAGCGTCATTTGTATACTTATCTGTTTTATTCATTCCAAAACATTTTAACATTCCTTAACCTTAATATTATATGCGATATTTCTTCTTATATATAAATAGATATTATATATAGATGACTGACACTACTACCGAAATCCCTTTTATTTATGAATTTATATTTAATGATCAATATGATGATGCTATATTTTCAGAATATAATGAAGCATCCGACGAATTAAAAATACAAATTCAAATAACTGCGAATAATCTTAAAAATATTTTAAAGTTAAAACCAGGTATTCGTTCAATATCTAGTTTTGCTCATTATTTAAATAAATCATATAAAGTTACACTTGTAAATACATCATGGGTACTCTTACTGCCTTAATAATTTAATTTCTCTTTTAATTTATTATTTTCTTCTACAAGATGTTGTACAGTTTTTACAAGATATGGTATTATTTTTTCGTATTTTATTTTCTTATATTTCTCATCATCTCCGGGTATACTAAAATCTCCTGTAATCATTTCACATACTTCTTCCATATCTTGTGCTATAAAACCAATATCTTTTTTACCAGCCATTTCTTTATTATAAATATCTGTTTTCCATTTGTAGCTAACTGGTTTTAGTTTCATAATTTTAGATAATGCATCATCGCATTCCAATTCTTCTATTTTTTCTTTAAAACGTCTATCACAAACTGAGCCGAACGCTGTTATATCCCCGGTAACAGTCAAATTTCCTGCACTAAGTTGCATCATAGCAGTATTCCCACTATACCACATATTTGTAGTACCTGTAGGAACCTGGTATCTTAATGTACCTGTATTATATCCGAAACCATAAAAACTATAAGCACTCGACGGTGCATCACCATTTGCTATATCATTTAGTACCAGTAATTTATTTATAGATGCACCGGCCGTATTTAAGTTAATAACACCATTAGGATAAGCTTGTAAACACGGTGTAGTTGCACTTGATGTTACTAATGATATAGTACTACCGCTTCCAGTTGCATTAATAACAATATTAGCATTATTTTGAATTAATAATGAATCGGCATTTGCAGCTGGTATAGTATTTGTATTATTTGTGCTACAATATTTGGTAATTGACGCGATTGTTGCTGTATCTGATTTTAACTGTAAGCCACATAATGCAGAACTACTTATACTTTGGATAGTTTGTTGAGTAATACTATTACTATATAAATGTAAAATACTAGATGGGATTGTAATACCTATACCGATAGACCCGGATTGAGTTAAAGTTAATTTTGCATCGGCAACTGTTGGATTATAAGATATACCTCCGCTAAAAGCAGCAGCACATATATAAAAATTCTTATTCGTATTAAATGATGCACCAAATGAGAAATAATCTGTTAATATAGTTCCGGTTCCTAAATTTCTAAATTGAATAAATTGTGCTGGATTGCCCCCTGCACTATTTTCTTGATCATTATCTATATATATAGCACTTGGAATAGTAGTTCCAGATGTTCCATAAATATGTAATTTTTGTCCTGGAGTATTAGTACCTATACCAATATTGCCATTATTATAATAATAGGAAGCAGGACTTGTATTTACTGACCATAAGCCGGAAATTGAAGAGGTTGTAATATTACAGGTGCGCCCATATTGATCAATTGATATAACTGGGACAGTTGTATTATTTCCGTATGGAGTAAAATATGATAGATTATTCCAATTATTTATTAAAGGTAATACATTTGAAGATAATGCATTATTGCCTATTATTTGTGATGCCGGAATATTTGTAAGTCCTGATCCAGAACCTGAAAATGTACTAGTAGTTAAATTCCCTGTACGTGTTAATGACAAAATATTTGCAGTTGCGGCATTTGCAAAATTAATATTTCCGCATATTACAAAATTATTTGTATTTAAATTACCAGTATTGATCTGGCCAATACTCCAACTAGAACCAGATAACCCACTTATATCAAATCCTATAAATGGTTTTCCCGCTAATGCACCAGATCCTGCCACACGTATTAAAGCAGATGCACTATTACTATTTGCTGTTGAAGAATTATACAGATATAATTGTCCATTGCTTGGATCTGTAGTAACCGTAGCGTAATTTACAGTTAATGTATTTTGAAAATTACCTGTACCATTTACATCTAATTTTGCAGTAGGAACTGAGCTACCTATGCCAACATTATTATTTGCGGGTGATATATTTATAGAATCTACTGAATTTACACGCCAATATGCGCCGCGTTGATTTGCACCAGATACAGTTCCTATACCAATTGATGCTGTTGCAGACGGTGTTCCTGTTCCCAGTGAAGTAGAATCAAAATATATTTCATTTGCATTATTTGTAGTTGATGTATTTTTAAGAATAATACCTTGTGTAGAATAATGATTATATCGCGCTTGTCCATATACATCAAGATTATATGATGGTACTGCATTTGTATTTATTCCAACGGAACCATTATAATATATTGGATTACCAGATGTCCCAGACCATTGACTCTGTGTAATCGATGCAGATGACAAACCAGTTACAATACCTTTTGTATTTACAGTAATAACAGGTACATTTGTAGCATCTCCTTGAGAACTAGAAGGTAATGCAGGAGACACAGTTGGTAATACTGTATAATCAGATAATGTACCTGTCAATGATCTTACTGATATCGATGTGAGATTTTCTCCAGATCCATAAAATCCATTATTTGCGTGTATTGAACCATTAACATCTAATAAATAACTAGCACTCGGTGTAGTTATACCTATACCAACAATACCAGATTGAGTTATTGTTAATTTTGCATCAGTAACAGTTGGCAATCCGCTAACAGAAGAAGCACATATATATAAATTTTTATTAGTATTAAAAGATGCACCAAATGCAAAATAATCACTTACAATAGTTCCAATTCCTAGATTTCTAAATTGAATAAATTGTGCCGGATTGCCACCTGCGCTATTTTCTTGATCATTGTCTAATATTATAGCACTTGGCGATGTTGTTCCTGCAGTGCTATAAATATGTAATTTTTGCGCAGGTAGAGTTGTATTTATACCTATATTACCACCAATTGCGATGCGTAATGCAGGATTGGTTATACTATTATCATAAAAATCTGCTATACTTGTACTGTCAGATTGTATAACAGATAATGCGGGTCCAGGGCCCTTATTAATAATAACTACATTACTAGTATCAATAGTATATGCATTAATAATATCTAAGTTGCCAAGAATACTCATATTACTTGTAAATAATGTACCATCTATATAAGCATTTCCTTGTACTTGTAATGGATATCCAGGGTTTGTATTTCCTATTCCTAAATTACCATTAAAGAAAGATGAACCATTTACATTAAATGTATTTGTCATATAATTCGTATTTATACCAACTCTTCCTGAAGAATCAATTACTATACCTGTTTGATTTTGAGATAATATATTAATTTTTCCAGAATCGTAATTAATTATTGAAGCATCTTTAATATTTGATTGCGAAATAATAAATCCAGCTGAATTACCATTCTTTATAATTAAACCTCCATTTGTATTATTTGCATCATAAATAATATTACTTGAATAAGAATTAGCCACAATATGTAAAATACTTTGTGGATTTGTTGTGCCAATGCCAATATAATTATTTCGAATTGTCATAATGTTGCAAGCATTTGCTTGAGATAAAATTGTACCAATAGGATTTTTTGGATTTTGATTTGGTCCCCAATTTTGAAATTGATGTATAGGTGAAATATATCGCAATTGATTTGTTACAGAATCTACAAGAATTGTAGAGTAATTTGAACTTGGTGTTAAGTATGACATTCTATACAAAAATAATATTATGTTTGTAGCTATAATTTCGCAATGCGCAAACGTACACTATTTAATTAATTGTCACCATAATTACTTCATAAGGATGTTATATGTTACAGTTACTGTATTTAATAAATAAATAATTAATAATATCCACGCCCATATTTCACATTTACCGACAATTACACAATTAATATTGTAAGCAGCAAGGAAGAATGAACCTGTAATAACTATACCAAGTAATGGATGAAGTTTAAATGAAAACATTAATCCAATAAATATACCACATATTGCCACAATAAATGCAAATAAAGACATCTTTAATTTTCCAATAACCATTTTTCTATGTATTATATCATACATAGTTCTAGTTTCTATATTTATATATGAAATTTATTTTTATACATTTATCCAATACATATGTCTTAATTTAAAATTTAATTGATTATTATCAAAGCATTCTTCTATATCTTCTATTGTGTCTATATTATTAATTGTACTTTCAGTTTTATGCAAGAAAAAGCCATAAGAATTAATTAAATTATAACCTATGAAATCATAGCAATATTCTTTTAATAATTTTACATATGCTTTTAAAGATGCTCCATAATACTCTTGATCATATTTTTTTGAATCAAATTCGTAATCATATGGTACCGCAATAGAATATATAGGTCCAATTGTTTTTACATATTCTATCATTATTATACGTGGTTTAATAATATTAGAATCTAATATTTTTTTTAATATCCAATAATCATTACCTTTTAATGTAATGATTAATAAATCGATATTATTTTTAAATTTTGACATAGCATCTAATATTATTACTACATTATCAGTGGTAATAAGACCATTAACAAATGTAACTAAATTTAATTTTTTATGCGCTTTATAATATTCCATAGCTATATGCATTTTCTCTTTATTACTGTCACAAAATAAGCAATTAAAATTATGTTTTAAAACAAAATTCTCAGAATAACAATTTGTACCATTTGCGCCAAAATGTATAATTTTCTTATACATTATATTAATCTTACGTAATATGCATTCAATATTTTCATAACAATATTTTGTCATAATATAGTAATAGATGGAATATAATCTTAAATATATAAAAGCGGTTTTATATGTTGCAGCAACTGCATATTCATTAGCATTATTTACATATTTAAATAAGCTAATACGTAATAATAATAATATCTATACTACATTAGCATATATATTATTAATTGCAGCATTTGGTATATTAACATATGCAACATTTAAACACGCTATTTATAATAAACCAGATGAAAATCTATCGCCAACACATAATATTACATCGAGACCTGGTATATTCGGGTATTCGATCTTATCATTATATTTTATGTTAGCATTACTCTTACCATTCGGACTATATTTTAATTACTATTATGTATTCGCTTTGCTAGGATATACTTTACTTGCTTTCGGTGAAATAGCAGGGGTTTATTTATTATGCATATTCTATATTTGTAGTATTTTCACAACTTTTTATTATGCACGTGCTAATATAGATATAATTGGATTATTAAGTAAAGTTGGCTTAATAATCTATTTTGGAACATATGGATATATCAGCTTTACTAAAAATTATATAAAATGAATATAATGGAATGTATAAAACAAGTATCTAATTTTACAAATATAGCTACAAATTTAAAATTGGATAATTCAAAATTTGATCCTAAATTTCTGGAAAAAATTCTTTCAGAAGCCTCGCCAAAACTGGAAGAAATGTTTAGAAATATCGATAAAATTGATCCACTTAAAAAGTATAAACATTGTATTTACATTGATTTTAAGGGTGTTTATGCAAAAATTGTAGCGGCTGCTTTTATTGCAAAAGGATATAATTTAGTTTATGATAAACATCAGAAACAAATAGAAGAAACTGAACTACTAAAGCATTCTGGAAAGAATTTTCTATTTTTGTCAAGTTCTACAATATATGGAAAACCATTTGGCGTGAGATTGCGTAAAAACTTAATGAATGTATTTAATAGCCGTCCGGTTAATATTGAAGGTGATCTTATTCGTTTTATTATATTAGATTCTGGATTTAAAGAAGGTCTTGATTGTTTTGATATTAAGTTTGTTCATATATTACAGAATCTGGCAACACCATCTGAACAAAAACAAGCAATTGGCCGAAGTACTCGTATGTGTGGTCAGATGGGTCTAGTGTTTAACTCTAAAAGAGGATGGCCACTGCATGTATATAAATATGATGTATTAATTCCAGATAGTTTAAAAGAAAAATATGAAAGTAATACTTTATTTGATTTATTTATGAAAAAAAGCAATATTGATATTAGAAAAATTATATTAGCAAATCAATTTGAGAAAATAATAGCTGAAACAGCAGCTGATAAAGAACTTACAAAAACTATTCACAATTTTTCTATTAATACAGATACGAGTATTTCTACAAAACCATTACCTCCCGATTATCCAAAACTAGATGTTGCGCCGCGTTCTTTTAAATATATAGTGCCGGGGGGAAAGGGTCGACAATTATTAAATAAACAAAGAGGAATTATACAGAAAAATAAAGATAATAGGGGTTACCCGCATCCTCCAAAAATTAAACGTACATTAAATGGAGTTAGTAAATTTGTATATCAAAATTTTAATAAATATAAATGGGAAAAAACTGTATTAGAAAATAAATGTCAACCTCTTAAAAGTGTAGGTGGAATAGGCGAGCCTGTTATTGTAGATTTAACGCCTTCGCAAAATTTTATGAGATATTATTTCCAACCCTCTTCTGTGTATAAAGGTATTTTAGCAAATTGGTCTACTGGTTCTGGAAAAACTTGTTTAGGGGTCGCAGTAGCATCTACAAGTTGGGAAAAGAAAGGATATACTATTCTATGGGTAACTAGGCACACATTAAAAGTTGATATATGGAAAAATATGTTTAATCAAGTATGTTCTTTGATTGTAAAAGACCAGATTGAGAAAGGCGATTTAAAATATCCACTTAAGAAAGGTCTACATAATTATCGCTCAAGTGCTTGGGTTGAACCTATAAGTTTTAAACAATTATCTAATTTATGTGAAGGTAGAAATGAAATATATAGAGAAATGGTGAAGCGAAACGGTGCACGCGATCCTTTAAATAAAACATTAATTATTTTAGATGAAGCTCATAAATTATTTGCAAATGATGTAATTGGTTCAGAGAGACCAGATACACCCGCAATAATTAAAGCTATTCACAATTCTTATAAAGTATCAAAAGAAAATTCGGTCAGAGTTCTTTTAATGACAGCAACGCCATATACATCAGATCCAATGGAATTTATAAAATTAATGAATATAATCCGAGAAGAAAACGACCAAATACCTGATACATTTCAAGAGTTTAGTGATATATATTTAACTGACAATGGTGTTTTTAAAGAATCTGCACGAGAAGATTTTATGGATTCTATTGCAGGTCAAATAAGTTATTTAAATCGTGAAAAAGATGCAAGACAATTTGCATATCCAGTATTCCATACAATAAATGTACCTATGTCAAGAAGTAATACTCTGAATTTTGATAACGATATTAAAAAAAATACTAATGAAATTGAAATATTGAAAGATACAATTGAAATGGATAAAGAGGAATGTAAAAAACTTCCTGTAAAACAAAGAAAAGAATGTAAAGATAAGATAAAAGAAGATGAGAGTAAAGTCAAAGAATTAAAAAAAGAAACACGTAAGCTACAAAAAGATAAAAAGATAGCCGATGCAAATGACAGAAGTCAAGAAACGGCTCTTAAAAAATGTAGAATATAATAATAGAGTCATAAAATGCCAAATATAATATTTAGATATAATCCAAGTAATTCTACGGAAATACTTATTGATCATATAAATAATGATAATAATCCAGCAAGTCTAACGGCATTTCAATTAAATTTATTAAATAGACTTCGTCAATATAGATTACATACTGATACACAATTAAGTGCTTTAAGTGATACGAAACTAAATGATATCAGAAAATGGCGATATTTGGTTTATTATATTGATTATAGACTACAAACTAGAAAAAGAAGACGATCACATTCTTAAAAAATGAATTAAAGACATTTGTGTAAAAGATACTAATGGAGATGGAAAAAGTTAAATTCTTATTTAAATTGATACCATCCGAAATTCAAGATAAATTACTATTAGATGAAGAAGCATTATATAGTACTACTGATCAAATGACGGGAAATCGAATTGCAAAAGAAATAAATAATTATATAGATTCAAATGGGACAATAACAGATGCGACGGCATGCATTGGTGGATCCGCATTAGCATTTGCACAAGTTTTTAAAAATATTAATGCCATAGAATTAAATAGAGAACGTTTTAAATATTTAGAACATAATATTAACCTTCTAAATTTGCAAAATGTGAAATGTATATATGGAGATTCGCTACAAATATGCAAAGAAATTGAACAAGATGTTATTTTCTTAGATTGTCCTTGGGGAGGTCCTTCTTATAAAGAAGCCACAAAAGTTATGTTATATTTATCTGAAATACCTCTATATGATATTATACGTTTACTAATAAAATCTACCAAGATTTTCTGTATAAAAGTGCCTACTAATTTTGACGAAGAGCTTTTTATAAAGAAAACATCAGATATTATAAAACTTGAAAAAAAAATAAAATTACGTAAAATGAATTTATTAATTTGTTTAGTCAATCGGTAAGCAACACGAGAATTTAAATTTAAAAAATAAAAATTTTTGTTTTTTTTCTATTGTATTTTCTGCTAATGAACTAAATTCATCTATCGTATATTTATCACTCATACTTTTATTACATGCGCCACATATGGGTTTTAAATTATCAATTGTATTTTTGCCACCTTTTGAAAAGGGTATATTATGACCTGCTTCAAAATTAAATGGAGTTATAATATTTTTACACCATTTAACAGTACATTTCGATTTAAAAACCTCACCATTATATTTAATCCATACTTGTTGTCTCAGTGCACTTGGTATATTTCTACGCATTTAATTTTATAAATATTTATAACTTTATATATTTTATGAATTTGCGAATATTGCGTTTATATTTATAATTTAAAATACGCATAATTATTTTTATATCATCTTTAGAGAATCCTTTTCCAAAATTATAAAAATACTCTGATGCTGAAGAATGCAGATCACTGTTTAATACCTTTACGACAAATTCCTCAAATATATTTGAAGAAGATGCAATAGAAAATATTTGCGAAATTATTCTTACAATAGCGACTTGTATCATCAAAGTAATTATATCAACAACAGAGAGTTTATCATTCACTTCGCGAAATTCTATAGGAATACTATTTTGCAGAACAAATGTTGTAATATCATAATTTTCTGGAAAATATACATTAGCATGTTCGTCATTTTCCATTAATATATCAGCTTCTTTTTGATTATTAGTCATACATATTCCTTTGATTTTATGTTTTTTAACATTGTCTATAAATATATCATATCTTAAATTATTTATGCGAATATGTGGCATACACAAATTTGTAATTTGACGAGAATTTTCAGTTATTTGTATTTCCGAAACAATCATATTTGGAGTTGATACCGGGATAGGCAACATTATTTATATTAATAAATATAAATATTTTATCAAATTTTTACCCCTGTTATTATATGAATATTCATTTCTTTATATTTTTCATCCTTGGCAATAATCCTCTCGCGCCATTCCACATACTGTTCTTTACTATCGAAATACATTTTTTCAACACCATTACCTGTCATATCAACTGGCATAACACGGAAATATTTCTTTTCATCTGGTGTTTCTTTTCTATCTTCTGTAATCATCCCGGTTGCAGTTATAGTTATAAAAGGCGATTTTTCTGTTTTTTTCTTCATTTTGTAGCTATATAATATTAATGCAAGATGTCTTTAAGTTTCGATAAAAGTATCTTTTTCTTGTCAAAAATTATATATTGTTTATTTTTTCTGTATGAACAACTCGAGAATAGTCTTTCTTATTTTTGATAAATTTGACTTTTTTGAAATATTTCCACTATAAAATAAAAAATTTTATTCAAGTGGTTGGCAGTAATAAATAAGTGCTTCACGTGCTGCGTTATTCTCCGCATCTCGTTTGGAATCTCCCTTTGAATTACCAATTACTACATTATATTTATTTTTTACACAATATGTAAAAATTTTGCGATTATTTTTAACATCAACAGATATTTCAAAAAACCTCGGCGCATCTTGAAGTGTATGTTGCATATACTTCGTAAGCATATCTTTGAAATTCGTTTTAATATTAATTAATTCCGCAAAATCAATATACTTTTCTATAATAGTAATAATCCATTTTTCTGCGATATAGTATCCTGCTCCTGTAAGAGGCATAAATTTTACACCAACAGATGCAGGTATCGATACATAATCTTCTTCATTTTGAAAATCCATTGCAATTGCACCAATAAATGCTTCAAATACATCTTCCATAATTTTATAATTATCTCTGCCACCACTTTCTTCGATTTGTTTCGAAATAATAATATATTTGCTAAAACCTATTTTCCCCGCTAAATATCCTAGCATTTTCCCATTTACAAGTTTTGTGCGAATACGTGAAAGAAATCCTTCGGGTTGATCTGGATATCTTTGATATAAATATGTAGAAACCGCAACACTCAATATAGAATCACCTAAGAATTCAAGTCTTTCATAACTCATTTCTTGCAAAGGTAAACAATCTGCTGGGCATTTTTCATTTCCTTTGTCAAAATCTGCATTTTTCATAGTACAATATGATCGATGAACTAGGGCATTTCTATATAAATTAATATTATTAAATGCTACATCATTGAGGCCATTTTCATTAAAAAGCGCTTTCAAATCATTTTGTTGTAATAGTATATTTTTCGAGTTATAAGGTAATTCATCGGTTTCTACTTCTTGTGTTTTATTATGTAAAGAAGTAAGTCGCGAATGCATATATATTTTTATATTTATAACCTTAACTAGATTTCATTTTTTCCAGTTCCAAAATTTACTAGCTATAGTTTTTTTTTTAGATTTCTGTTTTTCTTTTATCATTATGGATTTCTCTTTTTTTGAAAGATCATTTGCAATAACAGGAGTCTTACTATTTATCTGGATACTTGGGCGACAAGCGGGATAATAGTATTTATTATGAACTGCACCGCAATCTTTTCCAGTTTTTATATCTATCCATTTTTCATGGAACCATCTCTTGAGTGGCGAAATAGTGCTCTTTTTCTTTATTTCTTCTATATAAGCTGGTTTGCCTTTTTCGCGCATAACTCTTTTATATTCAGATACAACCATTCCACTCGCATATGCACTGGGCCACCTTACTACGCGAGCCTTTATTTTTGCAACAACTTTATCATATTCTTCTTGATCAGATATTATAGCCATTATAATAAATTTCTAAAAAAAATTGATTTTTCTTTAAATTCTCTTAAATATATGCATTTATTATATATTCTTACCTGCCATGTAAGGTTATATATAATAGAACCATATCACGATATTATAAGAGGGGATTCTAAAGGGTGAGCTCTACATAGGCACTACATTCCACGTAGTAATCCTATGGAATAAATAGCCTTTAGAGTCTAGCAGAAAGAAACGTATACACCGCTGCTATGATGGGAAGCCCAGTCCATACCTCGAAGGTAACAAAAACCGTAAGGTTTTGCAAAATTGAACAATCCATGTAAGTTCAATTTTGTTTTTATTTACTAAATATATCATTTCGGGTTGATATAAATTGTCTTAATTTAATAAAAGCAGAATCTATTCACAAGTTATCTAAACAAAATTTAATTAATTTGATTAGATGTGCAAGAAAAGAAAACAGAAAATTATCTAATATATTTATTAGATAAAATGTTTACAGATACTGTTAATAAGCAACCTATTCTTAAAGGTGCGAAAATTATACCGCGACAATCATCTAAAACCGCTGCGCGATGTTCTGAAGATTTCAAGAAGAAAATTGATGAACGTCGCGCTATTTTTGAAAAAACACGTAAAACTAATCTAAAAGAACTTCACAATAAACTTGTTATTATTTCTAAAGAAGAAATGAAACTTACTAAAGAAGTATTTAATGAAATAGTACCCCAAGATACTATTGATAAATTAAGAAATTTATTCGTTTCAAAAGAAATCGTCAATGTCAATGATGATTATTTTAATGAAGCCGTTTAATTGTATGGTATACCACCAGATTTGAGTAAATATAACCCAACTATAATTATAATTAATCCGATATATTGTCTATTCGTTTTTAATCGTTCGCCTAATATTATAAAGGCAGCAATTGACTCTATTATTGCCGATGTGCCATCCCACATTCCATTTACATATAATATATTCCCAGTTTGTAAGCATTTTATAAGAAAATATATTACAGCAACATATCCTATAATACCTAGAAATAAATCTTGTGGTAATGAATTACGTGCGTAATCTTTTAATTTGAAATCGCCGAAAATTTCAGCAAAAGATAAAAGAAATATATTTAATGTACTCATTTATATCTCAAAAATAAAAAAATACTAGTAATGTACAAATATCCAGCATTTAATTTTCATACATCTTCAATACATCTTTAATTACTGGATGACGAACTATGTCATTTGCGGTAAATTCGATTATTCCAAAATTCTCATTTTTGTCGTCTTTCTTAAGTCTATGTAGGAAGTCTTTTAAGCCATTGTCAAAATATCTGCGATCATGCTGTTGAATATCACCAGTAATTACCATTTTGCTATTTTCACCTATGCGAGTAAGCATCATTAACATTTGATTTGGTGTACTATTCTGCATTTCATCAGCCACTATAAATGCATTGTCGAAAGTTCGTCCACGCATAAATGCAAGTGGGCATATTTCAATTTGACCCTTTGCTATCATATTTTTAACAGTGGATGGAGTAATAAACTTATGGAAAACATCATAAATGGGAGTCATCCACGGCATCATTTTGTCTTCTAGAGTTCCTGGAAGAAAACCAATTTCTTCATCTGTAGAAACCGCTGGCCTTGTAATAATTAATTTTTCATATGTACCATTCAATAAATTTTTCATACCAACACAATTACATAAATAAGTTTTCGCGGAACCCGCTGGACCAGATGCAATTACGATGGGAGGATTCGGATTTTCTAACATAGAATAATAATTCTCTTGTGTTGGATTGCGAAGAGTAATCGATGGCATACGTGCGGCAGTATATGAGCGATGTGATATGGCTTCACTTTTAAAAGAAGAAAACACCGGCGAAGATCCTGGGAAAAAATTGTCGTCTTCGCTATCATCATACCAGTCCTTGTCGCGATTGCGTACTTTGCTATTCTTACCCATAGTAGTAATCTTCTTCCTAGTTATAACATTAGAGAACAAAAATGTACGCATAATACTACTAGTACTCATTTTTAGAAGCATATATTATAATACTATAAATCTTTATATAGATAAAAGATTTTATTATATTTCAGTGATTTTCTATATAAAACTTTGTGGTTTATATAAGTCAAGTCATATATGTCTTCATTGCCACCAATAATTGGTTTATTGGGACGTTCGAGGCGTGGAAAAGATACTATTGCAAATTATATAATTAATAAATATCCTATCTATAAAAATATTAAACTCGCGCGACCCATCAAGGATGCTGCTAAGTCTCTTTTTGATTTTTCAGATGAACAAGTTGAAAACGCACAAAAAGAAATCATCGATAAACGATGGAACATCTCTCCAAGAGATGCAATGGTATTTATCACTACATCACTTATGAATAAAATGGGATCAGATTTTTTTAGTAAAAGACTTTTTGATAATATATTACCAGACGATAAAGTTATAATATCGGATGTTAGATACGATAATGATATTACTGAGATTAGAAAGCGCAACGGTATCATAATTAAAGTTTTACGAGATATAGAACCATATCATCCATGGGAATCACATATAGACCATCATACATATGTGGATTATACAATAGAAAATAATGGATCATTGGACAATCTTTATAAACAAATTAATCAAATCTTATAAATGAAGGGACTTGCATAATAGTATTACGATTTATGTTTTTCTTAACCTTGTTTAAACCTGCTAATTTATTTTTAATTATTTCTTTTTGATAAGAAGCCATATGATCTTCTATTTCATCTATATGGGTTTCGATATATTCTAATACATGATTTCGAATAGTCCATCTAAAAAAATTTAATTGCCCGATAGTAGTTTCAATAGTTTTTAAGTTTGGTTCACTTTCTAAAATAAATGTGATCCGTTCGTGTCTGCGAAAAGGATCGAAAAACATTTTTGTATATGATTGTAATTCTGCGCGATATTTTAAATATAAATGAAATTTGCGCAGATTTAGATCAGAATTAGTATCTGGATATTTTTCTATTATTTCATTTTTGTTATCATCTATCCAAAATAAAATATCTGCGTTTTTTGCATAATGTGTTACAAACCAATCAAGTATTCTTAAAGATAATTTCGATTTACCATGAATTATATCATATAATATTTCACGAGATCTAGGATTTCTATTATAATAATTTGTTAGAGATGTCAATAATAGAGATTGACTAATATTTGACATATAACACTTATTTACTTTTCGTTCTTATTCCTTAAATAAGTGCGTTTACAAGAAAAGAAATTTATATTTTTTAGTACTGATTACAATAATCAGTGTTATTTCTAAAATATATAGAATACATTTGTGTAGAATATATATTTGCGAATCAAAAATTTGATTTTAAATAATAAATTGTTTTGTATCTCTCACTACAAATGGTGTTTCGGCACTTCTACCAGAAGACTGTCGCCGTCATCGATGAAATCGTCGCGCCGTTCAAGTACTTCACAGAACAAGAGTTCTGCGACAGCCTTTTCTTCACGCTGCTTTCCTTGATGCCGCTGCTTGCAGCGGGTGCCCTTAATCACAACGCCAAGATGACAAAGAGCCATTTTGGGCAGATGGTGTGTGTTATTATGCAACTCAGAAGATTCAAGGCTATATGGGAAACCTTTTGCAAGAATCTGAAACAGAAAGAGACATCGCTTGATATACTTTTCTGCGACATATCGTTATATATGATCATCGAATATCATCTGTATCAACTTGGCAAGTGAAGCATATTTGAAGCACGATCTTGACATTCCGGAATATTATCTGGCATCTCTCTGGACAATTTCTATCATCGGTGTTCCGATCACTTACTAAAAACGCAAAATACAAAAAACCGAAACGGTAACGTTTTGGTTTTGTAAAATAAATTCGATCATTTTAAATAATGATAGAAATCACAGCTATTACAGTAAATACTCAAAAATTAGAACCAGGTGAATATTATGATTATAAAGAAAATGATAATTGGATATTAATTAAAGATACTGAAACAAAAGTATTAAAAGAAAATGGCGAAGTTTTGTGTCATTATAAGCCTGCTGCAATTTCTAAAGAATTGTGTGATTTAGCAATCGAATCTTATTTAGATGCTGGTAAAATGATATCATCTAATCGCGGTGCTGCTGCTGGTATGAAACATAGAGAACGCGGTTTAAAAGTAAAATACGAATCTGGTAATAAAGCAAATTCAAATATAATAGGGTATATAGATAGCCCAAATCATAAGAAACCGTGTCGTTTAACTATGTATAGTAAGAAATATTTTGAGAAATATATAAAAGGATTACCATTTATAAATGAAATTAATAAATTATTTAAAGATACTCTTCCAGAAAAATATAATATTCAAAATGTAGCCACAAATTTATTTAAAATATCTGATACATCATTTAGCACAGTAACAGTAAATTATAATTTTAGAACAGCTCTGCATAAAGATGCAGGTGATTTTAAAGAAGGTTTTGGTAATATGGTAGTTTGCAAAACCGATGGATTTAAAGGCGGGCATTTACTTTTCCCAGAATATAAAATTGCAATAGAAATGAATAATGGAGACTATATTGCATTAGATGTACATGAATATCATTGCAATTCTTCATTTACTATTTCAAATAATGATGAGTTCCGGCTTTCATTTGTATGTTATCTACGCGAAAAAATGGCAAATTGTAATAAAATAAATGAAATACTTGAGAAACTACAAATAGATGGCAATCGAAATTGGAATACAGATATTATCTTTGATAAAATATTTAAATCAATTGGAGAAAATCTACCGGAAAAAATAAAACTAAATGATAATACAAGATGGTGGTCTATGTCAGCGGGAAGATTTGTATTAACATATAAAAATAAAAGATATGAATTATTGGATAAAATAGCTAATAAGACTATTCAGAATTTAATGTGTGCATGGGAATATGCTAATTCAATTTCAATAGTCGCCGCCAATCTCTAGTGGTCTACGTCCAGTTCCGACATCTGAAGGAGTGATAGTAGATTGCATCCAAGGAGATACATTAATTTGAGGATTAGCAGGTTCAGATCGGAGTTGTAAGTTAGCATTCTTTAAGCTAGAGCCTTGAGTATCTACGCCTACATGATATCCGGCAGTTAAGAAGTTTTGATCACTTACATCGCCCTGGCCAGATGGATTTAATTGAGCCCATCTGCTATTTGCTGCATCTTTTGGTAATAGATCAGTGGCTGTTAAACGATCACGGGGAAAGCAAGTTGCTGATCCGGATGCAACCATATTTGCTGGACCAACCACGCGTCCAAACATTTCATCACCTTGATCGGCATCAGATGGTTTGAAATCACCTACGCCATCTTGAGCAATTGCAGTATTTGGATTCGATATAGAAGCAATAGATTGATTTGCTATCATTGGATCTGGGAAAGCATTATTCTGAACAGATACGAAATTTTCAGTATTATAAATTTTCGCTCTATTATTTCCGGAAATAAATAAGAAAGATAATAGTACTATAATTATAAATATAGCAATTGGAACGTATACTTTGGTTGCCATCTATATTCTTATATAGATAAAATTTAAAAAATTCCATCATAATATTTAATAATTTTTATAGATAAATTATTTAGCATTTTATTCCATTCTGTATCCAGAATTTTATTTTTAGATTCTTCGAATTTATCATTGATTTCCATTTTAAATTCTTTTAATTTGCTAATTTTATTATGTAATTCATTACAATTATCATCAATATTTTTATTTAATATAATTAAATCATTTTCCCATTCACATTCTATATCTTTACGATCAAACCAATTTTCTAAATTTTCATCCAAGTTGTTAGTATTTATCATTAATTTTCGTATAATCCATCGTATTCCGCACTTTTTATGGAAAAAATATAGACCTTGAATTTCTATCTCTAAATTTAAATCTGTATTACTGAAATTAATATCATTTAATGAGTCTACTATATTATTATTATAAATAATCAATGCCTGTTCTGTATTTTCGTTTAATATTGATAAAGTATTATTTAATACATCTATAGAATTTCTATAAAACTTTTTAATATCTTCTAAAGATAATTCATTTTCAAACCAATTTTTATTATTATTTATTATAGTATCTAAGACAGTTTCTTCTAATTTGGTAATAATAGTATTAATATCATGGCTTTTATTATCAAACCATATTTTTAAAATACTGCCTTGATTTGATGGGATTCTTTGTAATGATACAAATTTAGCAGAATGTATTTTTAATCTATATGGTTTATTATCTTTAGTTGTTACTTTACCAACATATACGTGTTTTTTTTTCACGGGTTTTTCTATCTTTATATCAATTTCCATATTGTCTAAAAATAAGAAAGGGATTTCTCACTATTATAATAACGCATAATGAATGATAATACTATATTCAGTTTTTTTACATATATTTTAAAAAAAGAACTTGAAAAACCCGAATGGAATGAATATATATTAAAGCCTATATTATTAAGTTTATTACCATATATTCTTGGTGTAATTTGTCTAAATTTTTTTATGACTATTTTAGCAATAACTTTAGTTTTATATATAAATAAAAAATAATATTATGTTATTATATGGAAGGGGGCGATAATAATATGTTATCAAATGAAATTCTAGGTGGTGGCAAGAAGCGAAACCGTCGTAAGACTCATAAAAAAGGTGGCTTCGGATTAACAGGCGCGGTTTCAACAGGATTACTTCTTGCTGCGGAAGAACTTTACCGTGAATCTTTAAAGAAACACAATAAGAAACACGGTGGTTCTGATCAATTATCTTCCCATTTAGTAGATCAAAATCATTCCATGAATCTATTAGATAGTGAACAGTTACTTAATGGCGGCCGCAGACGTCATCGTCGAATGCATAAGAAAGGCGGCGATGCATCTAGTTTAAATGGTCATTTTTTAGAAAACCGAGATGGTGCTTTATTATCTGAAGCTTTTGATAATCTTCAAATCAAAGGTGGTAAAAAGGGTCGTGGCCGCCCTCGTCATTCCCGCTCTCATTCACATCATAGAGGTGGCGCACATGCTGATTTTGCTTTTGACCATGCAGATGCGCCGAATAATACAAATGAAAATGTATCTATGCCACCATCAATGTCACCATCAATGTCACCATCAATGTCACCATCAATGGCACCATCAATGTCACCATCAATGGCACCATCAATGGCAGCATCAATGGCACCATCAATGGCAGAACATACTGGTGGCCGCAGACGTCATCGTCGTGCTAGCAGCCCGAAACATAAATCTAAATCTATACCAATGTATATGTCACAACCAGTGCATAATATTTGGGGAGGAAATAATAAATTAAATGGAGGTCGTATACGCCGGAGCCGCAGCCATAGCCCTAAGGCTAAGTCTAGATCTAAACCTAAACATATGTCTATGTATTGGGGAGGAAATGATGAAAATCAGCAAGAAGGAGGTCGCAAGAAACGTCGTGGTCGCCCATGTAAACACAAAGGTGGTTCTTCTATGGAAGAACCGAATCCTCAATCTAATATGAACGGTGGTATGGGACAAATGCTAAATAATCTAGTAGGTCATTTATTCTAAGCCGTAATATCACATTGAGTAAAATGCATTAGCGCTTTCTTTTTATTTTTACGTAACCAGTTTTTTAATAATTGCTTACTTGTTGTATCATCTACCGAATCTATAGATTCAGTATATTTTGACCATAAATCCAAAAAACTCTTTAATGCAGTAGTATATTCGCGCGTTTCTTTATAATATCCTTTATGTACTGTAATAATTGCTTCAATAAATATCCATTCTTTATCATTCATTTTATAACCCATTGGTTTGTAGATACTTTCGATCTGGTAATAAGCAATACAAGACCGTTGTTTATTTTCTATATTTTCATTAATACGTTTATGCAACTTATATATAAACTCCGGTATTTCGGATATATTATGTGGTGGACCGCATTTTTTTAAATGCATTATTAAATTATTTCGACATTTAGGACAAGGCAAAATAATTCTTAATGAATCAAATAAAATATATATTTCATTGATCGTTTTAATATTAAATGATAATCGATGTAATATTATCCATCCGGATTCACCCCATATATTCGGATTAATTGCTCTAATTACTCCCATACCTGTAAATCATACCGAAATATTTTGTATTTAACCAGATATGTGATTTAGATTCTTTTTCTCTTATTGTTATCTCTTCTTTTGACAATTCATTTAGAATATACCATGCGCGCAATGTTGCATTTTCATCAGATTCTTGTGGCGCTTTTCTGAATTTATGCATATAACCATTATATCTAATTACTACATATTCAATCATTGGCAAAAATATCATATTTATCTTTAATACTTTCATTTTTTATTTGCGTATTCTTTAAACTGATTTAATCCTGATTATTATGATAATGAAACATATTCTCGAAGAAAAAGATAAAGCCAATGCATTATTAGATAATGCTACTGCACTTGATACTATTCATAACAAGTTGTCATGGGAATATAATGAAAATAAGAAGGTAGATATTATTGATTCATTATGGGAAGATTCTGGTCTAGAAAGTTGGATAAAAGCGCAACCGCGAACATACGGGGGTTCTATGTATATTTGGGATATTGTAAAAAGACCTACATATGATATAGAATTATTACAAAAAAGACAATCTGCAATCGATACATTACCCACAACAGTTGATACAGATTTAAAACTGCTCGCTACATTTGAAAAAGATGTAGCATGGTTATTCACATTACCTCCATTAAAAGAGGCTTATCCTATAAATATATTATTTCCGATGGTACCTGTATTAAATTCGATCAATAAATTTCCATATTTCTTAACATTGTTTCATATATATCGTATATCTATTATGCCTTGGTTTAATCTCTTATCACCTATAATGACTATTTTATCACCTTGGTTTTATTTAAAAAAACTAAAAATCGAAATGAGTCTTAAATCGTATTTATCTATAATGTGGAAAGGTGTATTACTTGGTCTATCAGGATTTGGTGGTAAGAAAAAGTTTTCAAGGATTGTAAGTATAATTATATATATTGCACTTTATATTTATGGTATAATACAGTCATTTGAAATGGCATCAATGTTATATACTATACGAAACAATTTGAATGAAAAAATGGAAAATATTAGAAGATTTATTTCTATCGGACAGAATTTAATACGCTCAATTCCTGAAGAAAGTATAAAAGCATATTCGCATAATTATACAACACGTAAAGAACTCATTTTACCGTCTGGATTAGCAGGATTATATAGTATTATGACTGAAAAACCACTTCAAGGTACGTTATTGTCTATAATGAGAGGAGTATATGCTATAGATGTATGTTCTGTTATCAATAGATTAAGACATACCAGACAATGTTGTGTAGTATCATATAATAGTAATAGATCTACAAAAATGTGGAATATGGGCCATATAATTTTACAAGATACACAAGTTAAAAATCCGGTGTCTTTGACTCATAGTTTAATAATAACAGGTCCAAATGCTGCCGGTAAATCTACATATGTACGTGGTATATGTACTAATTATATTTTAGCGCAAACTTTTGGGATTGCTTCAGCATTAAAAGCTAATATAAATCCAGTACATGCAATAGGATCATTTATTAGAATATCTGATGAATTAGGAAAACTCAGTTTATTTGAAGCAGAAGCAAAGAGATGTGCTGAATTAATTAAACAAGCTGAAGAAATTTCTCGTTCAGGGAAGACGGCAATTTATTTCTTAGATGAACCAATGCATTCTACACCGCCGATAGAAGGTACAGCCACATCTATTGCAGTAATAGAACATATAGGAAATCTCCCGGGTATAAAATTATTAGTAACAACACATTACCACGATATTATAAAATTAGGTGACGACAAATTATTCAAAAATATTTCTGTAGAAGCAAATATTATAGAAAACGATATTGTAAATTGTAGCTACAAATATAATTTTCCGTATAAAATAAAATCAGGACATTCTAGACAGTGCATTGCCTTAGAACTTCTATCTGATAAAAATTTACCTAAAAAAATAATTAAGCGTGCGATTGAAGTTAAAAACAAAATATATCCAATAATCTTAAACTAAAATGTTAGCTGATTCTTCTTTACTTCTTCAAATGCAATTAGCTTTAATTGGTATTGTTCTTGTAACAGGACTATTTTATTTATGGAGATCAATTTGCCGTATCGAAGATAAAGTTACTCGTTTGGCTGTAAAAATTAATAATAATAGCGGTAGATGTGGATTCTGTCCATGCCCTTGTCCCGTCCCTAACCCAAATAAAGGATCCGGTTTGCTATCTGAACATAGCAGAGATGATTTTAGACTTAATCCTATTAATTTCGCAGATGCAAATTTACAAGCACAAGAAATTATGAAAGAAGTATTCGGTGAAGATGATGAAGTTTTATCTGTAAAAATACCTAACACAAATGTAATTGTAGAACATAATCAACAACTAGAAGAGAGCGCGAAGCAAGCGGAGCAAGCGAAGCAAGCGGAGCAAGCGAAGCAAGCGGAGCAAGCGAAGCAAGCGGAGCAAGCGAAGCAAGCGAAGCAAGCGGAGCAAGCGGAGCAAGAAGTAGTATCTGAAGCTGATACTGAAACAAACCCTTTATCTAAAAATAAATTAAATAAAATGAATCCAGAAGATCTAAAGAACTTATGTCTTCAACGAGGGTTATCAGGTGAAGGTTCCAAGAAAGTATTAATAGATCGTTTATTAGGAATTACTCGTGATTAATTTTATCACTTTATATTTTAGAAGATGACTTCCTGTACTAGCTGTGAAGCTAAAAATCCACTATCTGAATGTCCAAATTATATGGAAGATGGTCGTATATTTACTGATTATCGCCCAAGATGCGCTGTAAATGCTGAATTATTTAATATGGTTGAACAAGCGAATATGGTTCATTCATCATATGAAGCTCGTATGTATTTACAACAAAATGCTAATAAAATTATGGAAATTGAAAAAAATAAAGCCATTAACCGTGGCGCACCTTGTGTACCTTGTAATGCTGCTACACCTTCTACTATGCTTCCAGAAAGATACATCGTAAGATGCAATGGTGTATCTTGTGAAAGACACGAAGTAAATCAAATGGGCATAGGAGATGGTCGCGATTTTTCTAATTAAAATATATCAATTATATAGCAATGGAATTTAAAAATGAATATGTATCTGGTAAAGCTAATATAAATTTTAATACACAAACTGTTTATTTGCAAGGTATGGTTCCAAATTTTGCAAAATATGCAAAAGTTGCTATTATTGCAGCAAGACCCCCGGATCGTATGACATCATATGCTGGATCGGGATTACCATTTCCTTGTTCACAAGTTGCATTTGATAATAGTCCAAATAATACTCTTGTTGATAAATCTGGGACTTTTAATATTATATTTAAATATCCTAATTCATATTATGCACCGGATATGCTTACAAAAATACCACCTGCAGTTTATTTTGTGTTCTATAAATCACAAACTGAAGAATCTTTCGCATCTCGAATAGATTTATATGATAATTTACCAGTAAGATCTCTCGTATATAGAGCGAACTTCTATAAAGGACCAGGGTTTTATAGTGCAAAAGAACCATTAATCGGTATCCGCAGCGCAGAAGATACAATGCGAATGCTTGCAAAATATAAGAGCCTCTATGATATAGCTTAAGTGGACCTCTATGATATAAATTTTCAAATTTTTAATTATAAAAATTTGAAAATTTGAAATTCATTATTTTTAATTGTATTATACATAAAAAGATAACCCACCGGAGAGAGCTCTACTCAGCGATACATTAACGCGATTATCAAGAGCCGGTTAAAAATTGTTGCCCACGCGATGATCATTTCACATTAGAAATGCTAGCGGTGAGTCAGCGGCAATGGGTTAGGGATGCATAGATAAGGAAACTCCAGCATCGCCGGGATGAGCCACGGGCCCTCTTTTTTGGATTTTTATTTACCAATATTTTCTTCTGTAATACAACTTGTTTTTGCATAAGTATCCGGAAAATATGTATGATATTGTCCATCGTCGGCTAAAAATGATTCACGTTGTAGCCTTTTACTATATTTAAATATAGAACGCGAAACTTCTCCTTCTTTACTATGTAACATTACTAATATAGATTGTAGCGGCGCATCACCCCATCTATAATAAAATATAGAACCGTTTTTATCGACTGCTTCAATATCTCTCTTAACTTCTTCGCGTTTCCAGAAATCTGTTTTTGTAATGAAAAAATTGTTATAATACATAATAGGCATCTTAATTTTTATTTTTTCTTCAATTTTCGGCATTTTATCTACAGAATGTGTTATTGATAAAAGAGTCCGAAATGGGTGTATAGAGACACTACGCGAAGGTATTTCTTGTTCTACAAACATTTGTCCAATTTCTTTGCTTTTATTTGGATGTAATATATCAAAAAATTCTTTCATACCATAACAGCATATACCACAATCTAAATGCAATAAATTCGAGGTATATACAAGATTCTTATTCTGCATCCATTTGAATAAATCCGGAACAGGTTCTTCTATGAAAGAATCATCATCTATTCGCATTATATAATCATATCCATCTGCATATTTTATCATATGTACTATCCACCATCTACACATCATACGATATTTTGCATTACGCCAATATGGCGTTGGTTTTGTGGCTATACATCTTTTCATTTTATTTTCATCGATATGCGCAGGTAAAGTAAAATCATCGGCATCAACTGCCTTAAAACTTACACAAGATCTGCAACTTCCTCTTACACTTGTAATAATTTCTCTTTGTGATTTTTCATCAAAATCGCCTTCATGAAATATAATTACAGGATATTTATGTTCACTATTAAAATTTTTGAACAAAAAATATAAAGATGTTTTTAAATACGTTCTACGTACATCAGTATTCTGACTTAAAATAAATATTGCTGCGTTCATTAATAATTTATTCTTTAAATTCTTAAATACTTGTATTTGTATTAAGGATTAAAGTTTTTAGTAAAATAAAAATGAGGATTATCGCGTTGCAATCAGTTTTTGTATTTAGACCAGGCAAGAAAATAGATTCTGTAAAAATATGTAAGAAATGCAAATTCTACGAAGCCACAAATGAACGCTGTAAGTTATTTGGAAATCTAGATGTTGTAACAGGCAAAGTTGAATATAACTATGCATCATTTGAAAGACGCGAAGGGGGTGAATGTGGACCTGAGGCAAAATATTGGAATAGTAATATTGATAATATTATAGTTAGCGACCAATTGCTGTTAAAAAACTAGATAAGAACGAGGTATCTATTTTCAGAGGTGGAACAGAAGGCTGTGGTTGCGTTATGGTGACTTTATTTTCTGAATTAGAATTTGCGTTTTCATATGATTGTTTTGCTAATTTTTGATATGTATTATCAAATGAAGAACGTTGTTTATGTTCTTGTTGTTCTTTTTCTAAAGCTTTTATCTCAGCTTGTAAATTTGCATAATCTTTTGCAGTAGGGCTTGCTTGCGCAGGTGTAGCAGGTGTAGCAGGTGTAGCAGGTGTAGCAGGTGTAGCAGGCGCCGCTGGCTTTTGGCCTAAAGTTGGATCTATAATAGTACCAATTCCAGTATTGTTTGGATTAATATTAGATAATGCAGCCTCTGCTATTGTATTTGGTGATGGAATATCTGCTATGGCTTTTTTTATTTTTAAAACATCACATTTTTGTAGTTGATCTGGTGTTATATTTGTTTTACCATTTGGATTATTTATTTGCCAATCAGATAATTTATAAGGTTGATGTAAATCATTTGAATTACCCAATTCTGTAGCCGATAAACTACATAACGCTAAATTTGCATTACAATTTCGTAAATTGTCTTGCAAATTAGATATTGCACCATTCCCATTTCCTATTGCAAGTTGCAATCTATCATATGCAGTCATCGCAGTGGCTAATTGCGCATTTGTAGCAGATTGCCCGGTATATTCATACATAAAATATGTATTTAAATTTGAGATATCACTTTGTGATAATGCGCCAGTATAATAAGCAAATGCGATTAAATTTATATCTAAACTCTGAGCAGAGTTTATTAACATTGGACTATATCCCAATTTAATTAAATTATTTACAGGTACTAAATCACTAGTTTCATTTGAAACAGATCCAATATAAAATATAGCAATTGGCGAAGTCACATTAGTATTATCAAAAACGAGTGTGTATAAAGTCGCATTATGACCAGATAATAATGTATCAATTGGAATTGCCCAATTATATTTAGTAGCAGCATCACCCAAGATTAGTTGCACATTTATATTTACTGCATCATTTAATATTGGAGATAGAATTAATTTTACAGTATTTGGAGTTTCAGCAAATGCTTCATATAAAGGTGCTGGGTGTATTAAGCTTAATGAATTAAATTTTGCATAAAATGCGATTGTAAAGCTACTTAAAATATCTGTTGTATTCGATGGCTCAATTAATAAAATCGAAGAAGGACCTGTTAATGTATTATTTAATAAAGGAAGGCCAGATGGAATACCTGATGAACTCGCGCCAACTGCAGATGCATAATTATATGTCAAATATTTGGTATTATCAGTCTGCATACACCATTGATTTGTTGCTTGTGTCATTGCATTTTGATTATTTCCGAAAGTATTATTACTGTATATTCCCGGAGTACTAGACATATTAAATAGATGCATATAGAGCAATAAATTATTATTTGGCATTCTAGGTGTATTTAATGCAGGGCTCACTGCCACTCCTTCTTGCCTTGCTGTACTTGAACTTGAGCTTGAGCTTGCAGAACCGCTTCCATCAAATAATTCAACACCAGTATCTTTTACAAATGTTGCATTATAATATAATATGATAACAACTAATATACCAAATAATACAAAAAACCAATATACATTATCTTTTTCCATCTAAATTGATATAAGAAATAGATTTTAAATAAATAAAAATGAGCAAAATTGAAACTTTGAGTAATGTTGATTCATTATCAGATCCAGAACGTCTTGAAGATTTAATTAATACTGAACCGTTATATCATGTACTTGCAGAATTTTTTCAAACATCTGATAATAGAAATGTATCTACTGTATTAAATGATATATGCAATGAATTAAAGCTAATCCGCTTGGCATTAACAAAGTAATATAACTACACTGCATTAATTTCTTCTTTAGTTATTATTCCATTTCGCACTTTATCCCATAGATTCACCGGTAATTTTATATTGCGTTTTTTTTCAATTAGATATAAACCATATTGACCAATATTAATACTTCTATTTGTACCTTTTATTGTAATAGGGAGTGATATAATAAAAGTAATATCTTCCTGTGTTATATCTTTAATTTCTAATTTCTTCCATTCCAAATATGACTTTAGATTATAAAATTTTTTATTATGAAAAATTGCAGCACCATATTTAGTATTTACGATATTACAAGAAATATCAGGAAATTCTTTAATTATATTCGATGAAGATGATATAATATCTGGAACTGACTCTTTAAATTTACTATAAAATTCATTTAAAATTATTACTTTTTCTTTTTTATTATTTGCGATATCATCGAGATTATTCTCCATTTCACTTGTAAATTTTGGATCAATGATATATGGTACTTTTAGTTTCAAATAATTTATTACTTTAATACCCAATTCTGTAGGAATCATTCGATCTGTTTCGTTCCCACCTATATGTATTTCTTTTATTTCTTCATCAATTATTTTTTTTTTCAAATCTATTTCATAATTTTTTGAAGATAATATTGTTTGAGGATTCTGTCCAAGTTTTATATAACCTTTTTCCTGTATTTTATCTATAATACTCGCATATGTTGATGGACGTCCAATATTCTCTTTTTCTAAAGTTTTAATTAGTGATGATTCATTATATAATGAATTTGCACGTGTCGCTTCTACGATTGCATTAAATTTAACAGCAATAGGTATATTATTAGATGAACACATATCAATTTCCTGTCTTAATTCTATTTCAGGGCTATATATCTTTAAAAATCCTTTGTCTTTTAAAACAGATATTTTATCTAAGAATATATATTTCTTACCAATTATTTTTATATATATATCAGTATATATTGCCGGAGTCATTTGTGATGCAACTGTACGTCGCCAAATTAAATCATATATTTTTTTATCATTATTTGATATTCCGAGCGATTCAATATCATTCTTATTAATATCAGTAGGATGTATGGCTTCATGTGCACCTTCGCCAAAATTAGAGGAAGCCGCGATCTCGGATCCAGACATACTAAGATAATTATGAATTGCAGTTCGGCAATCTTCAGATAAATTCATAGAATCTGTTCGCATATATGTTATTAATCCAAGTTCATATAGATTTTGAGCAATTATCATAGTTTTTTTCGCAGAAATATGGTATCTTTTATAAACTTCTTGTTGTAAACTTGAAGTAATAAATGGCATCGGGGGATTTTTTTTGCTTTGTTTTTTCTCAATAAATATTGACCATTCTTCTATATCTTTAAGCTCTAGTAGAATAGTCCTTACTTCTTCTTCTGTGCTTATGCGATATTCTCTTTCAAGTTTCGCGTTTATAGTAAAATTATCAGATAAAATAAACGTACCATATATATTCCAATAAAGTTCAGCAATATGATTCTTTATGTCTTCTGATCTTTGAACTATGATATTTAATGCAGCACTCTGAACCCGACCAGCGCTTAATTTAGATTGTGAAAATTCCTGCCAAAGTAGTGGACTCAATTTATACCCCACAATACGGTCTAAAATGCGGCGAGTCTCTTGTGCATTTACCATTTGCATATTTATATCACCTGGATTTAAGAATGCAGTTTTTAAAGCACTTTTTGTAATTTCATTAAATGTAACACGATGATAGTCATTTCTTGTTAACTTTAAAATATTTCGCAAATGGAAAGATATTGCATGTCCTTCCATATCAAGATCGCTACAAAGATATATTTTATCGGATTCTTTAGCCGCTTTACGGAGTTTAGCCACAATTTCTTTTTTATTTTCATATGTTACTTCCCATGTATCAGTATTAATACCTAGTTTTTTAAGAGGTAAATCACATATATGACCACAACAAGCAATAACATTAAATATATATTTATTACATAATTCTTCAATAGAATTTAAATATTTACATATGGTCTTGGCTTTTGTGGGAGATTCTACTATTACTAATGCAGATCTTCTTATCATTATAATAACAGTTTAATAAAAATAATATCATTTTTTATATCTCTAAATTCATAGAAACATTAGGTTTTTTACGATTGAGAGACTGTTTAATTACTGAAGGTCTTTCACTATCAAATAATTTCTTTATGATTTCAGATACATTAACCATAGTATCACCTAATTTCTCTAATTCACTGCGAATATTTTTAAGTTTAAGTGGTATTTTTACTGTACGCACATTTGATTTTATAATACCTTGTGCTGTATTTAAATTATTATAACCATATTTAATCATAAATTCTTGTATTTTAATAGATAAAGCTTTTTGATGTATTTTGCGTTCTCTTATTGCTATGTTTAATTTTTGAACCTGTTCATCTAATTTTATCCATTCGGAAACTTGTTGTTTAAATGTCTCTAATGCTTCTTCATCTGGTATTTCTTTCTCTTGGAAAGCTGATTCTTCATATAAAGGTTCTGCCATATATTATAAAATTCTCTAAATCTTTAAGTAAAATCTTAATGCATTTGTTTTAATGCTAGATCACGTTCCATTTTATATGCGTCTAAATCAATTTCTTTTCTCTTTCTGGTTGATTCTTCTTGGAACTTATCTTTCTCATTTTCTTCTTTAGGTGAAAATTTTTCATCAATTAATGTCCAATTATATATTCTATCATCTAATGATTCTTGTTGATCAAATTTATAACTATCTATTATAGAAAATGAATCTGAATATCCTGAACCAATTGAAAATGCATGTGGTTCTCCGGGAACTTCATTCGTATTTATAGCGATACTATTATTTTTTTCAATAGAAGGAGGTTGCTGTATCATCAATTTACCTCTGCCTGGCAATAATAAATAATCAAATACTTCTTTGCCAAATAATAAGTCTTTTTGAGGTAATAACATTAATGCAGGTACTTGTGTTATTTGTGTTGGAATTTTACCATATTGACTTTTAATATTTTCTATGCAAGATAGTTTTACAATATTATTTGTATCGTGTCTTTTAATAGTTTCTAATAACATTCTACAATGTCCGCAATAATCGCTGTAAAATAGTATCATACTTACAATTTGTTATGGATTAGTTTTAAGTAATATATACGCAAAAAAATGATTTTTTTATATAAAAACAAAAATAATTATATATAGAATGGCAAAGTCATTTTTTAGAAATATATATAAATCCGGTAATTCAGATCCAATAAATTATTTCAGTGTCGAAATTTATGATGTTGATATTTCTATTATAAATTCATTAAAGCGAATAATACAATCGAATATCAAAATACCTGGATTCTTGGGCGAAGATCATCCGTCAGTTACTATTGTTGAAAATAATGGACCTTTGCATAATGAAATTATAACACACCGTATTGGTTTAATTCCAATACATTTCAATGAAAATGAAGTTGAAAACTTTGATAGCGATGATTATTCATTCGAATTAAATGTAACAAATGATACTACCACTATGTTAAATGTAACAACAGAATCATTTCAAGTATCAAAAAAAGATACGGCTCTTTCAAAAAAAGAAATTCAGAGATTGTTTCCTCCTAATCCTTATACCAATCATTTTATATTAATTACACGTCTTCGCCCTAATGAAATTTTGCATTTTAAAGCAACAGCAATATTGAATGATGCTATATATCACGCTGGATTTTCATCTGTATCATTGTGTGCATTTCATTATATACAAGATCCTAAACTTGTGGCTAAATTACCAGATAATGCAACAATTTTAGATAAAGAAAGAGCATATTTTAGGAACGAATATGGTGATCCAACTGCTGTTAAATTTGAGTTGGAAATTGAATGTGGATTAACTGCAAAATATTTAATTTCAAAAGCACTTGAAATACTAATGTCAAAACTTGATAAAATTCTAAATGAAATAATCGCACAAACATCAGAATATATTAAAATTGAAGTTCCAGAATCGAATAATGGATATTTATTCATTTTTAATGATGAAAATGATACTTTGGGAAATTTCTTGCAATCTAGTATGCATAATTATTATATCCGTTCAAAAAATATGACTAGTCAAAATAAGACATTATCATATGTTGGTTATGTATGCCCACATCCCCTCGATACAACAATGCATTTAAACTTTGTAATTAAAAATAAAATTATAAAATCGGATAGTACTGATACAGATACAGAGTATACTTATTCAAATAATAAAGCTGAATATATTGAAGTTCTATCAGAACAATGTAGAAGATCCTTAAGTTATCTACAAGAAATTAAAACTCAATGGTTACTTTCTCTATAATAATTAGATTTATAAATAATAATGGAGGAAGAATATTTAATATTCGAAGATGAACCTCTTGATGAGATAGAAATTCGCGAATATGTTACTCTTGAGCAAATGTTACTTGATAATCCGCGATTTGTGGCATTTACTGAAGATGAATTATATATACATTTTAATAGTCTTTTTGGAAATAATAACAAAACAAAAGGATTTGTAAAATTACATAAATCTATAATTGATTATAAACCATATCCGTTGTCATCAACTTATACCTTACCTAAATTAGACATATTTCGCGGAGATTACGAAGATATTGATGATTATTTTGAAGCGCGTGATAGAGCCAAAAATTCAACTAATTATTCTATACAACGACAAAAATATATAGAACTTAGCTTACCTTATGTATGGGAAAAAGATACTAATGAGTTTTCTTTTGTTCCACAAGAAGGTATTATATTTGATTTAAATAATACTATTAAACATGATCAAGGAAAACTTTTGGATTTTGATAATAAAGAAAATATATCATTTATAGGTTCTCGATGGGTTGTACCAAAATATACTTCTGAAAACTATTTGTCTGAAGAATATTCTGATGACCTTAAATATAAATTAATTAATTGGAATAATGATTCTTTATTAAATTATGATGATTGGGTGAAAAAATATGTATTGCCATCATTATCTCAAGTAATAACAAAAACTATAAAATATATTACTGATTTACACGAACTTAAAGCATTGCTATTTAGATATTCTTATATATTTGATGACTTAACTGATGATCAATTAGATATTCTTGTAAGACATTTAGAATCAATTATTGAAAATGTAGATGATCGTAAAAACAAAGAAAACCAAAATAGTCATAAATATCACGCATATGCTCTTAAAAATATAGATTATTGGGAAGCAATTAAAGAAAATAATAAACGATTACTTCCATTAACTAAAGAAGAAAACAAAAAAATCGTAGAAGAGCGTGTTGCAAATTATATAACTAGTATAAAAAATACAGATAAATTAGAAATTAAAGAACCCATAGTTCCTTATAAATTAGCACAAAAAATAGAAGCAAATGAATTATCTATAAATGATGTATCTAAAATAATAAAAAGCAAAATTACAGAAGTTCATCAATTACTTGCAGAGAAATTGTTTATTAATATTACGGCTTTTAATGTTCCGGATGAAGAATCAATAGTTAAAGAGAAAAATCTATATAAACTTATTGATAAATCGATAATAAATAACGACAAGACTGTTTTTATTACTAAATGGGTTGATTTATCAGAAATAAAAGTAGGAAATGACACTTCCAAATATGATGGTTCTCCACTTAATAATCTAAACACTATATTTGAAGAAACCAGTAAGACTTATTTGAAAATATCCGATGCAGTTGGAGATCAAGAAGATATTGATGTTAGAATTGCGGATACTGACGAAGAATTAAATTCAGACATTAACATTCCTGATGATATTCGTGGCGTTTATGAGAAAATTATTAAAATTAAAAATATTAGCGGTTTACCTCTTGAAATTGAAGATTTATATGAACAACATAAAGACTACATAAATCAGAGATCTAGATTTGATAAAATAAAAACATTATTGCCAGAAATACCAGATATAATAATTAAGCGAATTTGTAGCTATAAATTAGAAGATGCAATTGAATATATCAAAGATTTAGCGAATATTAAAATATCTGAAGAATTACAAAAAATATATCCACCAATATTTAATGATTGGAAGAAAGATTCCAAGCAAAATTTAAAAGTCGCTTTAACTATTTGGTGGCTTAATTTATTGGAATCATCTATTAATAAACAATTAAATTTTTCTATACTTCGTGGAGTAATAGAATATATTAATAACTGGTCTCCTTATGGGCCCCCTGTTGAAGACACAAAAGAACATGGAATATTACAATATTTATCTGCAGTTGCTTCTGATGTATCGGGAATATCAATTGATACTCTGCGAAAAGATATGTCACATATAGCTACAAATCTTTTTCAAGGTAAAATAGATTTATTAAAAGAAAAATGGGCATCAAGTAAGAGACCAAAAGATAAATCAAAAAAAATTCGTGATATTATTGCAGAAACTATCAGGGCAATTAAAGCTAAAGAGTCTGTGAATGTTTTAGGCAATTTCGTAGAATCATATATTTATTTACCTACATTATTACCTAATGCAAAAATTAAGAAATTAGGCACTTGGGGATATGGATGCTGTTTATTAATAATTGGAAACCAATATAGTGCAGATATTGACTGGAAAGACGAACTTAAACCATTATGGAGATTAAAAGAATTATTGGCAAAAGACAGATGGTTGACAATAAAAAGACCTACATATAGACGATTTATTCCAAATATTGATTCTGAAAAAGAAACATCTAAAGATAACGTAGTTGTAAAACCAGATATTAAAATAACTGAAGATGATAAATATAAATTATTACCAAATGATTATTGGTTATCTAGTGCACAAATTAGCAAATTAACAGAGGATTATGATGGAAGCCTATATGCTACTACATTTTTAAATAATACAATAGATAGACTTTATGGTAATTTAAGTACTAAGAAAAAAGATGCAATTACAAAAGCAATTAATGATAATAAATCTGAATTAAATATATTGAATATAATTTCTTATGTGGCTACAAATCTTCAGCAAAATAGACAACAGGAATCAGTTATGGAAATTATAAAAAGCATTAAAGATGTATTATCAAAAATAAAAAATACAAGTCATCCTATATATATATATGCACTTGCGTGTGTTCTTGCACTACCTGGAAAAGTTAATAATATATTTAATTTTATATTACCTTCAAATATATCAAGTACTGTCATGGAAACTATTGCAAATAATAATTATAACTATATTATTGAATATGCGAAATCTAATAGTATGATGACAGTAACTGAAATACAAAATTATATTACAAAGATGCGTGAAATAGAAAAGAATATAAAATTAGAATATCAAGATGAATTATCAAATGATGATCGCAGATTATTAAAAGATATGAAGCGTTTTGGTCTTAAAGTCGATATGTCTGATGCTAATAATATGAATAATCCTACTCAAAATGAAGATGATCAAGGCGAAGCAGATTTTATGCAGATGAATACAGATTATGACAGGGATGATGATGAATTGTAGAAATTATATAATATAATCCGAAAAATTCAAGATATCCTCATCGTCATCCTCCCAATAATAACGCACTCCCAGTTGATAGATTTTTATATAGTTTACGCATGATGTGACTGCGAAAAATTTTTATAGTACTGATTTTGGTATTAGTTATCCGGTATGTATAAAATATAATAATTAGTATTATTTTTATAATGCTGTCCCGTATACTGGTATTACTAGGGGGCAATAAGAATAAACATTTGTATAATAAAAAACTATATACACTTAGAACCACTGAACGTGGTGGAAAATATATTGTAGTTGCCAAGAAAAAATCTATATCTAAATTTGTATTTTTTTTATGTGAAAATTAAAAAATTTGATTTTTGCTTTTAATTTTAAATTTAAACACGCGCAGAGATGCCGACTGCCGCCGAAAAGGCGATGGATGCGTTCCCGAATGCGTTTCTGCTGTGCTTCACGCGCAGCAATGCGTACCGTGACAGCCCTGGGGCCTACAAGGGCCAGAACAAGAGTCGCGCGTTTGATTCATTGATGGGCGACAACGATATCAAGATGGTCCTTGTGCACCAGGACGGCGAGTTCTACAGGATCCTGGGGCGCTGCGTCAACCGCGCGTACAACGATGATGTGCGCGCGACAGGCCACATCCCGACGTGTGTATTCTCCCTTTCTGCCGACCACGGGCTAGTAACACAGGTGCCCCCGACACGTGTGCGCGAAGAACGCCACTGCTGGCGGGAGAAGTTCCTGCGCGATCACAACCTGCGCAAGGTCAGTGGTGGGATCGGCAACGGGATTATGCTGGTGGTGCCGACCAACTAAAAAGAAAAAAACAAAAATAGACAAAAATCAAGAACTTTTGTCTATTTTAAGCTTTGAAAGGGGTATTTTTTATTTTCGAAAATCACATAATGTTTATCTTTTTCTATATGAATAGTACGAATATATTTTTTATTATTTTTTATAAATTTAATTTTTCTAGATCCACCAAAATGTTTCCCATTTTCAAAATTAGAATAAGGATCATCAGTTTTGTCTTTTATTGATTCCGGTAACCCTCTTCTATTACGAAAACTTGTATGGGATCTGCTATATGGCAATCCGGCATTTTCAATACTTAATTGTATTTCCCTTTCTCTAATTTCCCTTTCTCTATTTATGTTCAAGGCACGATTATAGGCGGCGTTCGGCTTTAATATCCTTAGCAGCTTTTACGGCAGATCCTTGTGGCGGCATATATAATATATTAACAAAATTTAAAAGCAAAACAATTATTAATAATAATTCCACAATGCATTAGTGCATTATTTATACTTTCATTACCAATTACCTTTGATGCATAAATACCAAAACCGATAATATAAAATACTATATGCAATAGCACAAACCACCATTGATTAGTATAGATAATAGGAATATAATGCAATAAAAATATCCAACTATATCCAATAGATATCATCATATTATTTGCTTCTGTTTTTGATTGTTCAATTTTTTCAATAATGAGTAAGGTGAATAAAATAAATATATTTAAAGTAATCGATTTTAGAGCCCAAGGTACTTCATGGCTTAAAGCGATATGCATTATTATGTGTGAAATATAGATCATAATTATATCTTTTTTATGATTTTCCAAGTTTTGTTCTTTTGTCGATAAATAATGTTCTGCATGATATTTAATTGAGTAAGGTGCATGTAATAAAATATGAAGAAATATTAATAGATGTGAAAATTTCAGCTTTTCGCCTCTTAATTTTAGTAAAGAAAACAGCAATATCGCAATACTTGTATATGCGCTTGCCGTATCTTTGTGGAAATATGATAGATCTTGTAAAGTTTTGTATACCATTCTAAAATAGCTTAAAGACAATACTGATTATAATTTCTAAAATGATTCCGCGGTGTATTTTTCAAACTTGGAAATCAAAAACAGTAATTCCCCGAAATATGGCATATTGGCAAACTACCTGGGAAAAACATAATCCAGATTATAAAATGATACTTTGGGATGATACAGATAATCGCAATTTTATACGAGATAATTATCCGTGGTTTCTTGAAAAATATGACGGCTATGATGTTATGATTAAACGCGCTGATGCAATTAGATATTTTTATTTATATCATTATGGTGGAATATATGTTGATATGGATTTTGAATGTATAAAGAGTTTTGATGATATTGTAAATATGGAAAATACTTATGATGTTATATTTGGTAGAATGGGAGAACCCGAAAAATATGATCACGAACATAATATACCAAATGCAATTATGATATCTAAACCGAGAGAATCCTTTTGGATATTTGTATTTTATAATTTACTTATTGCGCCAAATCAATATGGTAAACCAGAATATTGTACAGGGCCCGTAATTTTGAAAAATGCTGTTCTTATGTATAATGAAATGCTTCAATTAGATATAAAATTACATAATATACAATGGTACAATGAAATTGTAAATATATTACCAGAAAATATAAAACCTAAGAGCCAATTATCAAGAATTCAAATACTAGATCCTGAATATTTCTATCCATTAAATTGGCGCGATTGGGATCATCAAGTATCATGGCGACATCCCGTTACAGAGAAAAATGAACTTTATGATTCTGAAAAGGTAGCTACAATTTTTCCAAAATCATATGCAGTTACTTATTGGACTCATACATATTAAAAATGTATTCTAATATAATAAATAGTATATGGTAAATCTATATATTATACATGGTATTTTGCAAATAATTGCTTTTGGTATTTTATTTCCCCTTGGATCATTAATAGCAATTTTTAGGAATTGGATAGGAAATAAATGGTTTATTATACATGTAACATGTCAAATAATTGCATCTATATTATTATTTATTGCTATAGTTCTTGTAAAAATAGCCAAATCTGATAAAAAGAAAAATAAAACTGAGCCATTACACGTAAAAACAGGACATATTATTATAAGCCTAGTAGTTTTTCAGTTATTATGGGCAATATTCATGCGTCATATTATATATAGACCACTTTGGTTATTTATTCATTTATTAACGGCAATAAGTATTATTACACTAGGATGGATTAATATATATTTAGGGTATAAACAGTTTCATAAAAATTGAAATTTTGCAAAGAAAAATACAAAAAATGTTGCAAGATGTATTGTTATTTAGAAGCGACCAAATTGTAAAATTGGTTACTCGCGAAGACAAATTTAATATACATAAAACTCTTGGAATTGTGGCGCTTGGACATTATATATTTCGTTTTTATGAATGGGCTATATTTGGCTATATCAAAATGGAAAAGAACGATATCGCAACGCTTTATTTTTTAATTATTCATTCGTTACTTAGTATTTCTAGCCTGATATTTCATATACCTTCAAATCGCATTAAGTCTGCACCAATGATATGGCCAGAATTTCGATTCCATAGTATTATATTCGCCATGCGGTCTTTTCTAATTTCTATGCTTATATGGTATAATTATAATGATATTTATCGTAAATATATAGTATTTATTACAATGATTCTTGCAGATTATGTAATTCTAAAATATAGGAAACCTGGTATAACTAGTACGCGCGGAATGCACTTTCCTGATTATATTTCTGATAGAAATCGCATTCGCATAAATTATTTTTACAGTATTTCGCAAGTATTTGCAACTATGGAAGTTCTTGCGCGTAAATCTATTGCATCAGTATTTATGATAGCATTTCCTATTCAAATTGCCCCATTTCTTATGACATTGACACGTAAAAGTATTATAACAAGTGGCGGCTGGCATTTCTATTATTCGTTATCGCTTATAGTAACATTTATATATTCGTTTACACATACTAATGCCGAAGATACAATGGCAACTAACGAATTAATTACATACTTTTATCTTGCAATATCCTTTATTGTGCTGAGATTTTACTTCAAAATTAACAAATATGTATTATGGGGAGCAGTCTTTATGGTAATTTAGGAAATTGCACAATTGCAGTTTTTTTTCAACTTCTTGGCCAGAAAAAAAAATTTCGCCCCCCCCCCTCTTTTGCTCCGGAGCAACTCGTTTTTCCTGTCTGGCTGCTCCGGTTTAAAGATTAAAATATACCATTGATATAGTATGGCTGCTCCGGCTGCTCCGATTTGCTCCGGAATTACTTGCGCGGAATGCACACAGGATTTTTCGACAAAATTTAATTTGAAACGACATATGATAAGAAAACATGAGGAATTGACTGGCATAAATATGGATCAAAATAATCAAAAAGAGAACCCAATTTATCAAAAAGAGAACCCAATTTATCAAAAAGAGAACCCAATTTATCAAAAAGAGAACCCAATTTATCAAAAAGAGAACCCAAATAATTTATCATACAAAAACCAATGTGAAAAATGTGAAAAAATACTGTCAAATAAGCAAAGTTATAAGAGACATAGCAATAATTGCAGAGGTAAGATTAATCCGCTAGAATGCCGATATTGCAACGAAGTATTTACTATTCCTACAGCAAAATATAGACACCAAAAGAAGTGTAAAGAGAAAGAACTAGAAAAAACAACAATTATTAATAATAATATAACGAATAATATTTGCAATAATATACAGAATCAAACAAATAATATAAATATTCAAATAAATAATTTTGGTAATGAAAACAAGGACTATATAACTCGCGAATTTATATTGAAGTGTCTTGAAAATGGTGGCCATGGTGTAGGTGCAATGGTTGATAGAATATATTTTGACGACGCGCATCCCGAAAATCATAATGTAAAACTTGCAAGTTTGAAACATTCATATGTTGAAGTAAAAAAAGATACAGATTGGATACCGCAGGGACTTGATACTACACTTGAAAGTATGATTAGAAATGCTTCATATGATATAATATGTAATAGTGAAGCCGAAGAAGCAAATGAAAATAATGTAGAATTGTATAATTCTATACAAAATTTAGAACCTAAATTAGAGAAAAAAATAAAAGATAAGAGTAAAAGTAAATTAATTGCTAGAAGAAAAATAAAATAGCAAACGCAAACTATATATTAATAAATTTTTCGGTATCCATATTATATACATTCCAGCCATCAGGATGATCTTCTGTGAATAAACGATTTCGTATTGTTCCAAAACATCTATTATCATATGTAATAAGTGCATAAACAGTTGGATTAAACGGATTTAGAAAAGCCGCCCACCAAGAAAATGTACTATGTGACATAATAATAACTTTTGCAGATGCAATAACATCAAAATGATATTGCCAATCATCAGGGGATCCTTGAATAATATCAACATTTCGCGTATGTATTTTACGTAATTCTTCTTGTATATAAAATATGCAAGGGTGATTTGTATTTTCTGTAACTAATAGTATATCAAGATCTGTATGATTTTTAATTATTTTTATATATCCTTTAATAAAAATATATTGAAGGGCAATAAAGTTTTCTGTTAAATCACCAAGTCGTATATGAATTATCATTTTATTATTTTCAAGAAGTGGATATTTATCGTTACGTTTATATAAATGTTTTACATAATCTTGTTTATTCCGCATAAATTTGAAATCTTCTACGTTAAAACGCAAAAATAACGGGATATTTGTATTGCGATGTTTATCTATTATGTCTTGAATATTTACATCAATAATGCCATCGTCGCTATCCGCATAGCAATAATATCCACAATCTGGATCAATATATCTGCTAGTTGGTATATATATTTGTTGAGGAATATTTAAATTTGGATATATATCAGGATTTAAATATAGATTTTCACAAAAATGGACACTAAATGGACGGTTTAATGTATCTGCAATATATTTACCTGTCCAATATTGAAAAAACTGATTACCGCCTCTTGCAGTAATATGAATATGAACAGATGCTAAATTATTCATTAATTATGAAATTATATAAATCTTTATATAAGGAAAAAAATATTTTTGGATAGAATATAATGGTACATAATGACTTTTTCCATAAATTATTTGACAATATGATAGAAATTGAAAATTTAAGAGAAAATCAAATAGTTCAGAATAATCCTGCAAATAATAAAGTAGCGGTAATTGTTGAACCTAGACAACACGAATTTTTTGAAAAGGTAATTCGCAATGCTATGTTTATATTACCGAAAAATGAATGGAATTTGCATATAGTAACTTCAAAAAATAATAAAGAATACATTGAATCTTTATTTCCAAATTGGGATATTACAGTTAGTTATTTACAAGCTGATAATTTAACAATAGATGAATATAATAAGTTGCTTATGAATGAAGAATTTTGGTTAAATATAAATGAAGAGAATATTCTGATATTTCAAACTGATGTCTTATTGTTTAATAAAAATATAGACGATTTTATCGAATATGATTTTATTGGTGCGAATTTTTATGATCCAAATCACATATCTCTTAAGAATGGAGGTAATAATGGGGGATTTAGTTTCCGCCATAAATCTGCAATGTTAGATTGCGTTCGTAATTTAAAAGAAATAGATATTAAAATATATTTTGATAAAAATAATAAAGCCATTACATATAATGTAATTCCAGAAGATATATTCTTTTCATCTGCTTGTGAAATATTAAATAAAAAGTTATGCCCAGTCGATGAAAGAAAGAAGTTCTCTATCGAAGAAGGCCGGCCAGAATATAATCAATTCTATGAAAGACCCGTTGGATGTCATAGATTTAATTCTCCAGAGATTGATCCCATTATTATGGAATTATTGAAAGCATCGCCCTATACATCACAGTGGCTTTGACCAATCATATAGAGGCGCGAGCATATTATTTTCACAATGTGCAGAATAGCCCGGTATACTGCTTATTAATTTACGAGTTTGTCCTAGATGTAGAAACATTTCAAAATCGTGAGGATATCCACTTTCACAATATTTTCTATAAATTAAATAGTCTTGCCGAATAATATTCATATTTGTTGCAAATGTCATAGTTGTACTATTTGTAATTTTCCAATGAGCAGATTTTGTAAGATATACAATAGTTCTTTCTCCGCCATCGTGTGTTACATATGGATTTCCGCCAGAATTTGGCCGGATATATTTATCTGGATGGTCATATAATGTAACATAGTCACTTATTTGTAATCCTTCTAATAATATATTCTTGGCGCCTTCTCTATGAATATAATCATCTTCAACTAAATAAATTAAAGAATTGTCTTTATAATTATCAATTGCATATTCAATAGCATATAGAAAACTCAATGCGCCACTCTTAAAATCTGTGCGAATAATTTTATCTTTCGAAATTATTTCACATAAATTATAATAATTTGTATCATTTACATTATCTGCAATAACTATTAAATTGTCTGTGCCAAATTCTGAAATAAAATTACGAAATATCTTTTCTTTATCAAAATAAGACGGGCGTTTTTTATTTTGTTCTTGACCACTCGGAGATGCCTGACCTCCGTCACTATATCTATATATTACTTGCATAAAGTAGAAAAATAAATAAATTTTTATATAGTTTTATATTGAATATAATTCATTTAATTTATTATACATTGCAATTTTAATTTTTTTGTTTATATTTAATATTTTATTTTTAATATTAATAATATCTGGATGAGATAATACATAATGACCGCAAATAAGTATTAATTTCTTTTTATTATTATATGGATCAAAATCACTTGATACCCATTTTATCCATTTATTAGATTCTAAGCATATTTTAAAAAATATATTGAATTCATTTTCATTATTTTCAATATGTTCTAATATGATCCGGCTTTCAATTTCCCCAAACTCAGGTGCTATATTAATATCTTTTAATCCGTATAATTTTTTTTGATATATAATTTCATTAGAAACCCAATCACCATTATGTTCTTTTGCAATTAAATTATATTTATTTGCTAATATTATCATATCTTTTAATTTATTTTCATCAAATGTTCCAATATTATTTTTTTCATTTAATTTTGTACCACATTGTATAACTATATATTTAATTTGTTTATATATATCTTCTTCTAAATTTTCTTTTAATTTTAATATTAATTGTTCTAACTCATATACCTCAAATTTTCGCAATCCTTCTTCTGTTGCAATTTCATAAAAAATATTTTTATTTAAATTATAACAATATTTAATCATATTTATAGTCCATTTTAAACCATCTTCAAAGTTTTGATATTTTTTCCAGGGATCAATATGAATTACATCAAAATATTTACAATCATACTTTAATGATTCATAACCATCATCATCAATAATACCTTGTCCAGGACCACCATGATCGCGTTGTAATAATATATTTGAGGATTTTGAACGAACATATGATACAAATTGTTCAGTTGTCCAGTTATTTACATAACCGCCATCATATTCTATTTGGCGCCTTGATGGAATTAATGTCATATTAATATTATTTTCATTTGAAAAATCAATGATAGTATCTATAACATTTTTACTCATAGGACCTATATAGAAATTCATTATATATTTGAAAATAATAAATGCCTTAAATAACAAATATAAGGTTATATAATATATTATATTATAATGCTAAATCTAACAAAAAACACTATAGTACTAACAAACCCATTATATTTAAAAATAAAAAAAAAATTAAGATATAATAGTAAATTAAAAATAAAAAATAAAATATATAATAATATAAAAATATCTGATATAAAAACACAAAAAAATATTTTAAATACATCTTTAAAATGGTTTGGTTGGAG